CTTCTGCTGCTGGTGGAACCGGTCTGGTTCCGGCTCCTGCGAAGGGTGATCAGGCTAAGTTCCTGAAGGCTGATGGTACCTGGGGTACTCCTGAGAATACCACCTACGAGGAAGCTACTACCTCTACTCCCGGCCTGATGTCCACTGCGGACAAGACCAAGTTGAATGGTATCGAGACTGGAGCCAATAAGACTACAGTGGATATTTCTCTGTCTACTTCCAGCAAGAACCCTGTCCGTAACTCTGTCGTTACCAACGCTCTGAATGGAAAAGCTTCGGTTTCTCACACTCACAACTATGCTACAACTTCTACGGCTGGTTTCATGTCTGGCGCTGACAAGACTTTGCTGAATAGCCTCAGCAATTCTGTCGTCGTAGACACATCTTGGGGATCTTCTGTCCCTGATATTCCCTAAGTAAGCTTCTTTCCTATATAAAATAAAAAAGATGGGTATATCCAAGAATCTATCCTTTCTCTAGATCTTGGATATACCCATTTATTTCTCTTATTTGATTAATTTCTTTTCTGCGTATTTATTAATCACAGGAATTAAAGAACCAGAATCCTACCACCTCATCCTTCAGAGGTAACATGTCTTCATTCACTCTACCATTGATGCGGTCAATGTAGAGATTGTATCGAGGATCCATGGTACGAGCAAATCTCTTATTGAGATCTTTCCCGATGACTCTGAACATGTTGAGCTGGTCGCCATCAAAGTCTGCGGCCATTGTCCGAATCACGCGGGTATTCAAACGCATCGTCTTGTTATTGATATTGGGAATCACATCATGCACTTTGACATACATAAAGGAACCGAAGTTAATCGCTTAACATTCGAATCTTTTAATTAGCTGACTATATCATACACCTGATCTCACTATAGGTGCCCTCGCACTTCGGAAGCATTACTCCCTACTTTACTCGCTTCATCTCTTTTATAAGAGACTTATCTTCAAGAAGATTACAGATCTTCTATATAGCTTTCGATAGTCGATGAACCTTATCTTTCTTTTATATAAAATACAAGAAAGACCTTGGCTGCTGATTCCTTCAGATATTATAACCGTCTGAGTATTCCAGCAATTCACGAGGGATTCCTCTCAAAGAACGCCAATGAGAGGCACAAGGATATTACTATCCAAGCCGAGCATAACTTTCAGTCCACTCGGGTTACGGTTGATGATGATTCCAATATCATCCTTATTATGAGCTATGATATACTTCATGATCCCATAAAAGACAGGATCGAAGAAACGAGTTGCTCTATACCAAGCTTGCTGAGCTTCCTCAACAGTGCAAGATTTCAATTTTGCATAGAGATTTGTCAGCTCATAACGGAAAAGCTCCATCGCATCGAGATAGCAAATGTCAACTTCATTGCTCCGAAGCTCGCCAGATGAAGCACTGACGATGTTCCTTGTCGAAAAATTATCGATGCTACGTCATTTTTTAGTCTTTCTTAATAAGAAGACTAAAATCTCTTCGTAGTTTTGTGCTTAGACTATATCATTACTTCATATATCCCATAGGGACATAAACGGTTGATGCCTTTCAACCTCGTACTCCCCGCTTCCCTTTAATAGAATTACACTTGGTTACATCTCACCAAGATACTAACCACGTCCATCTTTATGAATCATGGCGGTACTCTACTCAGTTACTCTCCTAAAGATTGCTCTTATAGGATACCCTTTCGATAGTCGTTGAACTTTGGTCAAACTTCATATTCTTTCTATCATAATGAAGCTTATATTTTGACCCTTAGCTGCTGATTGTCAAATAAGATCCGACAAGAAATTTGTGTATGTATGGGACAAATATAGATCTTATTGATTTTCCAGGCAGTTCAAGGAGTTTAATGTCGGCATAACATTTTTGTCCACCGACCGGCAATAATCCTGGAGGCAATGGTTCCTTTCTTACCATTGAGGATATTAAAAAGCTCATCAAAGAGCTGAAGAATTTCTTTGTGAATGCTACAGAGGTATCTGTCTACTGTCACCAATTTGACATCATCGAGATTTTTGATATCTCCCATCTCGTTGATCTCATTGGTAAGACGAATGATGGCAGAATAGATGGTATTGATACGGAATTTAATTAACTTCCGATCTTTTTCACCAGGAGTCTCAGAACGAAGGGTTGCTGTAATGACAGGGATACAAGAGGTGAATACCTTATCCTTATCATGAAGGAGCTCTTCAAACAGCTTTCTCTTTCCGGGTTTCTTGGCCATGTAGAATTTGATCACCTCTTCAAAGTGATCGACAAACCATTGAGTGCCCTTATAGACGAAAGGATGTTTCTTTCTCAGCTCGGCTTCTTTCTCTCTGAGAATGACAGCATGTTCGTCCGATTCATCCTGGTCAAAATCTCTCGACAGAATTCTCGTAAGCACTTTCTCACCATCAGCGGTTCCGAGTGCTTCCGAGAGTTTCATGGCATAGATGGGAGACATGACCTTGAAGCAATTCAGGATAATCCATCCAGTCTTCTTCATGTCCACAGGGACATAGGTGACTGGAGTTCCACACTTAGGACAGATCTCTCCTTCATACATCATCCCGATCATGTAACCACATTGACATCGATACCTCTCAGCAAAAGACAATTCATCCGAGAAATCCGTTCCGAAGAATGGAGACTGGAGACCGTCTTCTACCTTTTCGGATTTGTGAAAGGACTCTGTCGATTGAAGGCGAATACCTCGACCTATGGCGAGATCATAGTCGCATTCATTGTCCAGGTCCAATTTCACAACTCTGGCATTTTTGATTTTGGTACCATTATAGGACATAAACGTTTCCTCCTTTATCCAGGCTTCCGTATTAAGTTTTGCATTATAGCCTTAGACAAGCATAATGATATACAAAATAAAAGATTACAATGCAAAGAAGAAGCCATGAATTAGTTGTAATGTATCATAGAGACTTCGAATTTATATTTAGGAATTAACACCCACACATTCCAATTAACATCCGTTACAACCAAAACTTCCGCCAAAAGGAGAAAGGATGAAATCCGAATGACTCTATATGAATGGAGAGAAAGAATCTACCAAGAAGTCAATGATAAAGTCGAGCATAACACAAATAAGAACTTCTTTACAAGATTCTATAGCCTCGGAAAATGGGCTCAGAAATTTGAGTCTGCCGATAAAAAGAAGGAGTTTTTGCAGAATCAATTCCTTCTTACTGATATCCGTAAGATGAAGAGACTCATTGAAGAATCTTCTGATCATATCGAGTATCTCAATGCGCAACGATACAAGCATGAGGAATCCTATAAGAATCTCATCACACTTCTTCAGAGTGACAATTCTACCACTCTCGATAAACAGAGAGCTGTTAAGAAATACCAGGCAGAGATCGTCAATATCTGTCTGGAGTATTATATTTTTACCTTCCTTTCTGCTATGCTGATGGCGGCTAGATATCCTGAGAAATATTCTACAAATCCAACAAAGGTGGAATCCGTAGATCCATTATCTTCCAGGATCTATGGATTCTTTTATTTTCGTAAGGGTCATTCTTCCAATATCAGCATAGCAATATCTGTATCAAAGTTATTCGATGCATTTGAGACTCATGAAGATGAGAATCTGAATCACAAGATCATGTATTACATCAAATTCTATCATGAGCCTATCTGGGAGATGTTTGATTCTGAATGGAAGACCAAGATGGTCAGACTCTCTGAATTGATTCCAGATAATCTCTATCCTAAGAAGTTAAAGAATAGCTATGCTGATCTATTCTTGACTGTGGTGGATAAGCAATATCCCTATCTGGATACAGAGTATCATGGTCCTTCCCATAAGGATCATCCTATGGAGATCTTTATGAGAAGGAATAAGGTAGAAGATCGAGTTACCATGCTCTTTATGGTATTGAAATCAAAAGGAAAAGATGGATATGTAGGAGATTACATTCGTGGTATTCTTCTTGAGCTTAAGAATAATATGAAAACCATTGATGGGAATACTGCAAAGATTCCTTCCTATATTCAGCTTCTCTATCAAACTTGTGTCTCTGAATGCTCCAGTAGTAGATCTACCAATCTAATGGATGCCTTCAATGACTGCTTTGATATCAATACCTATGTGAGAGAACCATGGTCTCCTCTCTTCAATCTCAATGGATGCTATGAAGAGCTCATCAAATTTAACATTGAGCATGAGGTCAGCTTCAATAAAGAAGGATCTATCTTTGGTAGACTTGCCTGTAGAAATCCAGGACCTGCTATTCTTGGATATAAGACCAAAGCAGATCTCATGGACTATCTGATGTCTAAAGGAATGGTCATTGAGAATGCTTCCATCTATTATATGGTAGCCATTGAGCAACACAATATGATTCTCTTGAATTGGCTCTGCAAAAATGTAGATCCCTCCACCGATGATAATTTCCCCATTCGGTGTGCTATGTATGAGACAAGTCGGTCTATGTGTTATGCCATCATGGATGCCTATACAGACAAAGAGGATTGTATTGCAGCTATCAAGGAGATTGCCAATCTTTCTTGTGGAGATAGCGGTCAGATCGACTTTGCCAAATCTCTCTTGAAGGAGATGCATATAGAAGCTCCTATGAGTGCAACCAAAAAGGATCCTGCAGTCAAGAGACACCAGAAAGATCATACAAATGTATCGAATTCTAAGAAGAAATCCTCTAAAGATACAGAGGTTGAAATCCAAAGAAAACGAAAGGAAATAAAATGAGAAAATATACCCAGGAAGATTCAATGATACTACTTGAATCTTCCTGGGTATTTTATTTCTTTAATCGTCTTCCTCTTCTTTTTCCATCTGATATTTATCAGACAGCAGAGCATTCAGAATTTCTTCCTGTGTGGTTTCTGTCACCACAGGACATTTTTCGGCTCTACTAAAGGTAGCAGCTTCGTCTGCATATTCCTCCACATTGAAGGGAGCCACATAGAGAGAAAAGAAGAACTCCGGAAGCTTACCACCATCTTTGAGATCAAAGCTGATTCTGTCGGTAATAATGCGAACCTCATATCCAGCCTCTTTAAGTTTCTCAATCGCAATCGAGATACTCTTAGCAAGATCTTCCGGTCCTTTGAGTTCATTCTCCTTATTATAGATAGCTTTATTGGCAATCTCTACACTACCGGTGATACCAGCACATCCAATTCTGGAATAATCAAAGGTCGGTGTCTCTCCGAGTCGATTGATCTTCATGATCATGTTGGTATAAGCTTTTGTAAAGATTGAGTTGACACTCTGAATGATCACATCTTCGAACTTGTAATTCTTCCAGGCATTCTCAACGGTCTCTTTCAGAAATTCCTTCTTAATACATTCTACCATTGGTACACACTCCTTTGTAAATTGAAATTGAATGGGTATTTCTTTATATATTATTTTGATATGAGATATTCATTCACACATCTTAAGGAGGTCATTATATGGATGAAATGAGCAAAACGATCATGGATATTCAGGAGTATTTCGATAATGAAACGCAACGTCATGTATCGGAAGAGGGAGCTCTTGCTATTGATCGTTACACAGGCACCATAGACTTTGCTGTCAGAGTCTATGAGTATGGAAGGATGCATGTCAGTGATGATCCTGCATCCTATCTGAATTATACGAAAATCGCCATGGATAATCTGATGGAATTCCTCTCTGTCAATTATCCCAAGATCACAAATCCGAAATATAAATCGGAGATCGATATCCATGTCCAGAAGTTTCTTACCTATATGGCGATCGAACTCCACAGCTTCATCAAGAAGTATTATGATACCTGGCAAAAGACGTATCCCTACGTCTTTAGAAACTTCGCCAAGGTTCATGAGAAAGGTCTCTTTGCATTCTATCCCATTCATACATCCTATGATTGGAATACAAAGAGAATGGATCCCTCTACCGACAAGAATAGAGAAGGATTTAACAAGTATCCGAAGCTCTATTATGATAGCGTCGCTCACCATAACGAGCCTGGTGTAGATCTTCGGTATTTCTACGAAGTGAAGAAGTTCTTCCCTGGTGCTGGTATGATCAAAGATGGTGCTCCTATTGAGGATTGCATCGATCTTCCTCTGGTGGAAGAAGACTTTGATCTATCGGAATACTTCCGGAGCCATGTATCGGAATGGAAGGAAGACTATCTGAAGAAATCTCAGTCTTTTGAGAATCCGAATTATTTCACTCTTCCAACCTTTGCAAGATGCATTCCCAATGCACGAGTGGATGAAGTTGGTCAGGATGCTGACTATGATCTGGTCGTCAATACCAGCAATCAGATCATGAGATATTCTGCAGTTATTTCCTATCCTCGTCCCAGTCAGTTTTCTTATTCGGAGGAGATCTCCAAATATACTCTGAAGAAACGTCCTTCCTTTGGGAATGCTACATTCTTTCAGGTACCTTATCCGGAGATTCTTGCTGTGGATGAGTTTGTCCATAACATTCCCAACACGATTCTCTTCATCAGTAAGAATGATGGATCCACCCTTCCGGATGATTCCATCTTCAAGAATCTCATTGACAAGATGAAGGAAAAGTCTGTGGAGAATAAGGTCAATACCAATCTGACATATACAAATTGGTATGATAGTCTGATCAGCAGTTATCCGAATAAATCCAGACTCTTTGAGACTCCCGGAGTTCCTTGGAGATTTCTCTTCCATCCTCTGGAGAATCTTCAGAAGAAAAAGATCCGGACTGTCTTCATTTCTCTCTATCGTCTTGGAGAGAATCGGTATCTCGTTGAAAGACTCGAAGATCTTGTCCGAAAGGGAGTCTTCGTATATGCTTATATCGAACCCACTGCTCGTGGAGATGAGAAGGCAAATCAGAAGATTATCAAGGAATTGAAAGAAGCTGGTGTTCATGTCAAGCACTCCTGCCATGGATTGAAAGTTCACATGAAAGCTTGGCAGATCATCTATGATGACAATTCTCTTCTTTCGATGATCTCCACAGGGAACTTCAATACCAAGACGATGGGTCAGTATGTGGATCTTCATTATATCACCACGGAAGAAAAGATCAATCTGGAGCTTCTATATCTCTTTAAAATTCTCTTTAGTGGAGGAGATTTCAAATCTGGATATGACTGGTGGATGGATTTCAACAATCGGAGTCTCTTCATCACTCCCATCTCTGCCAAAGGAAAACTCAAAGAATCCATGAGAGTTGCCGTTAGTGACGATAAGGATATCTTCCTGAAGTGCAATAACTTCACAGATCCTTCTTTCCTGGATAGCTTTGTGATTCCAAACTATTCTGGAAATGCTCGATTCATGATTCGTACTTCCATTGTCTTCTCTCCTGTATCCAAGAATATGGAGGCAAGATCCAAGGTATCCAAATATCTTGAGCATAGTCGTCTCTATATGATCGGAGATGAAGTCTTTATCTCCTCTGCAGATCTCATGAAGAGAAACATGAAGAGGAGATTGGAGATTCTCCTGAAGCTTCCTCTCGGGAAGCACACCAATGTATATCAGAGATTCAATATCTTTGATAATATGGTGGATATCGGAGAAGGTGTTCCCATTGATGAATATATCAACAAGATTTGGGATAGCTGCAACTATCAGTTGGATAAACTGTCTCTGAAATGGAGGGTTCGTAGATAATGAAGTATGAAGTGCAATTTCATATAGGATTCAATGGATTCACTTCCAATAGCACTCTGAGTCCTGACTTCTCCGATATGGGTAAAATTCTCAATGATCTTCAATGTATCATCAAAGGATTGGAAATAGGATTCAACTCTGTAGAGATTGGAAGTGAAAGAAGAGCTCTTAATATTCAGAAGAAGATGATCGAAACAGCAATCCCTGTTATCCGCACTCGGATTCATCAGGTAATTCCAAAATCTTCTTTTGATGTCACATTTAAGATTCAGGATGCATCCATGAAGGATTTGGAGACTCAGGTCTTTCATGGAATATTCTTAATCACACTCAGAAATCCGGAGGAATAACCCTATGAGTATCTTTGGTCATACCATTGACGGACTTGCCAATGGACTTATCGCAACCAGTCCGAATCGAAAGATGGAAGGAAGCGCTTCTACTTCCGATGTAGTACGTTCGAATGAAACCCTCGGAGAGAAACTCCACAAGATCGCCAAAGAGAAGACCAGTATCTATGAGAACTATGATCTCATCATGGACAAGATCATCAAGAAACTCACTGAGAAACTGGAGTATTATGCTTCCACTGGTGCCTTCAGCGTCGTGATTGATACCGAGACCGTCATCTCTTATGGATTGGACGGTAACGATGTGAAACTTTCGGATGAGTTCCGGAAGTATTTCTTTGACAACCTCCAGAAATGGGGAGACAGTAACGACATCCAGGTCAATGTCGTCAAGGTTGACTCTTTGTATCCCGAATCTCTCACCTTCTGCTGGTAATCCAGAATCTCTCTATAACAGATAAAAAGATAGGCTTGCAATATAGCCTATCTTTTTTATTTCTCTTCCTATCAAAAACTTCATCCAAATGAAAAAAAAAACAATTTCATAGCCTTACTTTGTTATACAGATCCTTCCTATGAGACTATATACTTTATACAAGAAAGAGTGACTAGAGAATGTCTAGTAAGTTTCGTATCCTTCAACAGAACGATGGAACTACTGTATTCCCCATCACTAGAGCAGAAGGAATCTACTTCAAAGACAATACCACTTTTGATAAACTTAGCTTCTTTCCAGTGGGAGCTATCTACATCTCCACACAAGATGCATCTCCATCCCAATTATTCGGGGGAGTATGGGAAAAGATAGAGGGAGTATTTCTTCTTGGTAGTAGCTCATCCTATACCAATGGATCTATTGGAGGAGAAGCAACTCACACATTATCTTTAGAGGAGATTCCCTCTCATAGTCATGAATACACTCATCTTAAAATTGGAAGTTATGGAGGAGGCGATGCCACTAGCCTTCTCGGTGATAGACTCAATTCCGAGACCACACAGACTGGTTCTGTTGGATCCTCATCTCCACATAATAATATGCCTCCCTATCTATCGGTTAATATGTGGAAACGAATTGAGTGAAAATCATAAGCATAGAATATCAGAGATTACATTCAATCTCTGATATTCTATGCTTTATTTCTTTTATCGATTCGAAATGTCTTTGTATAAAGTCTATATATTATTTAGGTATCCTAGGATAATAAATCAATACAGACTTGATTAAAAGCATTAGCACCATTCATCTATCCTTCTGACACAAGGAATGGATGAATGGTGCTTTTAGGGGAATGATCGAAGGAGGACTCATTATGAAGTCACTTCGAACTCCATACGATGTAGTCATGTTTCTACATGATGTAGATATTCAGAAGGAGCATCGTAATAACACAGAGGCCTATAAGGTATGGAATGCCGCAAGATATCTCATACCAAATTCTCCCGATCAGAATTATATGATTGGCACCCACCAAGAATATATTATCTGCTCGTGGAAGAATAAGCCGTGGTTTAGAGAACTCATGCTCTGGCATCCAGGGTTACGAGATCTGTATTACAGCTTCATCCAGTCATTGGATAACCCTTTGACAAACTAAGACTAAATCGTTTAATCTTTAAGTTTCTATCCTAGGATAAAAATATGGAGAGGATCCTATTGGGGATTTATATGGGTCCTCTCTTTTTATAAACTAATGCACTATAATTATTTATATTTCATGCCACCTTACTATGTCGTGAACATCTGGAAGAGAGTGACTTAAAGGGATAAGGCTCAAAAACACGGGTATAAGAATTTGACACTCTCACTATAGAAAGAGGTGCATATTTCTTATGCCCATTTTGTATTCGATGGGGTCTACATCCTCATCATGCACCTATGGTAATGTCATCAAAGCGTTGGAGCAGGAATTGCTCCGATACTTTCCTAAGGATTACTTTAACTATATTCACGTTTCTTCTCAGTTGGTATTCCGAGAGGAAGCGCATCAGGCATTCTTCACGGATGCAGAGTTAAAGAAAAGAGAAAAACCTCTCTTCTTACTCAGACCTTCGTTTGAGAATAATAAGGATATTCCGTTTACGGATACCATGTTGACTTCGAATGTCTATGCCAATAGCAATGCCATCTCAGTCAAGTCTGTCTATCCTCTGATTAAAGATCAGAAGAATCGGATCATCATTGGATTCAGAATGAATCGAGATGCCATTCCATTTGAGTGTAACATTCGAACTCAGACATTGGTGGATCAGTTGGATGTCTATAAGATGATGCAGAATAATATGCAATGGGGAGGTCCTTACCAGAGATCCTTTGCCTTGGAATCGGTCATACCCTATGAGTTGATTCACTATATGGCGAGTATGAATGGTTTTGATCTTACAAAACCTGAGCATATTCCCCTTATGATGCATTATCTTCAGAGTCATTCTTCCTATCCAATCACCTATAAGATTCGGAATTCCACCTCTCAACCGGAATTCTTTATGTATTATCGAGTCCCTGCCATGATTACCCTAGAAGATCTCAATATTGACCAGGGTAGTAAGAAAGGAATGGTCGATGATACCTATGAAATCTCTTTCAGTATCCGGTGTGAATTCAATCTGCCTGGTGTATTTCTCATGTATGGAAATGAGATGACTCCACATAAGTTTAATATCCAGATTCGATCGGATGTCAGTGAGAATACAACCTCCTATATTCCGATCTATACTATGGATAGACTCTTCGAAGATAATAACATGCTTCTGAATGGATATAAGATGTATACCACAACCATCTTCCAGACAGAAGCGGAGAATTATCATCTAGATGATACACTGGATCTTCATTGTGTCATTCATCCCCAGTATATCCAAGTCATTCGTAAGTATGATACCTCGGATATCCCCAGCGATATTCTTTTCCGAGTATTGGTATTTGCAGGTCAGGATAAACTGGAAGAAGGTAAAGACTTTACTGTCGATTGGAGTCTCATGAGATTGACAGTGCACAACTCTGATCCTGAGCTTACCTATCGCATTATCGTCTATGCCAATATGGATAAACTCAATGACGAAATGGTGGACATCCAGAATATGGAATCTTCTGAGAAATCCTATGCGGATCTCTTTAAGAAGAAAGACTCTGTGAATTAAAAGATCCTTATTATCCCTAGAATATTTCAATTCGATTAATGAAATATTCTAGGGATTTCTCTGTATATTATTTACATGGAAGCATACCATGAGGTATATGGAGAAAGGATATTCATATGTGAATAAGAAATTCGTTGAGGAGGGTCACATACGGAACTAATTAGACACAATACCGGTACTAAGCATAGGCCAATCTATATACGAAAGATCAATTCCAAAGATCCTTCCTATATACTCTGCGTCTACTCAAGAGGAATTACCAGAGATGGAGTCTATCGAGACTATTGGAAAAGTATTCAGGCAATCTCTGCTGAGTCTATCAAAGAATCCAAAGAGAGACTGAGGAGACTCAAGGTAGTGAGAACGACAGATATTCATAGAAAGAAGATAGATTATCTGAGATTTACCAGAGGATATGAAGGAAATACCTCTTACTTCTATCTCAATGGTAAAAAGATCAATCCTCTGGAACTTCCTCTCATCGTAGAGAGAATCTATGAGAGAAGAACTCTCCGACATCAATTTGGGAAATTCTCCCAATTGGATGAAGATGCCATTTTTACCATATTGGATGACAGAATCCTGTATATAGAATTTCCTACTCAATTGGATCCCAGTATACAGAAGTATGGGACTCCCAAGTTTATTTTAAAGACTACCAATGTACCTACAATGGTATCTTCCTCTTCCGTCAAGAGAAGAAACGCAATCTACAAGGTAGGTGTGAGAAAACGATGATCATTGAGCAGTATCATATCCAGTATGAGAAGTCTACCAATCCAGAGAAGAGAATATTACTCATAGATGGAAAAGATCGGAATCATATTCTACGAGTATTCTCTGTCAAAGAGATTCGGGATGCAGATAAATATGTAAGAGACTATGACAGAAATTCCGATAATTATAATTTCAAACTATTTCTAAGGAATCATTCTGTCTATCCTGCGATCTATCTTGATAAAGATCGTACCATCCAATACAAATTCTTTGGTAGATTCTTAGAGCCTATTGCAGCTCCTTCTATCTTCAAATTTCTATTGGATCATCACATCGCCTATAGAGATACCAGAGACATCTATATCTATTGGAATAAAGGTCTCAATATCTACAAGATCTGTTTATCACCAAAATCTTAATCATCGATTCGAATATACCTAAGAAAGAAGACGGGTATATTCGAATCGAAAACTACTTCAAAAATTTATGTATATTATTATAGTATGAAAGTGATAGAATGTCTTCCAGACGCTAGGCTTATCGGTCGTCACCATCACCAACTATGGGTTCAGACGAGATACCGAATGGATAGGGTAAGACCCATCTCACTATGAGATGAGGCACTGATAAGATATGTTGGTCGTCACTTTCTGTGGGTCTAAGACTACGAAGTCATCCACTGGAGAAAAGATCGGATACCGAAAATTCGATTCTCATGAGTCCATCTCCTGGATGACCTAGAGTGAGTGTGAAGCGTAACTTCATACGTAGGCCCACTCTTTTTTGTTTAAAAACAGACGACTAAGATAGCTATGATTTCCTTATAGCGCTATTTATACTCCATAAGAAGGAGGAAATACCTAAATGACCAAAGCTGGCTTTGAAGCATTGAAAGGCGAATACGCCGATCAGTGCTGCTTGATCGGTTTGGATAATGGTCGTGCCCTCTTCGTTGGGTATGGCGAGTATCTTGTGAAAAATATTAAGACCGGCAAGATTCGTCGGACTTATGACATGGAAGATATCAAGACGGATAACGATGGTACTGCCTTGGAAGAGCTGGTGGATGAGAATCCCACTTCTCCGATCACGATGGATGACATCACTGTCACCACTAAGGGAGGAGAAGACTTCCTCGAAGTGCATTACTATCACCAGGCTGACCAGGGAGTTCGTGAGTATGAACTGATCTCCTTTATTCCTCTGGATCAGATTCAATCTTTCGTCGTATGTCCCACAAAGACAGAAGACGGTAAGAGAATTCTTCCGAATCGTCATTCATTGAATCATTGATGTATAAGGGGTGACTATAAAGATGGCTAACTATCGCACTCAATATAGCGGACCCGAAATCGATGAAGCGATCGGTAAAGCACTCGCTTTTAATCCGGATAGCATTGGTTGTATCAAACTGGAGAGTGTCGTCAACTCTCCGTATGATATCAACACCTGTGTCGAACCCGGATCTTATCAGGCCGATTACATCACGAATGGTCCTGTTGGTATTGGAGATATTTCTCCGATCAACTTCGATGTCTACAAATCATCTTCTGGATCCAATGTGGTTCTGACGCAGGTCGTCAAGCTCTCCAGCTCTACTGCCACTCGTACTTCGAAGGATGGTGGTTCTAACTGGACTGACTGGGTGATCGCAACAGAGCCTGCTTTTTTGGAAACTACCGGTGATTTGACAGAGGGTGTCTGCCTTCTGTATAAAATTACTTCTTCCTCAGCTGTGGTAGCCGACAAAGCTCAGTTTACTCTGAAGCTTCATGCTCCCTCTGGTGATAAGGCCAAACTGTCTGTCAATGGATCTCAAGGCTATGACATTGTCAATAGCATGGGCAATCCTATCTCAAAAGGTGACTACATTGCAGGTTCGTATATCGATCTGTATTTCAGTGGTCAGCCTTCTGGTGATGACGTTGGTAAGTTCTTTGCCATTGGTGGAGGTGGTATGTCTTCTACGGATCGAGAGGACTTTGAAGATATCAAAGACCACTTCAATCCTTCAGACAACTATGACCACACTGGTGAAGGAACCATCTGGCATGATCTGGACTCTCCGTCGATTGATGGAGATCGTCTGGTTGCCACACGCAACTACTCAACTACTGCAGCTACTCCGAGACGAATGGTTGCGATCAATGCGACCATCTCTCAGGGTAATGCTCTGGCAGCTCTGAATCCCAACATGGCAGTTCTCACTGATAGTGGTGGACTTCTGACCACTGCCAATGGTGTTGCTTCCAAATACATCACTGCTCTGAGTGCCCTGAATAGTGCCCAGAATATGGGTAAGATTCTGGCCTCTTCTTCCAGTGATGGTACCATTGTCTCCACGGGTGTGGATGCCTCCAAATTGGCTCCTCTTGCCAACATTAAGACTGGACCTACTATGCTGGGTGTTGACAGCAATGGCAACCTCTATGACACTGGTCTGTCTCCCTCTGATGTTGGTCAGACTGCCTCTCTGGATCCCAATGTGGCGATCATCACAAATGGAAACGGTAAGCTGACTGCTGGTGGTTCTTCTGTTGCGATCACAGCTCTTACCTCTCTGCATGGTAAATCTTCTGCCTATTCCAAGGTCATGGTGACTAATGGATCTGGTAATGCTTCTACTTCAACCATCACCTCTGCTCAGTTGGCTCTGATGATCATGTGTGATGAGGGTGAGAGAGTTCTGGTAACGGATCTTCCTAAGCTTTCTTAATTCTGACAATCTTATGGCTGAGAACGGTCAAATAAAAGCCGTTCTCAGCTTTAATTTTAACTGGTAAAGGAGGTGAAACGATGCCTCTGTACAGTCTGGCTCATATGAGAGACCAGAAAGAAAAGAATCGAAAGCGAAGAATGCGCGTCTCTGACCTAGAGCATACTGATTCGGATATTATCACATTGAACCATGACGGGATACATGTTGAGACGACCTTGGATGAGACCATCATCTGGGATCAGATCAAGATGCAGATCGCTGGTACGATGGATTGTACGAATAATCCTCCATTCCCTCAAGCACATGGAGGATATACCTATGTCATCACAGCTCCTGGTATGTTTGGTACCTATGAAGTAGAGCAGGGTGATATGATGCTCGCTCTGTCTGATACAGAAGAGAGCAGAGACGAACGATATGAAAAACTATGGTTTCATTTCTCTAGATCGGGAGGAGGTGGAAGTATGGCAAATATCCCGGTAGCTACAAATACTACCCTCGGTGGTATTTTGGCTGGGGAAGACATTCTTGTCAATTCAGATGGCCATGTCCAGGTTGTTGATGACAGTCACAATCACACGACTGCGACCATTACTGGATTGGATGAAATCTTGAGTGGTAAGGCGAACTCGACCCATACACACCGAGTCGCTGATCTTACAGATTTCAATGAAGTCCTGAATAATGAGCTCTCTACCTTTGAGGAATCTTTCAGGACTCCTATGACAGGTGCATCGGCTTCAGTTCCTGGTACCATTGGTATGACTCCTAGACCTTTGGCTGGAGATCAGAATAAATTCCTTCGTGGTGATGGTACTTGGGCCTATCCAGATGTCAATACAGCTCTGGGAGATTTGGGTGTTACTGCAACCGCTGCTGAATTGAATTACAGCACTGGATTGACTGGTAATATCCAGAATCAGATCAATGATCTCTATGACAATCTGGAGCTCAAAGCCAATGTTTCTCATACACATCAGTATGCTGCTTCTGCATCGGTGGGTGGCCCTGCTTCTTCTGCAGAGAAAGTCAATCATATTCTTCATATTCTTACCAATGGTAAGAATGAAGTTCTGTTTGATGGATCTGCAGCTGCTACAGTGGACATCACTCCTGCAGGAATTGGAGCTGCTCCTACTCAGCATGGTAATCACGTTCCGAATTATTCCTCTGCAAATGACAATCAGGTTCTCATGGTAGTTGGTGGACAGCTGGCATGGGGAGCTGGTGGTACATCTGAGGATGATCCTGTGCAGTATTCTGTCTTTACCGGCACAGATGGATCAGGAGATGGATCGGTTGGTCTGGTTCCTGGTCCTATGAGATCGGATGCTGGTAAATTCCTTTGTGCTTCTGGTACCTGGGAGAAGGTAAATGCTTCTCTTAGTGATATGGGAGTTACCGCATCCACAGACGAATTGAATTACGTCAAGGGAGTCACTTCTTCTATTCAGACTCAGCTGGATGGAAAAGCTCCTACATCTCATACTCACAACTACGCTGCTTCTTCTACAGCAGGTGGCAATGCCATTGCTGCGGAGAAGCTTGTAAATTCCTTGGGTATCAAGCTCGGGTCCAATGGTCAACTTACATCCTTTGATGGATCTTCTGCTCAGAATGTCATTGTGACACCTGAAGCCATTGGTGCTGCACCCACATCTCATGGTAACCATGTTGCTTCCTATAGTGATGCCAATAATGGTCAAGTCTATAAGGTAGTCAATGGAACTCCTCAGTGGGCTCCTGAGACTGGGAATAACCTGGATGGATCTGCCACTAAGGACCATCTCTTGGTCTTCAGTGACAATACTGGAAAGTATAAGGATTCTGGTAAGACGATTGCTACATCTATGAGTAGTGAGCCTTCTTCCAATGTGATCCTGACAGAATCTGGTATTGCTGCCTATGTCGAATCTCTTCTCTCTCAGTATGCGAGAAAGAACGCTGTGACAATGGCTTCTTATAGTGTCACTTCTGGTGGAGACATGATGATCTTCACTCATGGAGTTACCATTAAGAAAATCACTGTCAGAGTGACAAGTGACATTACTGCATCTGGGTTTACCATTACCAGAGGAGATACTACCATCTATACCGAAACCAATAGCAATATGATGAGTGGTAGTATCTTTGAGCATCCTGCTTATCTGCATCTGGATGCTCCTGTTGATCCTCTGCATATCAACTTTAATGATTACGAAGGTGGAGAAGCCACTGTATACCTCGAGTATGCATACGATTCTTATCAGAATCTGGAGACTGGAGAGTCTGATCTCTTCATGATCTCTAAGAATCTCTATAACGAGTCTATGATTCTTCATTCCTTCTTGGCCAATGGATTCATTCGTACCATTACGATCAATCCTACGGTCACATACAATACTGGTATTACTCTGACTCTCAAGGCTGGAGAATATATCATGTATAACCAAGAGGTTACTCTCACCAAGGATACTCCTCTGCAATTGGATTTCTATTATCCCATTACAGCGACTTCAGAATCTCCCGTGGATCTCACTATGGAATTGAGTGGATACACAGAGGGATCTGCTAAAGTCTATCTGGAGTATGCGGATGAAGTGACCACCACCTCTGTCGTATCCAACCTGAATGCAACTGCTTCTCAGCTGAATCAGGATAGTGATCGACTGAATGAGGTCCTTAATTCCATGACGGTATGATATAAAAATCACACTTTAAAGCTCTTTATCAAGCATGAATGGCCCGTATTTTTTAGGCAAAAACATGTTGATAAAGAGCTTTTCCGATGCTATGTGGATGTCTGTAATAAGATTTCCACATAGCAATAGCTACATTATCTAGCTAATGGAGGACTAATTCAGTATGGTCATGAACAATCTGGACGGTACCACGAAGACGGAAATGTCTTTTGGTACCAAAAATAAAAATGTCCATGCTACTATCAAGTTTGATGCAGATTCTTTCCGCGTTCTTAACAAGGATGGATCCACTGCATCATTGCATGTAGCACAGGGCACCGACGCAGATTCTGCAGTAACCATGAATTACTTGGAGAATCAGCTGACTCGGATTGAAAGCCAGCAGGACAAGATCACTTCGTCTGATGAAAACAACATGGTTCATTACAATGACGAAAGTGGTACCCTGGGTGTCAACAACATCACGGCTGACCGGATTGTTGGGCTTCAGAAAAACCGTGTTGTGATCACCGATGAGAATGCTCAGGTGACCACTAGCGCTGTTGCTAGAGCCCAGCTTCTGAAACTGCCCAATGTTCCTGATGACACCAATGCTGAGCTGGAGAAAAAGGCCGATGTGGATCACTCTCACCTGATTGCTGATGTCGAAGGTTTGCAGGATGCTTTGGATTCTAAAGCTCTCTCCGAGCATACTCATACCGTCGACGATATCAGTGGTCTGGATACCCTGAGTGTCCGCAACGCCGAACACGCTGAGGAAGCTGACTCTGCGAAGACGGATGCCAATGGCACCCCGATCGGCAAGTACGTCCGCAATGTGACTATCTCGGATAACAAGATTACGGTTACCAAGGGTAACGGTAATATTGTGACCACAGAGTATATTCACAATCTGGTTCCGGCAACGGACACTGAGGATGGTAAAGCTGGTCTGGTTCCGGCTCCTTGTCGCGCAGATGCAGGTAAGTTCCTGAGTGCTACTGGCACTTGGGAGAAGCCTGCTGTTTCTCTTGCTGATGCCGGAGTTACTCTGACTGCTGAGGAAATCAACGGAATTCCCGAGGATATCGCCGCTGTGGATGCCCGGGTCGATGAAGCTGATCAGAATCTCGAGACCGCGAAAACGGATCTGGAGGGGAAGATCGATGCTCAGGGATCCGAAATGCATACCGCTATGGGCGATCTCTCTACAAAAGTCGATACTGCTGTCAAAGATCTGAATACGAAGCTTGAGGGTAAGGCGAATGCCGAGCATACTCATGGCTTCGATGACGTCACTGGTCTGAAGCAAATGACCGATAATCTCGTCATGTCTGATCAGGAGATCAAAGCATCGATCGAAGAATTGGAGACTACGGTTGCGGGTAAAGCCGAAGCCGTTCACACCCATGAAATCGCCGATGTCACTGGTCTTCAGGATGCTCTTGATGAGAAGGCGTTGGCTGACCATGATCACACCATTGATCAGATCTCTGACATTGCGAATGCCAATGTGGCCAAAGCGGATGTTGCCGTGAAGGACTCCACTGGCAAAAATATTTCTAATTATGTCTATCGCATCTCTGCGGATGGTACTACCCTCACTGTGACCAAGGGCAATGGTACTTCTATCAATGTCCCCATCAGTGCGGAAGGTACTTATTCTGAATTCGAAGGTGCGACTGACAGCGAAAATGGTACCTTTGGTCTGGTTCCGGCTCCCAAGGCTGGTGATCAGAATAAGGTTCTGTCTGGTGCTGGCACCTGGGTTGATGCACCTCCTGCTGACCTGGAAGCTGCCGGCATTACAGCCACTGCGGAAGAACTGAACTACATGACTGGAGTTACCTCTGGTGTGCAGGCTCAGTTGGATGCTAAGGCTGCTGCTGTTCATACACATGAAGCGTCTGAAATCACTGATTTCGATGCTGCTGTCCAGAGTGCTGTTGCTGATGATCTGGCTGGTAAAGCCAATACTAAGCACACGCATGAGATGGATGATGTCACCGGTTTGACAGATGCCCTGGGTGCTAAGGCGGATGCCGAGCATACCCATAAGGCTGCTGACATTACCGATCTGACCGATACTCTGTCTTCTGCTGTGGTCGGTGAAGCTGGTAAGGCCACTTCTGACAAAAACGGCAAAGACATCACGACCTATGTGGCGGATGTCACCTCGGACAATACCAAGATCACTGTGACCAAGGGTGATGGATCTTCTAGTGAGATTCAGTTCCCTCAGGGAACTGTGTATGATGCCTTTACTGGTGCTTCTGCGGAAGGTGCTGGTGAAGAAGGACTGGTTCCTGCTCCTGCGCAGGGCGATCAGGACAAGTTCCTGAAAGCCGATGGCACTTGGGCGGTTCCTGTCGACAATGACACGACTTACGACGTGGCGACTAGCGAGATCGCTGGTCTTGTGAAAGCTTCGTCTGAGATCCAGGTTGACGGAGAAGGCGTGATGACGGTTTCGTCTATCCCGCAGTCGAAGGTTACCAACCTGGAGAATACCTTTGCCACCATGTCTCAGGCTTCTAACAAGTTTGAGATTACCGATGGCCTGTTCGAAGACACTCGCGTCTCTTATCGTGATGAAGAGATTCGTGTCATGTATTCTACCCTGACTCCCTGGGCTCCCCAGGATGGGGCAGAGGATCCGAATACTGTGACCATGGCTCTTCGTGCTTATGCTCCTGCGGATGCTACGGATTACCGTATCGCCCTGAAAGATGAGATCACGGAAGGCGAAGTGACTGCGTTTGGTGATCCGGATTCTCTGGGACGCAACTATGTTGAGACCAGACTGCCGGTTGCCACCTACGATGCTGGTGACTCTGCTTGGACCTATCTCGGTTCTTCTTCTACCGCTGGCAAGTATGTCGGTTGGTATGTGACCGTGGAATGGTACAATGCTGGAAATAAGATCATCGGATCGGAAACGATTCGTGTGAATCTTGCCACTGAGAGCACCTTCAATTCCAATATCCCCGGTTATATGAGTGACTATGCCAAGAGCTCGGATGTGACCACAGCCCTTGATGGTAAGGCAGATACTGAGCATACGCATGAAGCTGTCGACATCACTGATCTGCAGGGTCTCCTGGATGCTAAGGCGAATGTCACTCATACTCATGCTACTTCTGATGTGACCGGTCTGGATACTGCTCTTGCGGGTAAAGCCGCTAGTGTCCATACTCACGCAATTGCGGATGTCACTGATCTGGAAACTACTCTGGCTGGTAAGGTCGATACCGAGGATCTGACGGAAGCTACCGTTAAGGCTGCTTCTCAGGATACCAATGGTAAACCCATCACCGAGTATGTTGCTGGTGTGACTCTGCAGGGTAATACTCTGAAGATTGCGAAGGGTGACTCTAGCACTTCCGATGTGGAGCTGCCTGCTGGTACCGTCTATAAAGACTTCACTGGTGCTTCTGCTGAGGGAGCTGGTGAAGCTGGACTGGTTCCTGCTCCTGCGCAGGGTGATCAGGACAAGTTCCTGAAAGCCGATGGCACTTGGGGCACTCCGGTCGATACCAATACCACCTACGATGTCGCCACTTCTGAAACTGCTGGTCTCGTGAAATCCTCTTCTGAGATCGCGGTGGATGGTGAAGGTGTGATGACTGTCGCCGGGATTGCTCAGGAGAAAGTCACTGGTCTCACAGCGGCTCTTTCTGGCAAGGCTGACGCTGCGCATACCCATACTTTGAAAGACATCCCTGAAATCACTCTGGATGCTGAGCAGATCAACGGTCTGCCTGCTGCTATTGCTGCTAAGGCTGATGTTGATCATACCCATGACATTGCTGACATTACTGATCTCAACACCGCAAAGGTTGCTGAGGCTGCTAAGGTCACGAATGCTATGACTGTCACCTTCAATGGTGATAACACTCCAGAGAATGTTACCACTTTCGATGGCTCTGCTGCTGCGACCTTGGATATCACCCTGGCCAAAGTGGGAGCCGCTGCCGCTACTCATACTCATGAGATGGATTCCGTAAACGGGCTGTCTGATGCTCTGAGTGGAAAGGCGAGCACTATTCATAGTCATGCAATTAGTGATGTCACCGATCTGCAGACGACTCTTGATGGGAAGGCTGCTAGTGAGCATACTCACGAGATCGCTGATGTGACTGGTTTGCAGGATGCTCTGGATATCAAACTGGAATCTGATGATCTGCCTGGTATTGCCACTGGTGACACCACTGGTATTGTCAAAGGATCTTCTGAGATCAGTGTTGGTGAAGACGGAGCGCTCACTGTTGCTTCGATCGCTCAGGATAAGGTCAGTGGACTGACGGAAGTTCTGGCTTCTAAGGTGGATTCTGATTCTTTGGCTGATGCTACGGTTGGCAATGCCACCAAGGCTACTCAGGATAAGAATGGTAAGGATATCACTCAGTATGTCTCTGATGTTACCCAGGCGAATTCGAAGATCACGATTACCAAGGGTGATGGATCTTCTAGTGAGATCGATCTGCCTAAGGAAACCGTGTATTCCAACTTTACCGGTACTACCGGTACTGGCGATGGAAAAGCTGGTCTGGTTCCCGCTCCTGTGAGTGCCGATGTGGACAAGTTCCTGAAGTCGGATGGGACCTGGGCTACTGTTACCTTGGATGATACCTCGGTTGACATCGCTACTTCTGATAAGGCTGGCATTGTGAAGCCTGGTGCCGAATTCACGGTTGCTCCGGAAGATGGTGCCATGAGCATTGCTAGTATCGAGCAGTCTAAGGTCACTGGCCTCGTTGATGCTCTGGGTGCGAAGGCTGATGTTACTCATACCCATGAGATCGCTAATGTCAATGGTCTGCAGGATGCGCTCGATGCGAAACTGACAGCCTCTACTCTCCCGATTGCTACGACTGACAATACTGGTGTCGTGAAGGCATCTGCCGAGATCTCGGTTGGTGTCGATGGTACCATGACAGTTGATAGCATTGCTCAGAGCAAAGTCGCCGATCTGGAGACTACTCTGGCAGGTAAGGCAGCCACTGAGCATACTCATAAGGCTGCGGATATCACTGATCTGAACTCTGCTGTGGTTGCAGAGGCTGGTAAGACCACCAACGCTTTGAGCGTTACTTTCAACGGCGGTACGCAGGCTGAGAATAACGTGACATTCGATGGTTCGGCTGCCCAGACTCTGGACATCACTCTGGCGAAGATTGGTGCCGCTGCTGCTGAGCACACTCATGAAACTGCCGATGTGACTGGTTTGGATACTGCCCTGGCTGGTAAAGCCAATAGTGTCCATACTCATGAAATGGCTAGTGTTACTGGCTTGAGCGCTGCTCTCGAAGCGAAGGCTGATTCTGAGCATACTCATACGGTATCTCAGATCACCGACATTGCGAGTGCGACTGTCGCTGCTGCTGGTAAGGCTACCAATGACAAGAATGACAAAGACATCACGACCTATGTTGCTGATGTGACCTTCGCTGAGAATAAGATCACTGTGAAGAAGGGTGATGACTCTTCTTCTGAGATTGAGCTGCCTAAGGGTACCGTGTATTCAAACTTCACTGGGGCGTCTTCGGATGCTGCTGGTGGTGCTGGTCTGGTTCCCGCTCCTGCTCAGGGTGATCAGGATAAATTCCTGAAGGCCGACGGTACATGGGCGGTTGTCAAAGCTGGATCTGATGTTGCGGTTGCGACTGAAGAAACAGCTGGTATCGTTAAAGCTTCTTCTGAAATCGCTGTGGCTGGCGATGGTGCGATGAGCATCACTGCTGTGTCGCAGGATAAAGTGACTGGTTTGACCGACGCTCTGGGCGGTAAAGCTGCTAGTGTGCATACCCATGCCATTAGTGACGTTACCGATCTCCAGACTACACTGGATAACAAGCTGGAAGCCTCCGATCTGGTGGTTGCCACTGATTCCACTCCGGGTCTGGTGAAAGCGTCTACCGAAGTCACTGTTGGTGTGGATGGTGCTCTGGGTATTGGTACCATTGAGCAGGCGAAGGTCAATGGACTGACTGCCGCTCTTGGTGCTAAGGCTGATACTGAGCATACCCACACAGTCTCTGATATTACCGATCTGAATCTGTCTGCTGCTTCTGTGGCGGAAGCTGCTAAAGCTACGACAGATAAGAATGAAAAGGACATCACCACGTATGTGGCCGATGTCAAAAAGTCCGAAGATAACAAGAAGATTGTCATCACTAAAGGTGATAGCTCTTCGACAGAGATCGAACTGCCGGAAGCTGCTACCTATAGTGCATTTACTGGCGCTTCTGCGGAGGGTGCTGGTAGTGATGGTCTGGTTCCGGGACCCGCTATTGGTGATCAGGACAAGTTCCTGAAAGCCGATGGTACATGGGCTGTGCCGGTGGATACCAACACTACGTATGCTCCTGCTACAACAGAGGTAGCTGGTATCGTCAGAGCATCTACCGAAATTACGGTGGATGGTGAAGGAATCATGACGGTAAGTTCGCTGGCTCAGAGTAAGGTGGAAGGGCTGACTGACGCTCTGAGTGGAAAGGCGAACGCAACACATAGTCACACCGCAAGTGACATTTCTGATCTTTCCGAAGCCACAGTGAAGGCTGCGACTCAGGATACCAGTGGAAACGCTTTGACATCTTATGTCAAGAGCCTCTCGGTGTCTGGTTCTAAGCTGACTGTGACCAAGGGTGACGAAACTTCGGATGAACTCGATCTGCCTTCTGGTGGAACGGGTGTGAGCGATCCGTTTACTGGCACCGATGGATCTAATCCTGGTAAAGTTGGTCTGGTTCCGGCTCCTGCTGCTGCAGATGCCAACAAGTTCCTGGCCTCGGATGGTACCTGGAAAATCATTCAGGGTGCTGGTGGAGAGGTCTCCATCAAGTATACGTCTCAGGTTCCGACTACCGCTGCGGTGGGAGGAATTAATGAAGGATACGTTCCGCCTTCTAGCGGCATTGATATTCTCGATCTGATCTATAAGCTGCTGCATCCGTATGTAGCTCCCGAACTGACCGCTACTATGCTTCCGCGTAATGGTGGTACTGTCGGTATTGCTACTACGCAGAATATTACCGGCGTTCGCGTGAATCTGTCGAATGCTCATGGAAACAAGATCATGTCCTATCAGGTCTATGATGTTGATTCTGACTTTGACAGCCATACGGCGCTGGGTGAGCTGTATAGTGAGGATTATGAGAATGGATTTGCGGAAGGTGCGCAGACAGTGACTCTAAATTCTCCGTATCGGATGACTCAGGCCAGTAACCATAAGTATCTGACCGTTAGAGCCATGGATCTGGATGGTAATGAGTCTATTGTCAAGACTGCTTCCTTCAACTTCGTAGAGACTTATTACTGGGGCACCGCTCCTGGTGAGACAGTGATTGACGAAACCTTTGTGAATGGTGATGATGACAAGACAACGCAGGCTTCCGCTAAGGGAACCAAGGTTGTTTCTGTCAACAATCCAACCACGCAGTTCGTCTACTTCTGCGCTCCCAAGTCCTACGGTGAAATCAAATCCGTGAAGGACCAGAACCAGCTCGATAACACCTCCGAATTTACAAAGAATAAGACAGAGGTTACGATCAATGGTCGTGACTATTATGTCTACCATAATGATCCCTTCATGGGCGAAATGACGTTTACCTTCTCTTATTAATCAATTATAAGGGAAAGTGAGGGAACTTCGCCATGGCACTGCAACTGTCAGGCATCTCGGTCGCGGCAGGGTTTGCCCTCAAAGGTACAAAACCTCTCGATGCTCGAGAAATTCTCGACACACTTTCTGACCGGGATGAACTGGTTACTTCAGGCATTTGCCCTGAGGGCCTTCGTGTCTATGTCAAGGAAACCAAGAAGCTCTATCTCTACAATGGAGCATCTTGGACTGTCGTAGGCGCTGGAGACCTTATGCAGGGCGCTACATCTGAAAAAGATGGTGTTGCAGGTCTCGTTCCTGCACCGAAGAAAGAAAATGTGAATATGTTCCTCCGTGGTGACGGTACTTGGGCTATGCCCACCGTCGAAGGTGGTGGAATCGGATCTCTCGAAGATCTCGGTATCACTGCTACTTCTGAGGAATTGAATTATATGAGTGGGGTCACCTCCTCTGTACAGACTCAGATCAACTCTCTGTCAACTGACAAAGTGGATGTGGATCGTACATGGGGTGGGGAAACTACCGCTCTTCCGAGTTTCGAATAAGTCTCAGTTTATAAAATCCAAATATATTGGGGGATATGAATCACGGCTTACTATATTCGCCAACTGAAAGACAATCAGGGCAACATTATCCTTCCTGCTTCTCGTGCGGAAGGTATCTTCTTCTCCGATAACACCAAGTTGAGCTCGATTATGTCTGCCACCAGCGGTGTCGTCAATAAGGCTATGGGTGATAAGAATGGCAAGGATATTGCTACTTATCTGGCCGATGCCTCTATTGATGATCACAAGCTGACTCTGACCAAGGGTGATGGCACTCCTGTGGAGATCAACATCCCCGATCAGGATACCACCTACGAGGAAGCTACTACCTCTACTGCTGGTTTGATGTCCGCTGCGGACAAGACCAAGCTGGATGGTCTGGATGCTGCTCTGGCCAATAAGGCTGACAAGACCCACCAGCATGTGATGGCTGACATCACTGACCTGAAGGCCATGACCGGCGCTTCTGCCGAGGCTGAAGGTGCTACTGGTCTGGTTCCGGCTCCCGCTCTGGGCGATCAGGACAAGTTCCTGACCGGTGCTGGTACCTGGTCTTCTGTCACCCCGGCTACCTTCGGTGTCACTGCCTCTGCTACTGAGCTGAACTACATGACCGGAGTTACCTCTGGCGTGCAGGCTCAGTTGGATGCTAAGGCGGCTGCTGATCACACCCACGAGATCGCCAATGTCAATGGTCTGCAGACTGCTCTGGATGCGAAGGTTGACAAGACTGCGATCCCGACTGTCATGCTGACTGTCGACGAGTCTTGGGGTGGCGAGTCCACTGCACTGCCTGATTTCAATGAATAAGAGGAATCCACCTCATTCATTCATCATTCATCGAAGTACCCTATAATCTCTAACTAATAAAGACTGACATGGAAGCCACAAATTCCATGTCAGTCTTTTTCTAGAGCTTTTGAATAAGTGAGGGCCCAAATGGGTACTGTCTTCTCCACTGATAATCCCCATTTAGATCTTCAATAAATAAAATGAAAGGAATCGATTGTTATGGCAACTTATATTCGTCAGTTGACGGATAATGCAGGCAATAATATTCTGCCCGCAACTCGTGCTGAAGGCGTTTATTTCCATGATAATACCACTCTTGATTCCATCATGTCTTCTCAGGCTGGCGTTGTCGCCAAGGCTCTTGGTGACAAGAACGGTAAAGATATCACCGGCTATGTCACCAACCTGACCTCTAAGGGAACTGTGGTTACCTTCACCAAGGGTGATGGTTCTAAGGGTACCTTCAATACTCAGGATACCACCTACGAGGAAGCTACTGGCTCTAAAGCTGGCCTGATGAGTGCGGAGGATAAGGCGAAGTTGGACGGCATTGCTCCTAATGCTAACAACTACACTCACCCGTCTCATACTGCTGCCGCAGCGGGTCTGTATAAGGTTACCGTTGATGCGCTGGGCCATGTGACTGCCACTACCCCGGTTGCTAAGTCTGACATCACCGGTCTGGGCATTCCTGCTCAGGATACAACCTACAATGCCTTCAAGGGTGCTTCTGCTTCTGCTGCTGGTGGAACCGGTCTGGTTCCGGCTCCTGCGAAGGGTGATCAGGCTAAGTTCCTGAAGGCTGATGGTACCTGGGGTACTCCTGAGAATACCACCTACAAGGAAGCTACTACCTCTACTGCCGGCCTGATGTCTTCGGCCGACAAGACCAAGTTGAATGGTATCGAGGCTGGTGCTAACAAGTACACTCACCCGAGCTACACTTCTAAGGCTTCTGGCCTGTATAAAATCACTGTGGATGCCACTGGTCATGTCTCTGCGGCTGCTGCTGTGGAGAAGAGTGACATCACTGCTCTGGGAATTCCTGGTCAGGATACCACCTATCAGAAGGCAACTCAGTCCACTGATGGTCTGATGTCTGCTGCTGATAAGACCAAGCTGGACAACATCCCGACTTCTGTCCTGGGATATGCTTCCAATTGGGGTGCTGATGCCGACGACCTGCCTGCTCGTCCTATCGCCTAATCTATATTCCAAATTCTTTATGAGAGATAGACTTTCTACATTCTAGAGAGTCTATCTCTCTTTTATTTTATCAATTCCGATACCATCCACTAAGAATCCTATTACTAAGGAGGAAATCAACTATGGGAAAATTGATCGTATTCGAGGGATTGGATGGATCTGGTAAAGCGACACAAACGATGCTCTTTCACAACTTTCTCAATAGCCTCGGAATTCAACACAAGATCATTTCCTTCCCAGATTATAATTCTCCTTCATCTGCTCTTCTCAAGATGTATCTCCATGGAGATTTCGGCACCGCTGATGAGGTAAACCCGTATATTGCCTCTTCCTTCTATACTGCCGATCGTTACTATGGATACAAGAAGAAGGAATGGAGAGAATTCTATGAGAATGGAGGTACCTTAATCTCGGATCGATATTCTACCTCCAATTTCATCCACCAGGGGGCTAAATTCCACATGAGTCAACCTGAATTGGATACCTTCCTGGATTGGTTGGATGATTTCGAATACAATAAGTGCGGATTACCCAGACCTGATAAAGTCATCTATCTCAAGATTCATCCTCAGATCTCCGAAAAGAATCTCCTGAAAAGATACCAAGGAGATACTTCCAAGATGGACATTCATGAGAGAGACAAATCCTATATGGAGATCTGTCATGCTACTGCCAACTATGTCGCCGATAAATACAATTGGGATATCGTTCCTTGTAGTATCATGACAGAAGAAGGAGATTGTGTCATGAGAGACATGAATGAAATCCATACTCAGATCATCGAAATGATCGATGTAGACAAGCCTCATTAAAATGGCAAAATAAAAATTATTTCGTATATCATTTATAGGTAAATGAGAGTAACTTTCTAAAGATAGAGGAACCTTAGACGTAAAATTCTTTATTTTAATGGAAGAATTTTCGCTTTCATTTACAGAAAGGAGAAAACTGCAATGGCAGATTTCAATGAACGGAAGGGAAAACCCTTCAATGGAAAGAACACTCGGAAGAACATCCAGTTCATTCACGAAACAAGAGGAAAACTGGACAAAGCTGAGAAAGGTCAGCAATGCGAATGTCTTCATCGGGCATTCGGTCATCCTACCTTGATTCCTCTGAATGATGGAAGCAGTGATGGAGGATCCAAATTCCGGTGCTCTCTCTGCAACAAGATCGTATCGATCTCTCGAATCGATCAGGATACCTTCAACAAGGCATTTGCTACGATCGATCAACAGTGTGACTGCGCCAAGATTCTGGCTCGTGATCCTGACAGTGTAGCTGTCCAGGCGATTGTCCAGTATCAGAAAGATTCTCTCCGGATCAAGAATGTCCTGGAGAAGATCATGCAGGCCAATAACAACTCCAAGAATCGTCCCCGTCGTGAGGGCAATTCGAACGTCACCATTAGTTGGTAAAATCAATTTATATACATCCATACTGAATCTCGTGATTAACTCGAGAAATCATGAGGTCGATACGTCTAAGGAATCTGTGGTATACGTCTGTGGCGTATACCACATTTTTTCTTCTCATTAGAATGATCGAAAATAAGTTTATATATCATTTTTATGTCCGTACACTCATACGGGGTATATAACAAGATATTAGTTTCCATAAGAAATAAATCTATATGGAGGTATACTTTGTGAAATCTGAAGTAAAGCAAAATGTAATCAAAGATGATGAGTATGTATACTACAAGGATGAGTATGACCAGGTCAGAAAGTTCATTGGTATGTACATCTCCTACCGTGGAACCAAAGCCGCACTTCATCTCTTCAAGGAAATCTTTAATAATGCCTTGGATGAATGTGTGAGCAAGAATTCTCCGGCAGATCAGATTGATATCTACTTTGATGAGTCCACACTCCGCATTATTATTGAAGACAATGGTCGTGGTATTCCCTTTGAGAAACTCAGAGAAGTATGTACTAAGAAACATACCACGACCAAGGAAGGAAGAAAATTCAATGTAGAATCCGCCGGTGAGAATGGTGTAGGTCTGAAGGTGACTGCTGCTCTCTCCGACTACTATCAGGTTACTTCCTATCGTGGGAAGGAATATAAGACATTGACGGTGACAAAAGGAAAGGACATCGTCGAGTCCAAACCTATGAAGAATAAGAAGGAAAAGACTGGATTGAGAGTCGAGTTTATTCCTTCTGAAGAATATCTGGGTAAGATTCATCTCACTGCGGATGACATCTGTGAATGGCTCCGTTGCATGAGCTATATCTGCCCGGAAGGAATTACCATGAAGCTGGTATCCAAGAGAAAGAAATCGGATGTCATTCTGTCTCGCACCTATAAGGCAGAGGGATTGGCTGAGGATGTCCGGTATCTTGGCAATGATCTGGAGTTTGCTCCTATGACAGTGGGATTTGACCAGATCTCGGAAGAAGATCCCATGAGAGAGTTTGCCATTCAGATGTCTTTCTCGTATGATCTGACTCTGGATGGAGAGACAATCGATTCCTACTGTAACTATGTCCATACCATCGAGAATGGTACACATGTCGATGGATGTGAATCCGCTCTGTGCAGCTTCTTTGTCAAGACTGCGCAGAGATTAGACCCCAAATCCAAATATCCTGTTACTTTCGAAGATTGTAAGAAGGGGCTCATTCTGGTCGTCAACTGCAAAGCGGCCAGACCGAATTTCTCTGGTCAGGTAAAAGAGAGAGTCGGTAATGAATATATGCAGACAGACTCTCGGAAGCAGATGCAGAAAGCGTTGGATACCTACTTCGTATCCAATCAAGCCACCCTCAAGAAAATCATCGACTATCTGAGAAAGATGGCAAAGATTCGTCTGGCTTCCCATTCTATGAAAGGACTGGATGGCAAGAAGACACAGACTTGGGCAGACGAAAGAGAAGTTCCCACCTATATCGGTCTCTCTGACAGAAATACCAAAGGGTATACAGAACTCTTCATCTGTGAGGGTGATTCTGCAGGTCGTCATGTCGCCAATATGGTTGACCACAGATATCAGGCTGTCTATCTTCTCCGTGGTGTCATTCCGAATGCGTTCGGGGTCTCTACCGAGAAAGCGATGAAGAATGATGTCCTTCGGAATCTCGTCAAGATTCTCGGATGTGGTATTGGAAAAGATTTCAATATCTCCAATCTGAGGTTTGACAAGATTATCATTCTCTCAGATGAAGATATTGATGGCCATAACATCACATCTCTTCTCTGTGCTTTCTTTGCAATTCATCTCCCTCAGATTATCATTGAAGAGAGACTGTATAAAGCGGTACCTCCTCTCTATCTTCTGAAGGATAACAAGAAGAATTCCTTTATTAAGGGAAATAAATATATCTTCGACAAGCATCAATACAATGACATCTATGATAGAGCCGTTGCTGACAATGTCGAGATCACTCTCCTTCCGGATAAGGGAGAACCGATTCCTCTTAGTAAGAAGGAAGCTTATGGCTGGATGAGAACCAACCTTCAATATCTCTATTATCTCGAGAATATGGTGAAGAAATCGGCAGCTCCTCTGTATATCGTAGAGGTTGTATGCTGGGAGTATCTCGCCTCAGAAGGAGATAGCAAGAAATTCAAGAAGCTCATCGAGAAGGTATTCCCCGAATGCAAGTTTGATATTGCTGAGCACAGTCTTCGTGGTGCCTATAACAAAGAAGACATCACCCTCATTGTGGACAATATCTTCTTGAAGAATGCCGAGAGACTTCTTGAGATTATGAGAGAGAATCCCTCGTTGATTGTGTCATTCAAGAATCGATCCAATAAAGAATCGGATCCTATGAAGGTGACCGTCGGTCAATTCCTCTCGATTGTCTCTTCCAAGTATAGTCCGGACATTGACCAGCGCTTTAAAGGGTTGGGCGAGATGGATGGCGAACTTCTGTTTGTCTCCACTCTGAATCCTGCGATTCGGAAGCTGTATAAGATCACCATGCATTCTGCAGATCGTGCCATTGAGCAGATCTCCAATCTCCATGGAAAAGAGAATGCAGACTTCCGGAAGAATCTTGTCTATCAAGGCAGATACACCATTGAAGATATTGACAACTGATACAAGGAGAGTATTCCTGCTATGGCAAAGAAAGAAAAGAAAGAAAAACCAGCAACCGGTCTCTGGGATAAAATCACAGATTCCGATTTTCAGCAGGAAGGCAATATCGATGATGTGGATGTAGGTGATTACAACACCGGCACCATGGGTCTCTTTGCCTTCAATGTAAACTGTGCAAGACAGTTGCCTGCACTCGAGGATTCCCTCATTCCTGTGCAGAGAAGAATCTTGTGGGTCGCTTATCTCATGAAGGCCTATAAGAATAACAAAGTCAAGTCTGCCTCTCTCATTGGCCAGACTTTGAATTATCATCCGCATGGCAATGCATCCATCTACATGTCCATGGTCAATATGGCTCAGCCTTTCAAGAAGGGTGCTCCTATCATGAGAGGCTATGGCAACTTCGGTTCCATCTGTGATCCGAATACGGTGGGCGCTGATCGTTACACGGAGGCTTCGATTTCTGACTATGGATACGAGTGCTTTTTCTCCGAATTTGATCCTGATTGCATTGAGATGCAACCAAACGCAACCAGATCTGCCGATGAGCCAGTCTATCTACCATCCAAATTCCCCAACATTCTCATCGAAGGAGTGTCTGGGCTTGGATATGGATTCAACTCATCCATACCGCCTTACAACATCAATGATGTCCTTGAGGTTACGAAAAAGCTCATCCTTGACCCAGAGGATCCAGAAATCGACATTCTCCCAGACCCGCCCGTTGACGGATGTGAAATTGTCTTCAACGAGGGATTGAAATCGATTGCTGAGACTGGATCTGGATCTCTAACCATGAGAGCCCATATTGAGATTGAGGAAGATACCAATAAGTATGTCTTCCACATTCGGAGTATTCCCTGGTTGGCGGATATGCAGAATATCGGTGAGCAGATCGTCCAGCAATGCAAAGCTGGGAATCTGTCTTTCCATGATAAGTCAGATCGGACCAGAGCTCTTGCTAAGAAATCCAAGGATGAATTCCAGAAGCATGACATTGACTACTGCCTCTATCTCCATAAGGCATATGATCCTCTGAAGGAGAAAGCGAAACTCTATAAGCTTACCGATCTCCAGAAGACGATCTCGGTCCAATTCTGGGCAGTCACCGATGGTGTCAATGTCAACCACTATAACATCCGGACTCTTCTTCTGGCATGGATTGATAACCGGAGAGAATACATCCGTCGTCTTCTCAATAAGAAGGTCTCCAAGATCAATGCAAGAATCACCATTCTAGAGACCTTGATCAAACTCACCGAGAAGACCAATCTCGAGAAGGTCATCAAGATCATCAAGGGATCTTCCCAGGAATCTGCTGAGGATCAATTGATGAAACTTTATGGGATGAATTCCTTCATTGCCCATAAAGTGGTCGATATGCCTCTGAGAGCATTCACTGGTGATATGCATCAGAAGTATATTGAGGAGAGAGATGAACTTGCCAAAGAGCTCAAGAAGATCATGGGAATGATCTATTCAGAGAAGAAAATCGATGAATTGATCATCTCGGATCTGGATGATCTGAAGAAGTATGCTCCTCCTAAGAGATACTGCACCATCATCCGGGAAGGAAAAGAAGAGGCTATCTCGGATACCGAGCACATCATGGTCTTTACCAAGAAGGGATTCTATAAGAAACTTCCCACTGTCATGAACTCCAGAGTCAAAGGATATGGAGCTATGGCACATGGAGATTATCCCATTCTTGCGACCAGGTGTAAGAATCTTGAGAATATCATCCTCTTTGATTCCACAGGTCGATTCAGCATTGTCCCTGTCCATGAGTTTGACAATACCATTCCTTCCAATACAGGGAATCGTGTCTATGATGTAACCAAACTTCAGGGTGAAATCATCACGGTTGACCATGAGGAGACAGAGGCAGATTCCAAGCTCATTTACTCCGACTTTGGTCTGGTGAGTTACATTGTCACTCTGACAAAGTCTGGCTATCTTAAGAGAACCTCTCTGGAAGAGTATCGGAATATCAAGCAGCCAAAATCTGTGCGATGTGTCAAGCTTCTGAAGGAGAATGATTCTCTGGTAGCTGCCTCCAGATTGATGTGCTATCCTGAGGAGGAATCTACCAAGAAGAAACCGAAAGTACGTCTGGCACCTCCTGATCTTCTGGTCTATACCAAGAAGGGTCATTTTACAATCGTTAAGAATCAGGATATCCCTGTCATCTCTCGAGATTCTCAAGGAAATCGCTGCTTCAATCTGGAAGAAGATGACTCCTGTGTGGGATTCTGCATTCTTCCTCAGGCATGTGAATATGTCGCTTGTATCATGGACAACGGCTATGTCAAGAAGATTGCCGTAGAAGAATTCGGAGATCTGACCAAGAAGAGAGTCTCCTCCTACATTACCACGATGGATGATAAGACTTCTCTCTATACCGTCATTCCGATCAATCCCAAGTCTGTGATTACGGTAGCCACCAAGAATGGATCTCAGGATCTCAGCTTTGATGAAATTCCTACTATGTCTCGTAAAGCCAAGGGAAGAAAGCTTCTGTCTCTGGGTGGAGATAACATCATCTATGTCGGAGTCACCGAACCGTAAAATCTCACTATAAAAAGAAAATCCCGAATAAGATCGAAATTTTGTGTGATCTTATTCGGGATATTTTTTATAAACTGCTCGAATTGAAAAGTGAGGGGTTAAAGTCTATATATTATATAGGTAGAAAGGAGGTAATTTATTGAATGAGTTGAACGGGTATTATGGGGCCGTAATTGAAGAAGATTTTGAAGCCCCGGAAGAGGTATTCGACGATGATGACAGTAGTTAGAAGCCTATCACCGAATCGAAAAGTCGGGTACAAAATCATGTATATTATTAAAGTAGAATAGAGGGAATAAGTCTCTTTATTACTACCAAAATTACGACAAGGAAAAGTCGTTAAAACCAGAAAGGAATATCATTATGATCAACACTGAAATTTTGAAGGGCATCGGCAAAATCACTATCGGCGCTGGCGCTGTCGGTTGCGGCGGTATCATGATCGCCAATGGTGTCGGTGACATCAAGAATGCCATCGACAAGAGCAAGCTGGCGGCTACTGCGGCTGCAGAGGCTACCACCGAGGCTGCCGAGGATGTCGATCTGGGTGACCTGGAAGACGACCTGCCCGACACCGCTGCCACGGAAGCTGTTGAGTAAATCTCAATGGCTTCCATGCCAGCACAAAGATGGGGACCTTTTTACGGGTCCCCATCTTTTTTCTTTTTTATTCAAGAAAACAAATCCCCAGATACCTATAGTTGGCGCTAGGTATCTGGGGATTCAGACAAAGGAGATTCAACTATGATAGGAAAAGAAAGGTAAAAACTGAACATGGGCAAATGATTTCAGAAATGTCAGTCGTATGAAGGAGAATACAAATACGACTTTACTCATTTGTTAAATCTTTTCTTTCCCCTGGATCCCTTAGCCTCAAAACACCACGATAAGCTTATCAAATCCAACTATCTAGGAGGTATAGAGACATGGTATTCAACGAGACCCAAGTATCTCCGTTGACCTTTGGCGATCTCTTAGATGATTCGAGTATGGATCTTCCTGTCACCGAGGCTAAGTCATTTGAAAAGCCAGATGACTGGGATGCACCTGAATCACAAGAAGAGCGGAGAATGATCCGCTCTCTTTTTGCAGATCGAAATATGAAGTCCTTCAGACTGAGAGACTTTCTGGATCCCAAGATCAAAGAGAATCTCCCTAAGTATGAAGCGACACTCACAAAATACATTGAATCCTATCGAAATAAGAATGTGGATATTCTTTCTGATATTTATATTTTGAAGAATATGATCTTTACGGATAATGATAAGAATATCCTCTTTACCTGTTGTGGAGTGGACGAGGATGAATTGGATAAGTTGATCAAGGATCTTGAGAAACCTCCTTTTGTCCAGGAGCAGAAGAATATCACTCCCTTCAGGGTGCTTCTCATGTTTGTGATTCGCTATTACAAATTCAATGAGAAAAAGAAGACTCAGTATGAGATGTGTAAGCTCTATTATGAATACAATCTCTACTATTCTCTCTTCTCTTCCAATTTCAGATATGGAGTCGCTAGACCTGCCACCATGGTTTACACCATTGACAATCTCCAGAATGGTATGATTCTGAAGAAGGCTGGTTCTATCGAAGTCATGATGCAGAAATTGGCCAATCGAGTCTTTGATCCTAAGATGAATTCAGAATCTTCTAAGTCTTCCAATTCCAAGTATGACTATGACAAACTTTGGAAAGATGGATCAGACTGGGGAATGGAATATATGATCAACCAGTTGAAGACAAGATTGAATGGACAATTCTCCTCCATTCGAAAGAAGTATATGGAGAATTACAAAGAAGGAAATGTCTCTCTTTCTCAGGGAGACAATCGAGATGATGAAGGAAATGTCATCGAGACCGATTTTCTTTCTGGTAGAATCAGCAAGCTCGTCTCTCTGAATGTGTCGAAATTCTATTCCACTTCTCTGAATAGAGGTCAGATTGTCAAGATCTGTAAAGCAATGAAAGTGTCTCCAGATGAATTGATTCTCTGTCTGGAGAATATGAGACAAGAGAGACATATCGATGAGCTTACAGATTTCTATTCTGCTCTCTTCACTCTCTTCTTCAGCCGGAATCCGAATGCTAAGGATGAGGATATTCACTCGAAGGCATTTGCTCTTATAGCAGAGCAAGCTTACAAGAGTGGTAACTCCAAAGAACCCAATGTCATTCGGATCAAGGAACTCTCTCATCAGTGGCTGAAGAGAGGAAGCAAAACCTATCGCAATACTACCTCTAGTGGAACCATAAACGGATTCCGCAGAGCGATTTTCCTCTACTTCGTGTTTAGTGCGATGAAGAGCTAAGGAGGAAAGAAATCATTATGGCTACCATTGCGGAAAAGAGAAAGAAGTTCATGAAGATGCTTCTGGATACTTTTAATCTCTTGGATCCTTCGGGAGATAATGCGAAGAAGTACGAGAAGTTTTTCTCTTCCATGAGCGATGATCAATTTGACAAATACATCCGTAAATTCTTTGCAGATGATTCTCAGCAATTCTATCTTGAGATCGTTGAGTATATGAGAGATATCAAATATGAGAATATTGAGAAGGCTGCCAAATATCTGGGAGTCCCTCTGTATGAGACTGTCTATCTCCCTCATATCAACCATGATCTTGAGAATGTAACCGTGACACCTGAGAAGGTTCCTGTTGGTTACATCCATGAAAAGAGAATGATGCAGACATTGGAGAAGAAGAACTCCGGATCTACATCCAATACTCAGAGAAATCCTCTGACTGGTCAGGTTACTGGTGATGACAAGAATGGTCGTAACTCTGACGTGGAGACTTACTCTCTTCTTGCCACTGGTGCTGAATATGCTCTGAAGGAATTCTTAGGTCCCAGAGCGGATGATGAAGTTGCCAGAAACGAGATGGCCACTGCCATTGCGAAGAATGGGTATGTATCCATGAAGGATCTTACCAATGACAAGGCCAATAAGACTTCTCTGAATACACTGAATATCTACTTCCTCATGCAAGGGTTTAAGACCAATCTGATTGGCAGTGGAAATCTTCTTCCAAAACCCAAGAATGAAGAAAGAAGTCAGGCTCTCACTGACAAGGATAGTCCTTATATCTAACGAAACAAATAAAACCTCCCATAGGATTCCGTATACCCGCTTGGAATCCTATGGGAGGTTTTGCCGAATGGAAATCTAAAAGGAGGAAATCGAAATGTCAGAAAACATCTAAGGAGGAATTAGCCAATAACTAAGACAGCCCATCTTAGTCCGGATCTTAACACAATCCGAATAGCCCGAAAGCACCAGAGAAGATCGTATTCTTCGGTACTTACATTTTTGTATTTCTAAGAAAACCATATCTTTAGAGCTTGTTAATCTCAGGGCTCCTATACGATTCAGGAAACGGAATTTTTACATATATTATTTTTATACTAAAATAGAAAGGAGTGTATCTATATTATGGATACGAATTTGAAAGTCTCACTCATCGGTATTGGCAACGCTGGTTGCCAGGCAGTCGAAGTGGCCCGCAAGAAGGGTCACACCGTCTTCTGCATCAACTCGAGCCAGAAGGATCTGGACGATAAGATCTTGGATAAGACCATTCCGTCCTTCCTCATCGGCAATAAGCGTGGTGCGGGTAAGAACCGTCAGAATGCCAAAGGGTTTCTGACCATCGAACTCGAACGCCTCTTCAATCAGACTCCTGCTTTTACCGATGTGATCGAGGATGCCGATGTTGTCATTGTGGCAGCATCTACTTCTGGTGGCACTGGCTCTGGTGCTGGTCCGCTTCTCGTCAATCGTCTGATGACCTTCTATCCCAATAAGGTCATCATCTTCTTCGGGATTCTTCCGAAGCATTCTGAGTCTGCTCAGGCTCAGTTCAACACCGTTGAGTGCATGAATGAGGTCACCAATCCCAAGCTGCATATGACCTACATGCTCTCTGATCTGCATTCCTTTGAGGATGATCCGATGGAGGAAGCCTATCGGAAGACTGCGGAGTATATCGCAGATTGTGTCAGTGTCATTCGTGGTGATTATCTCAAGGAAACTCCTTATGGGATGATCGATGAGTCTGACATGCTGACCATGCTCTCCACTGAAGGATACATGATGATCAACCATCGTGCCAACATCACCAAGAATGATCTGTCTGAGAAATCTTCCCAGGCGATCATGATTGATATGTTGGAGCATACTGCGGCTGTAGATCCTCAGAAGGATCGTGTCGTTCGGAATCTCGGTATCATCATGAATACTCCGGATCAGACGAATGACCCCTGCAAGTCTGGGAACTTCTCTGAGTTGGAAGGATATACCGGTCGTCCTCTGGCTACCTTCCTCAACTATACGGTGGAGAATGCCCAGCGTGCTGACTTCTCTGTCATCATGTCTGGTATGTCCAAGCCTATCAACCGTATCTCGGAATGCACTGAGATTGCCAAGGAATGTGAAGCCCTCAACAATACTGATACGGCTTCTGTGTCGGATGAGCTGGCAGATCTCTCTGCCATCAAGTCCACTCGGAATGATGCCAACCGGAATCGAATTCTCGGTGTCTCTTCCGTTCGGAATGACAAGGCAAAGCTGACTGACATTCCTGATATTTTCTAATTGCGTATATCATTATAGAGTAATCCAAATACAAAAGGAGGAATAACCTATGGGATTGCGCAAACGAAATTCGTTTACGATTGATTCATTCAATGACCTATTGGATGACATCATTCAGAAACGAGTATCTGCGTCTACCGCAGAAAGAGCGATTGTCTATTATCTGGAGAGTGAAGAGTTTATGAGGATGCTCTTCAATCCTCCGGAAGAGATCGATCGTGCTAAGTTGCAGAAGGATACCAAGGACATGTATGTCATGATGGCCCATCGGAAGGTCATCAAGACCACTGTTAATGCGATCGAAGAAGAAGCCTATAATGGCTATGATGAATTCGATCGGTCTGTGGCAACCTTCCTGCATACTGTTGCTCTGGCTGGTATCCAGGTCTCTCAAGAGTTTGAAGATCGGACTCGGAGTGATCTGGAGAAAGGAAACATCTCTCGGTCTGAAGCCAGAGAAGAGATGATCCACATCAATAAGTATAATGATAATCTCAAGGATCTGATCAAGACCGCCATGAAGATTATCAAGAGGAGAGCCAAGAGAGTCTCGTATGACTCCAATATGCCGGTGGAGATCTGCCGGAGTGCTTTCCTGGGAGTTCCGGATCCCAAGTATATCAATAAGTATCAGGTTGGTTTCTATGCCAATCGGGTACTGACCGACATCTATGAGATCGTCGATTCCTATGAAGTGAACATGGATCGTGTCAAGTGGGGTCGGTTCTTCTCTCAGATTATGGGTGAATCCAATGTGGTTGAGGTTGCGACCTATATCCTTCTCGAGGGTATGAATCGCATCAATGACTTCAAGGGATCCGAAGTGAAGAAGGTTTGGAATTCTCTGACTACCTTCGCTCTGGATGTTCTTGAGGATGCGCCCGAGCAGATTCAGACCCAGATGCTGGATTTGTATACCAAGAGGATCAGCCGGATGTTCAATGACAATGTCTATGAACTCCGTGCCGATCTTCGGAATCTGGATGAGGCGGAATATCCGAATCTGGCTCATGTCGTGTCTGGTTATGTTGATAAGATCAATGAGATCATCAAGGAAGCCGCCGACAAAGCCAAGGATAAAGTCTAATCCAAACAAGGTAGTTTATGGATCTCTGGGGAGATGGATCTGTAAACTGCCTTTCTTTTTATATGGAGGTGAGTCATACCAATGAAAGCGCCGAGTAGTACCTTCATTGAATGCTACCATGTCATCAATCCAGATCTCTTTCAGTGGAATATCCGGCTTGATGAAAATGATAGTAAGTATTATATCATCGAAGCCTATGCCAGATCCAATAAGGCAAAGGTAGTGGCCAATAATCCCTTCTTTGTCATTATAGGATCTAGAGAGGATTTCCCCAATATCATGGATTCCTTCGTCTCTGTCATTGAGATTCTCAGTGCCGATCCCAATAACAGACCAAAATCTGATTTCTATGGGATGGAACTTCCCTATGAAGAGGCGAAGAAATACAATACCAATGTGGCATATATGGAATTGCCTGTTAGTCCGGAAGACAAAGAGGGACTCTCCAGTCTGAAAGGAATCACAAGAAAGAATTACATCTATGCCAGAGAGACGATTGGGTATGTGCAACCCATTCAGAAATCCTGGATGTATGAGATTCAGAAAGGATCTATGGTGATCTTGGATGAAGAGGAGCAAAAGGATGAATTTCCTCGAGCCATCGTCTTCATGATCGTCAAGTCCTTCATCAGCCCTCCGGATATTCACACCATTCGTGTTGATTACGATGTGGAGCACAGTCTCAATGACGAACCTATGGTCTCTCAATGCTGCTACTATTATCCAGTCCGATTCAAATCATCATATGATATGATCGTATGGGAATTCCCCATCTGCACAGTGGAAGAATTCAGAGAGAATTACGCCCTTCATCATGAGATCATCAAGAGGAAGTCTATCTTCCCCTATACAGCCAAGGTCATGACCGATGAGACGATGAATAAAAAGTAATTCTCAAAAAGAAAGGATAATTCTCGGTAAATCCTGAGGTATCCTTTCTTTTTAATTTAATAAATTCTATACGTTATGTTAATGCCTCTGAGAGGCAATCGCCGCCGTCTATTTTCACACATTCAAAATTCTATTTTACGGAAGGGTATCATTATGCTGAAATATCTTAATCAAGAACTTTTCAAAGAAGAACTGATCTCTGATCCTGCTACCAACTATACCGATCGGTGCTTCACTCCTCCCGACTTTATCGAGTATGACGAGGAACATCCCCGTCCTGAAAAGCCTTTCTTGAAGGTGCGTGAATTCTCCTGCGAAAACGAAAGTGACCGTAAGCTCAACATTCGTGGCATTCTGACCAAAACTGGTGCCAAGACATTCCGTGTTTCGTCCGGCGATCGGAACATTGGAGATGACGAAGATCTGTTCATGCTTGCGATTCCCTTCCGTGGTTATCTGGATCAGAATGACATGCCTGAGTGGATCCGGATTCTGAAGAATCGCATCGTGATCTCCACCAAGTATACCATCAAGGTTGGCGATGCCAATTACAGCAAGATGCTGTGGCTGGCCGTCATGGTCGACAAGGACAAACTCCCTGCCGATGGAGATGCTTCCTTCACCATTCACTACTTCTATCCGGAGCGTACTCGCAAGAAGGGTACTTCGAATCCGGAGCGCTTCCCCACCGGTAAGACCGTCTATGTCGATCGTACCGTTGTGTATGAGAATGGTGAATTCACCATGAAGCCGGAGGAACCCCGTGTGATCGAAGGTGAGCCTGAGCGTATCAAGCATCCCTTCAATCTGTATCAGTTCCCCGATAAGGATTGCCTGCGTTTCGACAAGCCCAAGAAGGAATTCAACAAGGATTCTGACCGTCCCTATCGTCGATATGAGGATCGCAAGTATGAAGGTGCTCCTCGTACCGATCGTCAGGGCAACAACAATCGTCGTGGAACAGGCCGCTTCAACAATACCAAGCGGAAGTAAGCCCATTCTTTTTATCTGATAAGATGGATGAATCAATCTCTGTATAGATCGATAGAGACTGGTTCATCCATCTTTTTAGTCATCGAAAAACCTATGAGTAATCTTTTCTCTCATTATGAAAGTGAGGTTTTATATTATGAGTGAAATCGTCAATTTGGAGCAGAAGAACTCTGAGACTCCGGTCAATTCCGTCAATACCAATAAGAATACCATCCAGTTGGAAGTCTATTACTTCTCTTCCTCTGGATCGATGATTGACTTTGCCCAGTCTCCTGCATCCAGGGAGGTTGGTAAGTCTGGTCCTGTCCTATTGATGTTTAATGATCGGATCTATTACATGGTCGATCATGATGGTCCTCATAGCTTCCCTGAGATTGCATCGAAGCTCGTTGTTAATCTTTTCGGACTGGTAGGACTTAAAAATAACGTCACGACTGCTCAGACAGTCCGCTACCACGATCCCAATGTGGAGATTTTTGTCAATGCCTCTTATATGAAATAATCAGTAAGCATTTTAAACCTATATATCATAGCCTTGATAGGAGGTAATAGAATATGCTTATTGAAGAACTCCGTAAGAAAGACAAAAACAAATACTTCACATCCAATGACTCCTTTGTACCTTACAGTACCTCACTGATTCCCTTGGACTTTGCCAACGGCTACATGGCCCCTATGGGAGATGGCCGGATGGTTCCTGTCACTGGAATTCTGGGAGGTACTTTTACCACCATCATTGGATTGTCTGGATCTGGTAAAACTACCTTGGCAGATCAAATCGCCTGGAGTATTATCTCACCCTTTGAGGATGGGATTATGATCCATTTCGATATTGAGAAGACTGCCATGAAAGCAAGAATTCTCCAGATCACTGGTGCAAAACCAGATGATCCTCGCATCATTCTCCAGAAGGATCGTGTGAGTATTGAGGATGTCCTCGATATTCTCGATACCATCTGTGATGCAAAAGAGGCAGCTGGAGATTCTGCCATGTATGAGATCCCTCAAGAATACTGGGTGGATCCTGATAAGCCGACCAAGATGTATGTCCCTACGGTATTCATCTTGGATTCTCTTGCCACCTTCAACAGCAAAGAGCGTAAGGAAGACGTGCTCGAAGGACAGATGTTGGGTGGAAGAGAAGCTGGTCAGATCTCTCAGTTCTATTCCAAGTGTCTCAATAAGATGAGTCACTATAATATTTCCATCATTGCGGTGAATCACATCAAAGCAAAGGTGGACATCAATCCCTATCAGGCATCTCCGTCTCAGTTGATGATGTTGAAGCCTGGGGAGAGCCTTCCTCGGGGAAACGCCCCTGTCTATCTGGCCCAAAATATCTTCCGCTGCACTGCTACGAAAGGAAACATGTATACAATGGAAGATAATGGATTTGAGGGCTTCCGCTGTCAAATCCAGGTAAGTAAGACTAAAACTTCTTTTATCGGTTCCACGATCAATGCTTGCTTCAACAAAGACATCGGCTTTGATCCGATTTACACATTATACGAGTTTGCAGAGCAATGCAATCTGGTCGGTGGCCGTAACCCTTATCTCGTCATCAAGGGTCTAGAAGAGTTCAAATTCAATCGCAAGGATTTCCGTGCGAAATTCATCAACGAACCGGATTTCCGGGAAGGTGTGATGAAATGTTTGACTCCATACCTGAAGATGATTCTGGGATCGAAAGAAATGAATTCCCGTGATCCTGATGAGTATGTCTCATTATCATCTCTGATGAATTCATAAAGTTATTTGCTTGAGAGGTAAGTAGCTCAGGCGACAGAAAAGTTGGCTAGAAGTGTGAATACGATCATCTTCTCCTTTACCAAATATGGAGAACGATGTGACACCCTTTAGACATAGGGAGATCCCAAATTATATAAGCACGACTACCTGACGGACCTACGAGTCCCTGTGACTTTATGAGTCTCTTAGATGACAGAATCCCTTTATGGTAATGCATGTGATGACGTAAGATTGCTTGGCCTATATGCTGCGATTGATCCCCTAACAATGCAGCATATAGGTTGTAATCTCTTGGAATACTTGAGTATAAATAAAGTCTAGACTTTATTTAGATTCCAGATGATTTCAAAGGAGATTACAACTATGAGATGGATTATCACAGAAAATGGAGTCCGTTTGAAGCTGAGTGAGATCTCGATGATCTACGCTGAGAATGTAGAAAATGAAGCCACCAAGTTTACTCTGATGGCTGGAATCACAGCTTCTCAGACCGCAGTCATTCTGAAACATGATGTCTCTCACGATACTTCGGAGAAGATCATGGATCGGATCACCAATGTCAACAAAGACTGGGTATTGCTCGACCTCCGGAAAGAATATGTCGAAAACTAAGAGATTAGATTGGAGGCATATATCTGATGGCGCAGTTTATTCAGACTCAATACAAGGAGTTTGTCAATCTTGACAACGTCCTGACCTTTAATCTTTCCTATAACGAGGAATACAAAGTTTGGTATGTCGTTGCCTATTACCCCGGATCCTATACTGGAAATCATTCCTATATCTCTTCTACGATTGGTGCCTTCAAAACTGAGAAAGAAGCGAAGAAAGCCATTCGTGAAGTGATTCGGAGATCCAATCATCCGGAGGAATATCCAAACGGACTCCTTGCAGACTTTACTGTTGAAGGAGGTCCATACTGAGATCATGGAAGCAAGTAAATGCAATGGTTGTGCCTGCATGTATTGTGACCGGAATGAGAGAATCCCTGGGAATTACCAACCAGGTGTGTCTCTCTGTAACAAATGTCCCAATACCAACAACGGATCTTGCTACAAGTCATCCTGCAATCTGAAAAATGAAAAATAAGATTTCCCCTTACTAGAAATATCAAGATCTAGTAAGGGGACTTTCTTTTTATACCCGTATACTCGGTCGAACCGGTAGATTATGATATTCCCATCAACTTTCAATTATATGCTGATGAGTAACTCTGAAGTATAAATTTCGTTCTGGCGGAAAGGAAGTTGGTGATACAATGTCTATGGGCTCGATCATTGTATCCATACTCTATGATCAATTTTTAGCGAATGAAGTAGAAACCTTACAAATCCCGAATTTACCCAGTTCGGATACGTATTCCTTGGAAGAAGAGAAGTCTTTCTTAAAGAGGACTCTTCTTCTCTGGAATGAGATAGAACTTTTCTTTCATGTAGGAGACGGGAAGATTCGGTATGACATAGATGATAGAGCCGCAGAAACTTTCTGTATATTATTACAGGGATATTATGTCAATCTCTTCAACGTACAGGTGGAGAGAATGAACGAAAAACTCAAGGTCTGTAGAAAGGAAGCCTCTGAGTGTCGTTGGAATGACAATCTCATTCTACAGTATTCCACCTATTATCTCATGAGACAGAATCTTCTCTCGCATATCCGTTACTTACAAGAAATCAACCCGAAATTATTAGGAGTGAAATCGGATCGACTCGATCCTATCGATAAATTAGAATATACCGACTTAAAAAGAGAGGAGCCGAAATCTAGCTTTTTCAGAAAATGCCAATATGGATTGGTGTATGGTCTCTGGAAACTGATAACCATCTAAATACCAATCTCTTTTCCATAGAAAACCAAAGGAGGAAACCAATATGGCAGGCACAGACGAATTTCGTAAAATGGACGAAGAATGGGGAGACAAAATGGAGAAAGTTTTCGGTCCTACTTTGTTAGGATTTCCCGAAGGCGTTGACTCATCCCGTCTCTACATGTTTTCTTCGAATGAGAAGCAGTTCCTTACCATGATGAATCCCGATGTCCCCCATATTCTGACTGGTTATGAGAATATCTTTGGTAAGTATTCTCATGCCTATAAGAAGATGGAAGGGACGTGGGAAGTTAAGAAGATCATCCCCAAGTATGAAGGCAAACATGTCTATTCCATGTTTCTCTACAATGCAGAGACCGATACTTGGGATGTGATCGAGAAGGCAATCGCTGAGAATCTGACCGAAAAGTTTGGATTCGCTTACAATACCTCCAAGATGGATTCTCTCCGAGAGGGAGATACCGTCCAGAATGAGGTACTCTATAAATCAACTTCCTATGATGAGCATATGCAGTATCGGATTGGCAAAAATGCCCGTGTCATGTATGTGACGGACAATGCCACGATCGAAGATGCCATCAAACTTCGCAGAGGATGGGCCAAGGATGTCCAATCTGTGGAAGTGGATGAGGTTCGGGTCTCTGTCAACTCGAACGACATCCTCAAGAATGTATATGGTGCTCCTGGTGAGTACAAATGCTTCCCGGAAGTGGGTGAGTATGTCAAGAATTCCACCGTATGTGCAGTAGCCCGTGTGAATCTGAATCATGCCATCTTTGACTTCCAGGATAAAAGACTTCGTACCATCTCGGATACCGATACCGAATATTTTGCTCCGAAGAATTCTCTGATCTATGACATTGATGTCTGCTACAATGGAGACGATCCCTTCCCGGAAAATGTCTTCTATCGGCAGCTCAAGAAGTATTATGATCAGGAATGCCAGTATGCTGCCCAAGTGTCTGAGATGTGCAGGATGATTGAATCCTCTGGATCTCATTATACTCCTCAGGTATCCTATCTGAATGCAAAGTATCAGCGCTTCAACGATAAAGAATACAAATGGAAAGACAAAGACAGAGCTTTCGCCAATCTGGTTGTCATCTTCAAGACGATTGCTGTGGTGGATCTGGAAGAAGGATTCAAACTCACAGGTCGTTATGGTGATAAAGGTATTATCTCCAAGATCACCAATGCAGGTGAGAAGTTTGGCATGAAGCCTGCGGAGTCTTTCAATCACATCGTTGACAATATCGTGGATCAGCTCAGTGAGGATTCCAATCCGGAAACCATGACTGAGAATGCCAAAGAGGTCTCGATTGTCGATGACTGTGATATGCCCTATTATGTAACCGAGGATGGAGAGAAGGTTGTCGCCGACATTCTTCTGAATTCCTCTGGTTCGATTCGTCGTCTGAATACAGACCAGCTCTATGAAGTAGAAATCAACTTCATCGCAGAACAACTTCAGAGGAAGATCAAGAAGATGACCGACATCGAGGATAAGATGCAGGTTATTTTGAGATTCCTCGAACTCCTCAATCTGGAGCAGCATGACTTCTTCCTCCAGATGTGGAATAGTTGGGATCAGAAATTTGATGTGGATGGAATCCAGGTTGAGATCGTGGATGAAGAAGCAAAGAAGAAATTCATCCAGGATGTCGAGGAGAATGGGTTCTATATCGTCAAACGTCCGGATTCCAAAATGCGGTATGACTGTCTTCGGAAGATCTATGATGAATGGCCGGATATCAAACCCTATGATGCTTACATTGATCTCTTTGGGATCAAAGGTAAAAAGATCATGAGGCCGGTTGTCATCGGCAGCAAATATATGTATCTTCTGAAGCAGACTTCCAATAAGAATTTCAGTGCTCGGTCCACTGGTCGTACTGATAAGAAACAGGTCCCTGCAAAGAGCAATGACAAGAAATCCAATCTGTCTCCCTATTCTCGGTCTCCAATCAAGATTGGTGAGACGCACAACCTCTTTGCAGCTGTGTCGGGTCTGACCATTGCAGAGCACAACCTCTTCACTCGTTCTTCTCCCATTGCAAGAAAGTCCCTGGATCGGATTCTCAAAGCATCGGGAGATCCCTTCGACATCCAAAAGCTCAAGGTAGAAGAAAACTTCACGAATATCAATGTGGACATTCTCGCTGCCTATCTCAAAGGTATGGGCATTGAGCTTGACTTTGATGTAGAGGGAGAATACGAGTATGTCTATCGGGATACGATCCGTCAGTATCGTACCCATGGATTCACTGTGGTGGATCGTCTCTCTCGGAAACCGATTTATGACAAGCTCTTTGATCTCTATAATGAGTTTATGGATACCTATGAAGTGGTCTCCTCGGACAAGGAAGCTCCGATGAAGGCAGCTTGGAAATGGGTCTTCGAACAAGAGGAAGTAAAGAAACTTGATCTTGGCAGTATCACCGAGGAGATGATGTTTATGATCACCTCCAAAATGCATGATGACACTCTGAAAGAATCTTCGGAGGAGGCCAGAGATGAAACGGCAGATGAGGATACTGTCTCGAAATCTGTAACGGAAGAAGAGTGAGACCATCATATGAATACCCATGTCATAAAGGATCTTCAAGAAGACTATAAGAATCATATCAAACAATATGGATACGATCTCATTGACTATTCCCAGTCTGTCCCTGGAGAGGGATATGGATATCTGATCTGTCTTCAGGATTTCCCAATTGCATTCTTGGTAGAGAGATTCCATTTTGTCTGTAATTCACAAGATCCGATTATCATCTACAATGACCCGGATTCTATGGGAAGATGGACTGTACAACCCTATCGATACAGGTCTCATTCAGAGGCTTTCTATAAGATCGGAATGATGTCGGAAGCACCAATCTATCTCAATGACGCTGATCTGGTTGGACTGACCTTCACCTGTCTGTCTATGCGAGACAGTTATCAAAAGAAATTCTTGTTGAATTCCCAGAAACTTTGGGAGATCATCAAGATTTCGACACCAAACTCTTCCTTCTAAGAAGAGTATGGATGGAAGTATCCACTTTATTCTAAGTGGATACTTCCATCCTATTTTTCTTTTATTATGGAAAGGAGAGTTTTATAAGAATGAGGCGCTTAGCATATTTACTTCTTGGAATTGTAATTGGTTTGATGGTTCTTGGATTTCTGTATCTTGGATATGAGTTCTTGGAAGGATCAGCCATCATGTTTACACATCTCGCAGGATTATTACTCTAAGATATTCAAAGGGGAAGATATGAGTATGGAAAGAGAGTATCATTATCCGGATATCATAGGCTTTGATGTATTCGAGAAGACTTCTATCGTGAATGACATCAAAGAAATTGTCTATTGGTATTCGAATTGGTCTTTTGGACTTCAACAGATCGTAGATGGAGATCGGTGCTATCTGTATCCTATCTCTGAGGTTGTTATGATTGAGAAAGATCATACACCCAGGATCGATCATGTCATTCGTATGTCCTATATGGATTCTATGTCCAAAGAGAGGGTTCGTCCCATCTGTATTCCTATAGGATACGGCCAAGAGGAGAAGGATGATTTCATCGAGTTCTACGAGGATCTCTGCAGCAAATTTCTGGATACATATGATCCGGAGGAGATCCATAAACATACAAAGGAACTCATCTGGATGCTCCTCTGTAATCATTATCATGATCATGTCTGCGATGACGAGGAAATCCGAGAAATCGAAGGAAAACTTATCGCTCATAAAGAGTAAGGAGGAAATCATACCATGGAATATCAGGATCACAAAATTCGTCTGGATGTCTTTTCTTTTGCCTCTATGACAGAGGATAAGATCACCGAATGGATGAACTCTGTCTTTGGTACAGAGTCTCTCAATGGTGGAAAACTTCCCGAATTACCCTATGGGTATCTCTTCACCTCTACCGAATCCAATGAATCTGGTAAGTATCTGAAGTTTGGAGTCTATGCCACCTTCCATAAGATTCGGAATCACTACATCGTTCCTCATTATCGGATCGCCCGTGGTGAGGAAGTCACCTATGAGGAGTATCTTGCTACCAATGGAGTGGATTATTCTCTCCATGAGTATGTCGAATCTCCCCATGTCACTGGTACCTATGTCGAATCTGAGGAAGCTCCTGAGCAGAATGGATACTACCTCGACTACGAATACGGATACAAGACCAAGATGGATCTCGAAATGATGGAGGAGGATATCACATCCTTCCTCCGGATTGTGGATGACACCGATGGGAATAAAACCATCTTCCAGGTCATCTAAGGATTAAGCAATAAAAAAGGAAGGCATACATCAACCCACAATGGGATGTATGCCTTCCTTTTTATCAAATATTTGATTGTGTAGATTTTATGTGAAGATAATTGCGCAGAGATGTGAATCAATCTTTGCCGTAGATCCTGATACGCAGTGTGAAGTCGATGGTGGGAGTATCCGAATTGCAGACAATGGTAACCTGCCCATTACCCGGAGTGATAGTGGAGATATACCCCAGGTTCTCACGAATGATGTCATCCGTTTTGGGAGTTCCAGTAGCAACCGCTTTCCAGTCCCAGATTTTATAAGTAGACTTCATGTTGGCACATGTGAAGGTCTTTTTCTTAGAACCATTGCTCTGAGCTGTCCACCCAGAATAGGTGAAAGCGACGGTGAAGGTATCGGTAATCTTGGAATCTCCAATATACACACCATCAGCGACGGTTGCAGGAACGACGAAGGAACCACTGGCGTCTTTCAGCTTACGAAGATAAGTAGCCATAATTGCTAAACGATCCTTTTCGTATGACGATCCCCTATCGTCTTACTAAAACATAGACGGGTCACATTTATATCTACTTAAGTTGGAGTTTTGAGGTTACCCGATATGGGCCTGTAGTATACTCTCTCAGGGAAATAATTCAATGAGAGATAAATGTCTGATGTGATTGGATACATGAAAGAGATCCATATGGAGTTTATCCGAATGATAAGATTCCTCTCCTAACTTGACAGTATCTTGATCATGAAGGATGACCCATTCCAAGACATTGTAGATATAGGGAGAAACTGCATCGGCATCCAGATACAATCTAGTCATAGAGTTATGATTGAGATTGTATTGAATCCTGGTAAGATGATGCATTTCTCTATGGAAGGAGAGGATGAGATTTCCATCATTGAAGACTCTCTTATAGAAAGAAGAATCTTCCTGTGATCTCATGATACAATAAGGATCCACAATCAATGATCTGACATAATCAAATGAATCATAAAATTTGATTTCATTGAATCCAATCGTAGAATATAGATGAAGATCTTTGAGTAACCTCATAAGGATTCTGGTATCTCCTTATCGAAAAGACTTATAAACTCTGTATCAGAATACCAGAAAAACAAAATCATTAAAATGCTAAGTATAGATATGGTGGTGATTCATCCAAATGTCTTGTAATGCAGAACTCTTTGACAGAGTTGTCTTTGAGGCTACCTTTACAGATGTCAAGATCACCAAGGCAGATTATGCTCAATTGGATAAGATTACCAGATTGGCTCTGATGATTTATGAGAATGGCGACATTCAATATCTTCAGAAGATGGTACAGAAACTTCCTGAGATCTATGATACCCAACCGGAGAGAGTTGTTCCTCTCTGTAAGGATCTGATCAAGAAATGTGATACTATCATCTCCAATCTGGAAATCTTGGAAGAGGAGTTTAAGCATAGAGGAGATTTGGCAGGTTACAAGAAGAATGTCAAGGGGATGCAGATCATGCAGTTGATTGGCACCTTGATCATTGTCGCTGTCTCTTCTCTCTTGCAATTGGAGATTCCCTTCATTGCTGCCGGTGGATCTGTATACAATGCATTCTTTATCTCCAAGAATCAGATGATGGATGCAAAGGATATGGACATCTATAAAGCCTATAAGAAGATCAAGAAAGAAGATCCTCTTACTCTGTGCCAGACGAACATTGCCAATCTGAAGATCATGAGAAGGAATCTTCGTCTTCTGATCTCATCATAATACTATACTATCTTCACTCATAAAGTGTGGAAAATAAAATCAAATATATGGAAATCTTACGGGTATCGAAAAAGACTCATAAGATTTCCATATATTATTCTCTTGATAGAGATACATGAACCCGATCTCTATCAAGAGAATTAAATCCACAAAAATAAAAAGAAAGGTATGTGATTGTGTATGAATAAGGGTTACAATTCTGTCATCATCGGCTATTACAAGAAAGAGACATTGGAGGATGGCAAAGAGAATAGGAGAATTGACTCTTATGTTGGGGTCATGGGTGATATGGTATTGATCAGTAACGATACCGATCTCTATACCATGAATGATGGTCTCTACCTCTTTGAGCATGTGACTACCTTCAACATTCCAAAGAGGCCCACCAAGACGATGAGCTTGGTAAGACCTATTGTCTGTCTCTCGGAAGATAGGAGTCTGGATCAGGAGTATATCCATGACATTCTCAAGAAGGTCTATCTAGATCCGACAAAGTTTGAGAAAAAAGAAGACAGTGCCATTGATCTCTCCTTCGAGACTTCGAGATCCTATTTCTCTGTCTATCTCATGAGATCCTTCATGTCCGAGTTTACTTTTTTTAAATCCTATCTCTACAATCGAGGGATGGTGGATTCCAACTGCTCTATGGTGTATCGGACGATGCATCGTTGGATGAGAGCATTGGAAGAATCCTACGAATGGGTTCCTCGGGATGATCATCCCAAGAAAGCAACTCGGTCTTTCTTCAATATTCTCTATATGAAGTTGACTACGAAAGAAGTCACTCTTCTGGAGATTATGGAAAAACTCATTTCTCATTACAGTGCCCATGGAGGAAATAATCTAACAACCGGAGCTTTTGAGGATGAATTTGATCCTCGGTATGACAGACTGGTTCCTATGTATCCATTCGTCAATCTCGATGTGCATCCCTTTGTTGAGATGATATCGGTAGATGACTATACCGTCAAGGTCAATATCGATAGTAAGGAAGCTCTTGATAAGTATCGTCCTTACTTTGAGGAAGGGATCCGTGTCTATTACACCGAGGATGATCCTGCGAATCACTTCATCCTCTATTACAAATTCCCGGCTACCTATGAGGATGAGTTCGAGGATATCTTGAAAAAGGTAGACTTCTCGAATCTCAAAGTTGGGTATGTGGATAGAGGAGAGAGTCGTGGGTATCTCACTCTCAATCCCTCTTTTGGAATCTTCGTGAATATTCCTGAAGAGGACACCATCTTCCAGTATATCATGGAAAGAGCCCAATATGCATACTATCGAGTTCCGGATCATGGCTCTGTGATGTATTTTCCTCTGGATAGATTCCAGGTATTCCCTGGTTTGAATCTGAATGCCACCTTGGTAGATGCTCCTCGAACTTCCGAGTATATGGGGATCTATAGAGGAGACCTCCATGACTACTACCGGGTTCAATTCCCGAGATTGGGATGCACCGGGTATTTCACTGGATATGACATTCGAACCAAGCTGGGTATCTGCATCAACGCAAATATCCAGACCAGAAATATCCGAGAGGATGATAAAGGAGAGCCGACCATTCTCTTCCGGATGTACAAAGAGCCCTATAACACCTCCCTCTACAACTTCATCGACCTCTCTGATTCAGAAGAAAAGGACGATGCCTAATTAAATTTTCTAAATCAGGGAATAATTAGGTAAGGATTATGACTCACACGCGTCTGCCATAATCCTACCATCCTATCCAGTAAAACTCGGTCGGCTTTGCTGGTGAGAGGTACAAATCCCGGGTATCCATGTAGGTTGATTCCGTCCTTCCTACATCTATGGATACCCGGGCATATTTTTTATTTAAAGAAACGAGTATCCATTTCTTTTTTATACAAAGAAGGATGGATACTCGTTTATGGGTTCATCACAGAAGATCATTCATGGTCAATTCTCTCAAGGGAATACTATCTTTGCCATGCTGTCTTGTGGTGATGGCGACATTAGGAGTCTTGCTCCCTGTCAGGTCCTTCGCAATCTTATAGACATTCTCTTTGATTGCGTCAATGTCGGAATCTTTTGCAACTCCGTAGATCTCCATCATAATCGAAGATCCTGTCTTATGGACTACTGATACACAGATTCCGCTTTCTAGTCTATCCATATCTCTTATGAATACCTCTCAAATAAGATTTTTTGATCACTTTGGTTTTGATAAGTATAAAGAGCGTGATGACCGAAGAAAAGCCTTACTAATTCGTTTGACTATAAAATAGCCTTATTTTTAAGCATGATTACACAGGGTTAATATCATCTTTGTATGAGAGGTGATTGAATGCCGAACTATCAAAACTATCAGAAGGCTGGTTTGAGCTTCAATCTAGATTCCTTTGGAAGACCATTGGAATATTCTGGGAAAGATGCATGGGCTCGATATATCCTCGAACTCATGTTTTATGAACCCGGTACATTCCCCTCGGATGAAGGAATCGGTTGTCACTTGACTGCCCAGACTTTTCAGAATGAAGAGTATATCCAGCATACGGTGGTGCCTAATATCAACGATGCTGTGCAGAAATACTGCGAAGATATCCCATTTGATAGTGTGGATGTAGAATTGCCCTCCGAATATCCCGATGTCGCTATTTACCATATTAACTTCCGTACCGATGCCGATACCATTGAATGTGTGACGGTTGTCGCTAAGGAAGTCGCTGACTATATTGACTATTCTATTCTGTAAAGAAAAGGAGAGAAACTCTAAATGGCGAATAAATCTTTGGAAGAAATCGCAAGAGAGGCTCATGCCAAGCATATGAATGAGCTCAATCAAGCGAAAACCAATGACAATACTCCTACCAATGAACCTGCTTCTTCAGAAGAAACTTCGAAGGAAGCAGGGACTGTTATTACTGATGACGATTTGGATGTCGAAGAAGCACAGACCATCATCCAGCAAGCTGAGCAGAGTCAGGCAAATCCTGATGTTGCTAAGAAGGATGAATCTATCCGTATGATCACCAAAGATGATATTGCTTCTTTGATGCCTGATATGGAAGCTTCTGTGAGAACCCGTCAAGCAGATGCTATCCTGAAGAGAATGCAGGAATATCGGAATCGCCTCATTACCGAAGAAGGTATGACTCCTGAGGAAGCTACCAAAGCTGTCCAGTCTCGTACCAAGAGAGAAACCAAGGCTCTCAATGATAAGTGGCTGGATGATCATCCTCATACGGGTGTCATTACCATCGAAAAAGGAAAAGAAGATCAGCTGCAGCTGACAGAGGAAGAGCATCAGAAACTGGTCTCTACCAATGTCATTGAACTGCATCTGGTTACATCTGAAGATCTCAAGCATACCAAGCTGGCTTCGGTACCTGAGTCAGGCTCCAAGCTGGATTATATCCGGACTCTGAACTCTATGGCTGCTCGTACGGTTGCCATGCCTGCTCTGGGTGACACTGTTACCTTTAGAAGTGCTACCTCTGCTGAGATCATTCGTTCCGGTATCTCTCTGGAGACCAAATCTCCTCTTGAGAGTATCGACAAACTTTCTACGTTCTTATATGACCATTTCATGCAATGCCATACCTTCTCGAAGTATGATGACAAGAATGCTGTCACACTGAGCTATCAGGATTTCTGTGACAAATTCCCCTTCTTCGAGATTCCCATGGCTGAGTATGCAATCTACTCTGCTTCTTCTCCGGAATATCTCACCATTGATCTGTCTTGCAATCGTTGCCGTAAGCCCTTCAAATGGGATATGCACCCAGATAAGATGCTGAGCATCAAGGACTTTGATGAGAATTCTCGTAAGGAGTTTGATGCCATTCATGCTCATTTCAATGATGTCGAATGGCTGACCAAGCATTCTAATGAGAAGATGCAGGCTACCATTATGGAGTCTCCTATCTCTAAGAACCGCTTTGTTGTACAGACTCCTTCTATCTCCAGAGCCAAACAGGTGATGCAGGCTGCTGATAATCTGCATTTGTATGATGTGGATGAAGGATCGGATGAAGCTGATCTGAATACCACTGTCATTGCATGTGCTATGATGCTCAATAGCCTCTACATCTACAGTGACAAAGATAAAGGATATATCTACTTTGGACCGGATGAGATTGAAGATGTCCTGAGATTCCTTCCTTCTCTCCCCAATGAAGATTTCCGTATGATCAATCAGTTCTCACTCAACTATTACTACAGTCCTGCTTTCTCTTCTGGGCAGATTACCTGCCCGAACTGCAAGCATGAGATTGAGTTCACTCCCACTGCGGATCAGTTGCTTTTTCTATATGCCCGGGAGGAATTCAGGATCCAATAAACGGGTACTTCTCGTATGTTGAGGAACTCCTGGACCTATTTGCCGGGCAACTGAGTGTCGAGGATATCAAGAATCTCTCCTTTGGAGAATTGGAAGTTCTTAAGAGAAGAAGAGAAGCTCGTATCCAGAGACAAAATAACTCGAAAGAATCCAGAGCTCTCAATAAACAGATGAGGGCAATGAAGCGATAATAAAATACAATCTTCCGTCTGACAGCAGACTCGAGGTGATAAAAGACCATTGAATAAAATCGATATCTTTAAGGATCTATCTGTCAATGATCTCCGGAGTGTTGATGGGGATAAGTATTCTACCATCTTAGGAGATTACTATGGACAATTCACTGATTTCTGTAATTTTATTCAAGATCAGTGTGTAGATAGTCCTGATTTGGAACATCACATCGAGGGGTTGTCTTGCTCGATTGACGATACAGGTGCAGAATTCTCTGTTTCTCTTGATACAGGAGATACCAAAACGATTCACTTTGATGATCCTTCCAAAATCGTGAATAAGGGTGAAGGAAAGATCGTCTATAGGAGAGGAAGTTTTCCAACCATTCAAGAGATCGAAGACAGAGAGAATGAAAAAGAAAGATTGGAAGCTGAAGCAATTTCACTGAAAGCTGCCAAGAGATCTCGTAGGTCACAAAATAAATAAAAAAGAATGGGTACCATCACAAGGAGTTACAATACACTCCAAGGATGGTACCCATTCTTTTTATGTCTTAGATGCGGTTAAAGGGAACCACAACAGGTCCAATGAAGGGTCCAGTTTTGAACCCTATACCGCAGATGATCTTCTTCTGAGAGTGCATTCCTTTATTCTTCAAGAACAGGAAGGGGAAGCTAAACGCATTGGTGAGATACATGTTGAATCCAGTTCTGGTATATGCCGTAGAGATCGTTCCACTCTTGATTCTATCGATAGCATACTTCCGATATGCTTCATAGAGATCCTCCGCAAGAACGTTAGTAGATGGATCAATATCGCAATATTTATCGATGAAGTCGAGAACCAGAACCCACGGAGCCAATCCATTCGGGATGACCGATCCATCCTCAGAGCACAATCCGAACTTCTTCTTGGCTTCTCCCTTCAGACCAAAATTCCGGATGATGATCATGTAACCGGCATTGCCTTCAGTCGTTATATTCGGGAAAGACTCTCTAAAAGCATGTTTAAAGCTGTCGAGAGACCCATAGACCGTATCCGATCCATGAGTGCCGGCGTAGATAAGATATGCCCGATACAGATCGAGCATACTCATATCGCAGTATGGATCATGAGGATCTTTCTTCTCGCAGCAGTCATCCACGAAATTATCGAAGACACTGGAATAGGATTGAAGTATCTCTGGATTATTAGAATACCGTATCTTCTTCATATAGAGATACGGTTCTTGTCCGATGACTTTACAGAATTTCTCGTATAATTTATTACCGGCATGATACCAATGACCATCCGTGTATCCGCTAAGAATACCGCGAATGGAATAAGGATGAGACTCGAATTTAAGAGAGAAATCGGGCTCTGTAATCTCAGGATTTTCTTTGATCATGTTGGTCATGTACTCAAAGATCTGATAATCGGACAGAGCCCGGATCTTGAGGTCAGAGAGAAGTTCAGAATCCTCTTTATTCTGGCGTCCTCTTTTGGTTTCATAGTTTAAGTATTTCATAGCTAATCTTCCTTTGTTTTTCTTGGTTGCGTTGACCACCTGCAGAAAATTAATAGTGATCAACGGACTTTAATCGCTGATACATCTGCATCAGCTGGCCATTCACGGACTGCCCGAGATCCATTCTCCAAATAGATGCCAGAGAGATGTAACTCGATGCATTTCTGTTTTGGATTATCGAATTCTCATCAGTGATCACAGAAGGTCTTGCCTTCGTATAATCCGCATGAAGCATCCCATCCTCATCAGCTTCCACAATAAGCTTGATCACCATAGGACGAGAATACTCTCTTCCTGTGGTGATTCGAAGAATGAGATCCTGAGAATTTTCGTAATAGGGGAAGATATTCTCCACTCTCATAATCTCCCCGCCACATACGAATTCATCATGTTGATAAGCACGGACATAACCATCCATACTGACAAGAATGTGATCCGCATACATCAGTCTATCCATAAGGTATTTTCACCTCCTTTCTAGTTAGATAATATACATACTTTTTCATCTAACTTTTTGATTCAAATAAAAATAATGGGTTAATGTTGAGGAGACCTTGGATCGTTCTCCTTACATTAACCCATTACGTACGCTTTAGAAATTATATACGAGATTCGTCATATCAGACGAAGGAAGGATTGAATTTCTGTTGATCCCTTTTATAGGTCTCTACAGCCTGCCGATGGAAGTCATCGTCTTCCCCGACAAACCGTCCGAACTTCTTCTCTTCCTCAGCCCGATAGATATCTTCACAATCCCGATAGAATTTCTCGATTTCCTCGTCGATGGTCCGAGCAAAGTTGCTGCCATTCTTCTTCCGTTTCTTCATACGGTCAACGGCCGCAAAGTCTCTCTTCGCATTCTTCTTGGTATACTGATGATTCTTACCACGATTGCGGATATTCGAACCCTCATCGATCTCGTCCAGAATATCTTTATAGATCCGATCGGTTTCCCGCTCATCACGAGTACGGATTTCTTCCATATCCCGATCGAGTTTATCCATATTGATCTTCTGGGTCACAGTCTCAGCTTTCTTCGCCTTCTTAGTCATCTTCTTAGCAGCCTTATACTTTACCCAGAAAGTATATGCAATGCCACCAATCAGAGCACCAACAGCAAATGCCTGGGGAACGGTCAGCGAACCAATAGTCGTAATGATCCCCTTGAGACCGGCACCGATAATAGAGCCAATTGTTGCGGACATGATGATCTACCTCCTTTCTCAAAGCACTTTCAAATACTTTAAAAGAGATATCACATCGGTGATGTTGAGTCCCTACATCCTTCTACTGCAAGTAAATAATATACAGAAATTTTTGATTCTTTCAAAGTGCATGAAATCCAGTGACAAAACACCCCTTTAAAATCTAAGCTATGTGAAGGCAGGTGACACTTGTAATGGCTGTTAGTCCTGTTGATATTGAGATCCTGCAGGATTCTGCATTGGGTGCTATCTCTAACACTTACAGTACCATGTCGAGCGACGATTTTCACGATCTTCACGGCATTTACGAGAAAAATCAGAATGCTCGATTTGACGGCTTTAACCGATATGGTCTAATCTATCCAGATGATGAGATTGATAATTTTATCACCTATGTATTTATGGTCAGGCCAGATCTCAATATCGTGCATTTCAATGGTGGCGCATCTTCTACCCGAACTGCTATGTTATCGGAATCTGCTCAGGCGGATCCCGTTTTCAATTATTTCTTCCAAACTGCTGAAAATAGAGAATTATTAGAGATGCTGTCAGCTGATTATTCCTCGTATCACGATTTCGTTCCTTTCCTGGTAGGTAGAACCAAGTCTATGCCCATTCAGGATTTCGAAATCAGAAACGATGCTGTGGGACAGCTCTTCAGTAACTACAAATACTACATTCTCGGAAAAGCAGATGAATCTACTTCGGGAATTAGTTTTTCTATGGACTTCAGAGATGACAAAGATCTCAGTGTAGCGAAGTTCTTCTATCTCTGGGAATACTATATTCATCAGGTGATGGATGGACAGATCTATGCGAATGATGTCTATAGAAGAAATAAAATTGCTGATTATTTCACCAGCATCTATGTCATCATGTGTGCTGCTGATGGTCAGGAAATCAAATACTTCTCAAAAATCACCGCAGCGGTTCCCACTGGGGTACCTCTCAGTGATTTTTCTTTTAACCGAGGTGGAGCTCCGGATACGGATCGTTCCATCTCGTTCGTTGCAGCTAGTATTGAGCATTGGAATCCTATCATTGTGAGAGAATTCAATTACAATGCCCATGTGATGAAGAATATTCAGACACGAGCTGGTACCGGTGCGGCTGCTGATCTTGGTTCCAATAATCAGAATATCTATTTTGGTGCCTCGGTTGGTAAACCTTCGACTCCAGCCCAGATGAGAGAATATTTCGAACCTCATCACGATAATAAACTCAATAGTGGCAGAATTATCACAGGATCTCCTATGATAGTCGCCAATAGTGAGGGTCGCTACTATCTGCAATGGATCAAGTATGATCATGAGCAATAAGGAAAGAAAGGAGCTTACCTGAGATATGGCTGGATCTTTGAGAGACTATACAGATCTTACGACTGCGGTCAAAGACTGGATAGATGACATTGCTCCTAAATACTTTAACTTTGATCAAGTAGCGAATTATCGTACAGGTATCTTCGGATATATCAACGAAGTTATGGGTACCGTAACGGAAGATGTCTTCAATGCGGTTTCTGTAGCTCGTAGAGAGTTCTATCCGACTCATGCTCTGTATGATGAATCGATTTATCGTATGGCAGCTCTGCAGAGACTGGATGCTCCTATGAGTGTACCAGCTCGTGTCAGATCCGTTCTTGTTATTAAAGAGAATGACATCATCAATCTGATTAAGAATTCTCAATCCTACACCATCCGGGATGATATCAAGTTTATGGCAAATAAGATTCCCTTTATGCTGGATCATCCTATTGTGGTTACTGGATCGAAATATAACGGATTGATTCAGGATACTGTTAATACCGGTACCAATGCCATTGCTCGTAGAGACAATTACGTCTATACGATTCGCTATGATATCTCTACCAAGAATTCTCTGGATACAGACAATACTGTCTATCTCCAGAATAAGATTGTGACTCTGAATGGAGAAAGACTGATTCTGATCACATGCTTCCTCCGTCAGGTTACTATGACAGAGAAGAGTATTGCGATTACCAAGAACTCTTTGGTCGATGTCGTTACCAATGATATTGCTATTTCTGGTAAATTAGCATCCTTCGAAGTCTTCTATCAGGAGAATGCCAATAGTGCAGAAGTTCAGTTGGAAAAGATTCTCTTGGGTTCGGATACACCGAGGACTCCCTTTGTGCAGTATATGCTTAGGGATAACAACACTCTTCGGATTCACTTCCCTGCCAATATCTACTTCAACCCGAAGTGGAACTCTACCATCAGAGTGAGACTCTACACTACCTTGGGTGCAGATGGCAACTTTGATGAATATAAAGGGAATCTTACCTGTACCTTCCCCAGTACCAACACACCCAGACAGTCTACTGTCATTATTGATGGTCAGACCATTGGTGCTTCTACTGGCGGTGTCGATATCGAAGAGATTGAGCAATTCCGTACTGAGGTTGAGTATGCCTATGCTACCAACGAAACCATCTGTACGGATGCTGACCTTCAGAGATATTTCGACAAGAAGATGCTGAATGATACGAATAAGATCGTATTCTTTAAGAAGAGAGATGACGTATTCCAGCGTCTGTATGGTGCCTTCATGCTTATGAAGGATACTGCTGGTATGGTGATTCCTTCCAATACTCTGAATATCGAATTGAATCAAGGTGTGGATCAGACCAATAGCACCATTGTCAATCCCAATCTGGTAGACACTCGTACTTCAACGTATGAAGATGTCATTACTCAGATTGAGAAATGTGCTCTTGATCTTCCTAACTTTGATAATCGAATCACCAGTGTGACTCAAAATAAAGATACTTTCCTCTTTAGTGGAGTATCTACTACAGACTTCATCGAAATCTTCCTCAATAGTATTACGAGATACTATCGTATCAGAGATTGCTATGAGGATTATGTTGATATCATCTCGATTGCTGGATCTGGCCAAGGATCCGTATCCATGACTGTGAAGCATACGGGATACTCTGACTTCGATGATTACTATGAGACTTCAGATCGTCTGATTCTGAAGCCTGGTGCAATCTTCCGATATGGTGAAGAAGGATACAAGTATATGGGTCTTAGAGATCATAACTTCTCTCTGGCGACGGATATGAATAACTACGAGAAAATCTCGGATGCGATTCGTACTGCCATCAGAAGACTCTATATGTATTCCGAAGACATCATCGTATCCGAGATTGATGGTGACCATTTCGAAGTCACTGGCGTCGCTTTGGACAAATTCATTGCGGACATCATCGAGTATGTGCAGTTGAATAATAAGATCACAATTAAGCATATGGAAGACTATACTCAGATTGAGGAGGAAGATGGAATTATCTATGCAGATATCTCCTATTTCCTCTATACCAATCCGTTTATTATCTCCATCATGCGTAAACCCAATGCGGTGATGTATTATCTCAACTCTGTCAATACCAGACTGACCTTCGACTACAAGACGATTGCCGATGGCGCAGTCAGCTACATCCAGTTCCTCCTCAATAGTATGAAGGTAACTCGGAATGCTATTGTAGGTGAGAACTTCTATGCATTCGAGGCTGTGATCACTCCCTCTACAGAAGAGACGGATTTCCTGGATCTTGCTTGTGATTACAATGATTTGGATATCACAAAAGAGAATGATGCAGATGGTACCATCCTGATTCGTGCTAAGAATAGTGGCTATGTCTCCATCATTCGGTACGAGGAACCCTTTACCATTGGTACCGGTGATAATCGTGTGGATTATCGATCCGGTGTCTATGCTACGGTCGTCTATGATGATGGTACTTCTGAAAAGATTCGTGTATCTTCTCAGAACTGGTCTCTTGGCACTTCCAACTATCAGTTTGATGCCGGATATACCATGCAGTATGAAGTTGCCGATACCTTCAATAAGAATGACATTCTTGCCATTCGTAAGTTGAAGGATAAGCAGCTCATGCGTATGATGCTGATCGTCAATGGAGAAGAATTTACTGAGAATAACGGTAGATTCATCCCGATGGTATTGGAAGAGTACGATCAGGAAAATAACTATTATACATTCCGTGGTTATGTGCAGGCTTCTGATATGATCTCTACGGAGAATACTACCATTCTGTCTCATGGTGTCTATGATGCAAATGGCAATGAGGTCGATACCAAATCTGCCAATATCACAATGAATAACTGCACATTTGATATCGTAACCTTTATCAAGTATGCAGACAATAACAACCCTGGAGAGTATGGAAGCAACCGGTATATTCTTGGAAACTATACGTTTACCAACCAATATACCATGGCTGAAACCGAATCCTTCTCCTTCATTGAACCCATTGAATTCATCCGGTCTACTGCTATTGCAGAATATGATCCTTTCAGTGATGACCCGATCAATGAAACTCAGAAGAGTTATGGTAAGACTACCTATACTCTGAATGGAGTTCCTCTGATCAAGGCTCAGTGGGTTAAGAATATCGAAAACTCACAATTCCTTGTAAGTTGCATCCTCTCCAATTACAAAGAGATCCGTGATGTCTATACCTATCTGGAAGAGAATTTCTCTATCGATATGAAATTCTTCAATACCTATGGTAGGTCTAGATTCTATCAGGTTGGATCTGGCAATGATCTTGAGCAGAGGAAAGATCTCGATCATGTCAACTGCACTCTCAAGTTTGGTATCAAGCTAGATACTCTGTCTTCTGAGGCTGACTTTAGAAAGCGATTCTCTGCTTGGGTCAAGAATTACATTGAGTCTGTCAATGAGATTGAGAATGAGGGTCGCTCGATCTACATGATGAACCTCATTGCAGATTGCAAAGCCAACTTTGATGAAATTCTCTATATGGAGTATTATGGATTCAATGACTATGATAGCTCTGCACAGAAGATCGTATCGAACTTCACGACTAAGATTCGTGATCTGGGTTATAACGAGTATGTGCCTGAGTTTATCAACATCGATACTTCGAATGAGAATTACGAATTGGTGACCTCTATTGAGATCACCATGTTGGAAGAGTGAGGTGAAGCTTCTTTATGAATTACGATATCATGGAAGCAGAGCTCTCTACCAAAGAGAGAAATCAATTGAAGGATTCTCAGTTTGGGATTCCTGAATTGAGAAAGTATCCTCTTACGGATGCTGCCCATGTGAGATCTGCTATCTCATATTTCCATAAAGCACCTCCTGGTAAGAAACGCGCTCTTGCTTCTCGCATTAAGAAAGCTGCCAATAAGTATGGAGTCGAGATTGATCCTTCTTCTGAAGTAGCTCAGTACCTCTAATGTGGAGCAGGTTTAAAACACGTAAATAACGATTTTATTTCCACACATTCCAAATAAAGGAGACGGATAGCAATGAAGATCAATAATGCTGTCTATCAAAGCTCCGCTTCTTATAAGCTTCTCAACACGACCTTCGCTGCGATTGTCAATGAGGCCTTCATGGATGCTCTTCCGTTCAATCGTCTCGACATGAGTGAAGAAAATGAGCGGACTCTTGCGGAGTACACTCTGAAAGTGGTTGAGAGCTTCGGAGGCTTTGATACTCTGACATACGCAATGAATAATGAGAAGGATCCTGCAAAGAAACAGTTCCTCTCTGATATGCGGGACGTTTGTCTGGAAACGGCAAATCGTGCAATCTCCCGTGTTTCCTCTGGCAAGAAAGAAATTGCTAGAGAAGATATGGTAGCGCCTACTCTGGATAAGAAGGAGTATGCGGAATACGTCGAGAAGGCTGACAAGCTGGATCTCGATCGTGTTGCTGAAATCGTCAAAGAGAAAGTGCTGAAGACTCTGGATGAAGAGCGTGAAGCACGTGCTCGGAATGACGAGGTCAATCAGGCTCTGAAAGAAGCCATCGCATCTCAGGATGAAGAATTTGATCATTCTGATGATGGTATGGAAGATGAGGAAGATACCGATGAAGAGGATACATCCAAGGAAGACGAGGATGAGGAGGATTCAGAGGAAGATTCTGATTCAGAAGATGAAGAGGACGAGGAAGACGAAAAGAAAGATAAAGGTGAGAAGAAGGATGACTCCTCTGACGAAGATGGAGACGATTTGGATGCTACCGAATCTTTTCTTACTCGTATTTCCGGCGGTGCTCTTCGGAGACCTGACCAGCACAAATCCTTCTTCAACTCCATCCTGAATAAGGCTATGGAGCAGATTGTGGCTACAGAGAATGTGGCTTTGATGGATACCGATGAGATCTCTAAGGATCGTATTCTGGATCTCACTCTGGAATCCACACTCCCCGATACCTTTATTACCAAAACCAGTCCGGATCGAGCCCTCGACTTCGTGATGAGTTATACTAACTCTCAGAAGCTGAATAAGGATGAGAGAAAGACTGTGGTTGAGTCTGCTCTGGTTGATGCGACTATCGCCTACACCATGATCGAGACTCTGCATACCATGAACCTGGTGAAACCCTCTGTCATGGATCTGAAAGCCGTTACAGAGGCTTACAATCCCATCCAGAGAAAGTATAACGATATGAAGACGATTGTTGCTTCCTCTGTGGCTCAGACCATTCGGAATTCTCGTCCTCGGTTCAATATGACCAAGTATGAGAAGATTGATGCTCTGGAATCTGGGATTGAAAATCTGACCAAGCTGAATCAGTCTATTCCTACAGATGATCCCTACTTCGATAAGTCTCATCAGGCTCTGTCTTCTGCTATCGAGTCTATGCAGTCTACTCTGAAAGAGCTCAATGCTCCTGTGAATGTCCGTAAGGAAACCATTCTGGAGCAGAGAGTCATGGAAGGCTACAAAGCTCAGATGAATAAGATTGCCAGTCTGGTTGACTTCTATCATGGAAGAGCTCACAAAGTTGTCTTGGAGCATTATGCGGGCAGCCCTGTCATGGATGTCAAGATCTATGGTGCTGGGTACGATCCTCTGATCACAACTCATATCACCATGGAAGGATTCAATGGTGGCGCCAGTGAGATGATTGGCATTGCCCATGGAACCAAGCTTGATGAAAAGGATATGCCCAGTGTCTTCTATAAGAAGATGGATGGATCTGGCAAAGAAGTCATGATTCGCTAAAGACAAAATAAATACCTAGTATGATTCTTAGTATATAGAAACTAGAATCATACTAGGTATTTTTGTGTTAGTTAGACACCAGAGCTCCGATTGGTCTCTTGGTTGACTTTATTCTCATCCACTTCCAGATTGGCTTTCTTGAAGAAATCATCAAATTCATCCCAGTTGATATACGGAGCATACTTTCTCGCAGCCAACTGCATAAACTTGGTCTTCTTCTGCTCATACTTGGGAATAGACTGCGTATCTTCCCCATAGTAGATCGAGATCAAGACCTGCATGAGAGTCTGAAGATTACCCAGATTCTCAGAGTTATTCGAGACAGCCAACACTTTGGGTCTCGGGAAATGGAATTCAAACTTATTTCTCACAGCATCCTTGACACTATCCGACAATTCAGAATTCTCTACCAGCTTCTGATAGAATTCTGTCAGAGGTGTCTCAAAGTCCATCTGATACGAAGCAATATGAGAGGCAAATTTAATATTGCCTGTCTCAAATCCCTTAGCAAAATCAGATTGACCAATATATTCCATGATGACACTCGGCACACCAGTACCAAGAATTGCCATCTGCTCAAGCTTATTCTCATACTCAGGAGACATATCCACTTGCATACCTTCCTGAGTCTCGAATTCTGCCAATCTCTTACCAGATCTAGAGTTCGGAATGATCATATTCTGATTTCTTCCAAACTTACTGAAGACCATATTGGTAGAAAGAAGATCACTGAAGGTAATCTGGGTCTCCTGGATATTCCGAATAACTCTCTGGACCTGATTTCCTGTATGAACATCAATGGGTCCTTTTGCCAGATATACCAAGGTCTTATCGGCACTCTTATTGAGATAATTCAATAGACGAGATACCATAAGGCTCAAAAGAAGTTTTGCAGGGAAGAGAGAATTCTGAAGCATAGAGACTCCATTCTCATTCTCATCTTCATTTACCTTGAATTCAATTACATACTGAGCAGGAATAAACTGAATGTGATATTCGTTATCCATATACCCATTGTAATTGATACAGTCTGCAATGACCTTCTTAAAGTTGGAATTGGCAATGACGAATTTCTTATTGAATCTACGGATGATCTGCTGTGTCATAGCCTGGATGATGGTATCCACAACAGCGGTTCTCTTCGCATCTGTGAGATTCACAGTGCTAAAGATGGTATTGTTAGAACCAGATCCAAGTACAGACTGAGTATTGATCATGGGAGTACCATTCCGACTCATCGTCTGATTCTGGGTACCACCATTGCTCTTTCTCACTGCGACATAATAATATCCTACGGTCTCATCCATCAACTTAATCGGAATCATATTCCGAGGGTTGATATACTTCACATAGGTACCAGTCTGTCCGAATCCATGCTCGGCATTGATTTCGACACCTTTGTTAGTATTGACTACACCGGCATCATTCACTCCTGTGATAGGTGTCTTTCCAAAATACTTGGTATAGACTCCCACATAGGAAGGGTCATTCACAGTCACCTGTTTGCCAGATGCTTCCATGGCTCCTTTATCTAGACTTCTTGTATCCAGAAGAAGATCTTCCAATACAGGAGAGCCAATGATTTTCACAGTGGAAAGATGCTCTTGAATGGAGGATACGAATTCTTTGTATTTCTTTTTATTCTCCATTTTATCTGAAGGATCTTCTCCACTCATGAGAGATTCCACCACAGAGTCAGCATCCAATTTCACCTGAAAGTCTTCTCCACTGACAAAGGCCTCAAATGTGGAAGATTCCGTAATCTTACCAAACTGCTGACCTGTACCAGTGGCAACTGCTTCCGCTCTTTCTCTGGAATAATTCTCAAAGAGATCATTGTAAGGAATCGCATAGATGTAATACGTACCAGATACCAAAGTATTCTTTACGATTACATTCTTGATCTTCTTCTGAAGTTTCAGATCCTTTTCAATTTTCTCAATTTCCTTCATCGTCTGATTTCGAATAGACTCGGATACAGACGAATCGAAATCAATGGTACGACTAATGGTACCATTGAGAGAATCAGAGGCTACGATTGCATCCTGAGTGGTAGAAACCGCTTCACCCAAAGCAGGAATAAATTTACGGATAAATTCAAGATCCGCCATTTCCACAAACTTATTGGAATAGATATCTTGAAAATATCCATAGAGATCTCCGGAACTTTGCTTCAACTGTCTAGTGATATCCATCTGATTGACATCTGTCATCACCCGACGGTTTCCATACTGAGAACTTCTTGTCATGGGATCATTCTGCAGCATCTGCATAAAGTCCACGACAGAACCACCAGAGATACCATGAATGATATCGTTCTGCTGATTTAATACCTTTTGAAAACGATCATTTCGATCGACAATATCTTGGATAGGCTCATAAGAAGGATCGGCAAAACCCATAAATTTGGTAATGGCTTTGTCTAAATTCGAAGCTTTCTTATTTGCATCAGCTGCCCTCTTCTCATCCGTCTGTCTTGTATTTCTTGCCAAGAGGAAAACACTCCTTTCCATAAGGCTCATTTTAAGGCTGTGTTTTCGTGTAAAAAATAAAGGGTACCCAGAATCCTGTCTCTGGGTACCCTTTATAAATCTTTTAGTCGTCATCCACCATCATGATGGCGATGATGGAATAGAGAGTGAAGTTCGAATACTCTTCTCGGATGCCAATGTAATACTTCTCATTGACACGATCTGCATTGAGAAGACAGACATCCATATGGATCACTTTACTGATCATGGGGAAGGAAGAAGGACTGAGCATCATATCCACAGATCCAACTTCTTGCTCGACATTGTTGAAGATGACGGTGTAAGAGATTGGCTTCTTATCCATCAGCATCTCCAAGGCATTGTCTTCGATTGGGATCCACTCTTTATCCGGAGTATGAATGAGCTGCTCATAATACTCCGGAAGTTTCTTATAGACTTTATAAGCCTGAAGTCTTCTTGAAGAGGGATCTTGTAAGATCGGAAGCTTTGTCAAGGTCACTTCCAAGACATCATCCTTATAGATCTTGATCTCAGTATCCGTATCCTCAATCCAAACTCCCTTAGTCTGGATCTTCTTATCTTTCAATTGACCCAGCATGGTATCCAGATCGGTACAGAGCCATTGATAGAGGGGAGTCATCTCATTGTCATGGATGACAGCAAAGGATTCCTTATAGGTACCATCCTTCATATTGAGGAAGATCTCATTCAGATCTGTCTTGACAATTCCTTTTGCCAGTGGTTCCAATGCTTTGATGATAGAGACAAAGCTTCTCCATTTGGAAGTGACGATATCTTTTTCTTTCTTCGCCATAATCAGAATCACCTTTCTTTATATCTTATGCAGTCTTCTTCCTGGTGATGACCATATTATTCCGAACCAACTCATCATAGTCAGGAAGATTGCAGAATTGAGTGCCGATGTGAACCACATCATCAAATGCCATAAGCATGGTAATGGTGTCACTCATATTCAACTTATACTTGGCAGCATCTTCATCAATGAAGTCATAGTTATACATCGGAAGACGATTGAATCGGTAATCCATCATATCCTCTGCAGTAAACCGAATGGCATTGTTTACGATGCGATGCTCCTCGATCCATTTCGGTCCTTTATTGACATAGATCCAATCATAGAGATCATCCACAAATTCGACTCTGGCAATGAGAGTTTCCGAAGACATATTCGAGAGAATAATCGCTGTGGGATACTCAGATGTGATATCCATGTCACCGACATTGTTATGAATACGAGAATTGAGTCTCCCATTGATTTTGAAACCAGTGGGAAGCATTCGATTCGGATCCTGGACCATGGCACCAGAGAATTTCTTTTTCTTCTTGGAGGAATCATCCTCTTCTTCCTCATCATCAGAAGTATCCACCAGATCATCCGGATCTACCATGGCATTCATCATGGCATCATTCTCGTCCGAAGCAATGTCGTTACCAGATCCATAGAAGAATGCTTGCTGTTTGAGCTTCTGCTCATCATTGAATTTATTGAAGTTATTTCCTGGGATATAATCATGCTCCAGAAGAAAGGTAGACAGAGAGTTTGTCAACTGAATTGTGGAAGTAAATACCTCATTGGCCAATAGACCATCTTCCAACATACGAGAATAGACAGAGGAGATATCATCTGTCTTTCTATGGATACCAAGCTGCAGCAGAGTATCTTTGATGGAGTAGAGACAATACTTCCAGAAGTTCTCATAGGGGAGTTCCTTGATAGACCCTTCTTCGGAATAATCCAGTTTTGTATCTCCAATCTCCTTCTGTGCAATGACATTCAACTTCAGAGAAGGAATCTTACCCATAGCAGATCGCAAACCTGCATAGATGACCATTTGGTCAATAAAGACAGTTGGATGAGCAATCTGACAGGTATGCTTTCTCTTATGGAAGAGAGGATTCTTATCCTCTACAAAGAGACATTCTTTTGCCAGGAATTTGTCACTGCATATCAGTTGAATGGGATCACTCAGAATCTTATCCGGTCTACTGGTCAGATTGGACATATCGTATGCGGCGTTCCATGCTTCCGCAAAGTCGATATTCAAGACATCCAGTAGCTTAAAGAATTTCGAGATCATCTCCTCTTCACTCTTTAAGAAGAGAATATGATATTCCAATACTCCATAGGATTCATCAAACATCTCATGGAGTTCTTGGACATATTCCTTGACATGCTCTTTCAGATGCTGGACTTGATCCCGGTAATCGTAATAATCCCCAGTAGCTGGATTGATGGTATGGGAATGATTCTGAGGTTCGAGAATGAATTGATAGACAGTCTCATTCGATACATCGATGAAGGCAATCAGACTAATGGGGCACTCACCAGGTTGAGGAAAGTGATCAATGTCAATGATGTCATTCTCAATATCGAAGAGGCCAATATTCAAATTAAAACTATCCGGGACATTATACTCGTGAATGAATTGAAGGGCATAATAGTTTCGGATATCCAGATTGGAGAATAAGACGAATGGGCTTGTCTTTGCAAGATCAATGTCTTCATCCTGCAATCCAAGAATCTTTGCAATTTGCCGATAACGATTTCTATATCGTACTTTATGAGGTTCTAGGTACTCCTTCTTTACCCAGGTACGATTGAATCTAACAGCTTCTCGATATTCCGATTTTACGATCCAGACTTCAATCTCTGGTTTGATGATATTCTGAACCTTGGTCTCTCCAGAAGCTACGTCTTTATAGATGATGGTCAACACATCATCTGCATTAAAATTCCTTTCATTGAAATAGAGATAATTCAAAGGTAGGACCTCTTGATTTGGTCCTACCCCATCCAAAAATTTCATAGTCTTTACCTCCTGCTTTCATATGGATATGATATATGCAAAATCTTGAAAGTTCATGACTTTTAACACTTTTGTAATTTTACGATTGAGGATTTCTATCCTCTGGAGATTCTAAGGAGGGTATGAAGGAAACTATGAGCAGACTCTTAGATTCTATGAAAGCGATCCCGCCGCTTTCACTGGAGGAATCCGATTCTGGTGTCGGTACCGTCAAGAAGTTTATGGATACTCACAAAGAGGATTCCAAGAAGCAGCTTGACGATTATGATATGGATGTCAAAGAGATCATCAAGGGAGTTGATCAAGACTTCTCTGAAGATGAATTCTTCAATATGGATGATATCTTTGATGGATTCACAGATGATGATTCCGATATAGAGTTACAGAATAATCTGATCTCACTTGGAAGAAAGTATGCACATGAAGGTGGAAGTAAGGAAGTATCTGACATTCAGGCACAATTCATTCCACAAGAAAGTGCATTGAAAAAGATGATCACCGATCTGGATAGCGATATTCAGAGTGTCGGTCGAGACATTGCCAATATGAGAGTATCAAGATCTCGTAATTTCAAGGCAATGTCGGATTTAATCTCTGCTCAGTCTTCTCTCTATAGTACCAAACTGAGTGCTATAAAGGAGCAAAATAACATCAAGAAGACGGTTGCGGATCTGAAGCTGAAAATGGAAGCTAAGAATAGTGCTCAGGAAGATGCTTCTCTGAGTGCTTCTATGGCAATTCAGCAACTCTTCAGTGGTGGTCCTAATACAGTCACTGTCAATAGTGATGAGATTACTAATTCTACGGATAACTCCAATAGCGCTGGATCCATTGACGATGATGCTCAGATTCAACAGATTTTTGGAGAAGAAACTCCTTCAGAGGGAGATATATATCTTCAGTATGAAGGAAGAAATATCCAGATTCATTGTGTCATTGATAATGAGACTGGATCAAAAAGACTGGTGGCTAAGGATGATCAAGGTGTTGAAATCCCGGATTATCCTCTTCCGTCTCATGTTGAAGATCTCAGCTTTACAGTCCATGATGATCTTGGCACAGTGACAGACAATCTGGGAAGAGACTATATCCTGGATTACGAATAAAAAGAATGCCCGGTATGAGGAATCATAAACCTCATACCGGGCATTTTGTGCTAATGGATTAGAAGCCGAGGAGATATCCCATATAGTCAGAGACAAACTCCTGGTTTACGCGATCGTAGATTACAGCCAAGGCATACCGGATACTGTCGTAATCAGAATACCCAACGCCATCCACTTCGACATAGACGATCTCACCACTATAGCTATCGCCTTCATCCGTAATAACCATCTGGGTCATCAACTGGATGTCATACTTGGGAGAGTAACCGTTCATGTAGACGGCCCATCTGTCATTGCCCAGATTCTCAGCTTCCCACTCGACATTCTCCAAGGAAGTGTCGACATAGATCTCGAAGTTGCTTTCACCATAATCCGAGAAGATCATGTCCTTCGCAGTATTGATGGCTCGGTTCTCCGGAGTGTTAGCAGCACAGCTGCGGAAGATACCAACGATGATGGCGATGACAAACAGAAGGATACCAAAGTGGATAACCTTCTCCATGAGAGTCTTCGGCTTTGCCTTCTCGAAGTTCTTGTTGGTTTCATCCACCATTTTGTCGAAGTCCTTCTTCATATTCTTGAAGTCCTCTTTGGACTCCTGAAGACCCTTGGATATTTCATCCCACTCTTTTCTATCCTTCTCAGGATCATCGCTGGAATTGATCATTGCCTCAACGATCTTAGAGTGTTTGACAGGCTCATTGGTGGGTTCTTCATTCAGATTCTTCTGATCGAAATTATCGTTTTTATCCATTTAAAAGCCCTCCTTACTTGGCTTTTTGTGTGACGGGTTTCTTCTTTTTCTTTTTCTGGGTCTGCTCCTCAGGAACAGAAACCTTCTTCACTTTCTTGACGATCTTGCAATCATACGCAACGACCTTCTTGGTGAGTTTGTATTCCGTAAGACTCAGCTTCTTGTGAGAAGTACGGAAGAGGACTGCAAGGATGGAATTCATGCTGGCAGAATACTCCAACATCGAGATAGTATTGGAGTCATACTGCGTATGCATAGCACTTCCATTGACCTTGACGATCGCATGGGATGCCAGAGTGATAGCAGCCGATTTAGTCTTCGGATCAACCTTCAGCTCATCACAGAGAGCAATGAGGAAGTTGAGAGGAAGAGCCATATAACTTCCGCCACCACCATAGGAGTTCGAGGGAGTGGTGAGAAAGCTTTCTGCAATCCACATCTGTGCCATCCGGAAGTTGGTCTTGCAGATAAACCAATCCGGAGCCACAAAGGGGACCAGATAATAGCTGGTCCCCATGATGGTACCAGCCACACGAATCAGTTCCGGATTGTCATCAAACAGCTTCCGGACTGCAGGGGTAATCGGAATGAAGCGCATGTCACACTTCATATTGAATGCTTTGGGATCTTTGTCGACTCCATAGGTCTCTCCCGTATACCCATATACGGCCGGCTTCTTCCGTTTTCCCTCATTGTTGGAAAAGGTAAAGACCGGAAGGCCACAGATGGTGATCGGCTTCCCTTCCTTATTCTTCAGAGGGTAATAGATCTTGGTTTTCTTCGCTTCCATAGTGAATTCCTTTCTGGTTTTATAGAGTTTCCTTCTCTATTTCAAGAGAATAATATACAGAATTTTCTCTTTTATTTTTGATGTCAAAGACATAATATGGATATCTACCCACATAAGATCTTTTCATAATCTTTGTAGGCAGATATCCATAAATATGACATCGATCCCTATTCTTAGAAATAGGTGATGGAGTCGATATCGAGATTCCCTTCTTCATCAATATCATCCAGATATTGACGGAACTTGTCCTGAGCATCCGCCCAGTCATCAATCTTCAATTCGAAGTTACCGATACCGACATCCAGATTCTGCAATCTCTTGAAGCGATTATAGAGGAACCACTCCACATCATAGGTTGCAAGCTTTCTGAAATGAGTAAGCGCTGTATCAGGAATGGTAGAGAGAGAAGTATCATGTGTCAGCATCATGGACACATCATACTTACCAGAGAGCCATCCATTATACAGACGAATCTTATTGGGCTTGGTGAATTCCCAAGTCATAGATTTTGCCATCATTCTTCCAAGATCAGCAGTCATTTGAATGTCTGAAAACATATTGATCATTGCATCCGGAGAGAAAGAATACGTATAGGGAATATACGAATCATTATATCCAGATACAGCATTGGTGACAATGTTGGCAATACCTAAGAGTTGATGACCTTCATACTCTTCTCTAGGAATGACATAATCAATTCCTTTTGTGGTGCTATAGAAGGCATCATCTTGATTCTTATGAAGAAGGCATTCATCATTCATTTCGAAGTGTTTGATATAGGGATAACGCACAGAGAATTCTTTCAGAGCAGAATTCTCCAATCTCTGTACGATCTTATCCATACCAACGGTTTCGATAATAGGCAAATCGGCAATACCGATATCCTCAAGAATGACTTGTACCATCTCAGACAATGTATATAGAGCCATTCAAGTTCACCTGCTTTGCGTTAAGGTATATCTTAACCTAGGTGTTTTCTTGAATGACTCTATAGAAAGTATATGGCGCTGGTGGTAGGATTTGAACCCACGGACCCTCTCGAGCCGACAGTTTTCAAGACTGCTTCCTTAAACCACTCGGACACACCAGCAAACTTAAGAATTTTGTATGATCTTTCTATAAAAATAAACCCTGATTATCTTAGAGAATATAATTCCCAGGATAATCAGGGTATAAAGATTACAGAGCTGAGTAGATACGATAAACGTATGTAGAATCGGTCTTCAGTCTCTTGGCAACATTCTCGAAGTTGACGACAGAGACAAGGCGGACATTGTAGTATTCCGCATACTCTCCATCCACAGCCTCACGCTTCACACCACTGAAGAGACCCAGTGAGTTGAAACGAGGAACTTCGGTAGATCCAGTAGAGACAAAGTAATCGCGGACATCGTCAGCAGAAATGTGAATAACAACCTCACCAAAGCTTTCGATGCCGACACCATCAGGACCAGTGGCCAGATCACTGTCAGAAGTAATCTCGGTACCATCCTTAGACAGATCCGGAGCATTCTTCCACAGAGATTTGATGGTGGGCTCACTCTCAAACTCTTTCAGATACCAACCATACATGGTACCAGTTTCGGTAGAGAGTGGCAGACGGAAATGATACTTCGCTCTCTCCACAGCATTGTCAGTACCCGGAAGAACTCCAGGGCTATCCAGACTTGCCTGAGGAGATACGCGAAGAGGAATCCAGTTACCAGTCTGACCTTCTTCCACAGAATCATCTGTATTCAGAGTATTCTGCTTGAAGTCAGGTTTATAGACAGCGGAGATATCCAGAGCACAGCCACCAGTGCCAACACCAAACAGAGCGATGTGGCACTCATGATCATGATCTCTCTCCCAAGAATCGTTGTAGGTAGAAGCCAGATCTGACGGGAAGGTCAGAGAACTCCGATACAGTGTGGTCAAAGAACTGGGACGATATTCGGCAAAGACACCGAAGAGTTTCTCCAGTGCATTGATCGAACCACCCAGAACCACAGTATTCTCTTTCACAAAGAGAAGATTGCCAAACTCATCCTTCTCATAGAGGACTCCTCTAAAAGTAGGGATGTGTCTGCGCTTCATTTCAACAGCGACCTGATCGCTCACTTCGACAAACCCACGATCCTGAAGACCGAGTTTGTCTTTGATGTAATGAATCGAACTCATTGCTGATATCAGCTCCTTTTTATAGGATAAAAGAGTCATTGTAAGTGCTATAGCATTAACCGGATGTTTTAGAATAGTAAAAATAGACCCTCATGGAATCCAATCATCCATGAGGGTCTTAATAGGGTTTACTTACGGATTGCCATCAGCGGCGTCTTCTTCCATCTTGGTAATCACCTTCTGGAGATTCTCAATAGTAGAGCTCACAGAGGTAGCCAGAGTATTGGTAGATTCCTCGATAGCATCCAGAGCATTGCTCAATTCAGCAATGTAATCCTGCTGCTGAGTAATAGACTCTTTCTGAGTCTGGAGACTAGCCAGAATCTTCTTCAACTCTCTCAGATAGGAATCTGCTTCTGCATCATAGATACGAGCATTGGTGCCATCAGCATTGACATTGACATAGGAATACTGGTCATTATAGTGGACCATATACCAAGTGCAACCATCATACTGGGTATCCAATTTCTCCAATACCTCAATCGAAGTAGAAGTATCGATCGTACCAACCACTTCCTTGTCAATGGGGTTATTGACAATCTCGTAGTCATCGATCAGAGGCTGGAGGAAGATTCCAGTATCCATCGGAGTAGAAGGATATTTATAGAGGAATTCCACATTGATCTGATCTTTCATCATATAATAGGCCTGGCCCATGAAGATGAGAGAATACCAATATTTGGAGTTGATTTCATCCACCAGAGAAGAGCTGATCTGATAATACTGATCCTTATCCAATTCGATAGAAGTTTCCATCGTAGAGGGATCATTATAGATCAGAACACCATCTGCCAATACATGTGCACAGAATCCTTCAGTAACCGGATTCTGATCATACACATTCATCAGAGTCATATTCGGATCATCACTCATGACATAGTAGACACTACCAGCATAATTGATAGTATACCAAGTATGACCATTGGCTTCAAAGGTGGAAGTAGGCTTCACCTGAATGCCATAGGGAATGATAGTGGTAGAAGCTGCGGGATCTGCATAGGTGTATGCCTTCAGTCCATCTGCGCCTGTGACATTAATCACAAGGAACTTAGAGACGACATTCGAAGGATAGATATACACCAGAGTGACAGTAGAACCAGTCTGGACAAACTGATCATCATCGATCATCAGCCAGGTACCATCCACAGTACCATCTCCACCCACCATAAACTCAACCGAGTATTCGCCCACATCAAGTTCTTTCACGACGGTGGATTTCACAGAGGGTCTCTCATAGACAGTAACCTTCTGAGACACTCTAGCATGAGCATAGTCACTCAGCTGATAGATGTTATATTGATAATCAAATTTGTAATTCTCATTGGCACAGATGTAACCAACCGTTCCATCTTCCAGAGTGGTAGCATACCATTCCGGATATTCAAAGTCAGTTACCTTACCATAGACCAGGACTTCTGCCGGAGCTTCGACAATCGCCTTGACGCTATCCGGATCAGTGGCACAATGAGAGTAGATCACCACATTGGCGGTTTCACTTGTGCAATAGAAGTTACTGTCCATATCCTCAATGGTATACTGATACCCAGAAGTCAGAGTATCATCATCCATGATAAAGACATACTGCTGATTACTGGAAGCAATTGCCCACCAGGTATTTCCATCAGCACTATTCTTCATCTTCAGAGGAGCATGGAGACGGACATTAGCTTCCACTCTACCCATAGCAGCTGCATAGTTATGAGGAACTGAGCGATAGTCAATACCCACAGTAGTCTGGAGATAGAATCCAATCTCAGGAGGTTCATACTCCAGATCAAAGGTACCGACAAAGCTCTGCACTGCTTCCGGATTGGTGTAGAATGTCTGTTCATTCATGGTGAATGCATAGAAGACACCACCAACCATGGTACGATTGATCTTAGCGCTGAGCTTGATCACAGTACCTTTCTCAAGAGTACCCTTGACAGTGGAAGCATCCGGATTGGTAGAAGGACTGTCATAGTAGGTAGCTTCTGCATTCGGAATGAAATAATCTGTGCATTCGGTTCTCTGATAGGCTTCTCCAGTATAGATCAGAGTAGCATTCTCAGTATTCTTGACATACACAGCTGCATCATTCTGAATGATAATGTACCATTCACCAGACACAGAGGAATCCGTAATCTTACCAAAGACAGAGTATACCTTATCAATGACCAGAGGAGTACCGGTGGAAGATTCATCGCAGGATGTATATCCATTGGTAGCAGCACAGATCTCGATATTGGTATTCTCGACAGGCTGATAGTCATACGGAATGTTATACTGATTCTGGACGATGGTGCTCTTGCCATCATCCATGACATAGTAGATTCCCACATCCGGAATGTTGACGGCATACCATGTCTTTCGGTCATACTGATATTTCAGCTTACCGACGACATCGTAGTATTTTCCAGGATCCAGGAATTCCAGAGGACTATTGTCATAGGTAGAGGGGATCTCCCAATACCCAATCCATTCCTGATTGGTGGTCAGCTTGGTACCAGACTGGACAGTATCCAGAGGATATCTGTCTTCACTCTCATAGAGGAAGCACTTATCATCCTTCGAGAAGTCGACACAGTAATGATAGCCAGAGTCCATCTTGATGATGACGAACTTGTAATCATTGACCACATCCACCAGAATACCAAATACTTCATAGGGGCTATTCCTTGTCAGATAACCCAGCTGAGTATTGACATTGGGTTCATCGAAGTATTCCATCGTCTCATAGTTAGACAACCAAGTTTTCGTAGTTGTCTTATAGAAACGATAACTGGAAGTGATGAAGTTCCCTTCTGTCAGAGTCATACGATCTCCAAGGAAGGGCACATACCGGATCAGGTTATTGTCCTTGATCAGATACCAGGTGTATCCTTCAATCTCAGAAGTGCACTTACCAATGACAGAATAGCTTGCGCCATTCAGCAGGAAGTAATTGCCTTCTGCATTGACAGAGGGATACGGGAATGCTTCTGCATTGGAAGCATTGATGGTCAGATATCCATAGAATTCTTCCGAAGGCCACTGAGAAGTAGCTCCATTATTCCAACCATTGTCGGTGATATACCGATGATAATCGAAATAAGAAGTATCCATATCACATCTACCAGAGATACCATTGACACTGCCAGAAGAGGTATACTGCCAGATGGTACACTTACCACCTTCATTGACAAATCCATTGTATCCACGATAGTCTGCAATCCAGATATCAAACCCATTCTCAAGAATACGATTATAATTCACGTAATTCTTGATCATGTTGTAGTAGGTATATAAGATGGGAAGATATCCACGCTTCTGGATTCTTCTCAGAGCATACAGAATCAGATCTGTATTGTATTCCTTCTTGGAAGTATCCTTGAAGTTATCTGCCTCAAAGTCCCAAGCCACCGGATAAGTGACATTGAAACCAGAGAGCTGATTGATACACAGATCCACTTCTGCATCAATCTCAGCTTCATTGTCACCGTATGTGAAAATGTAGACACCATACGGAATACCAGCAGCCTGAGCACCCTGCATATTCTGAATCAGGTATTCATCCACATAGGGAGCGGTTGCATCTCGAGTAGAGACAGCACGAATGAATGCAAACTGAATATTCTGAGGGTCTCCTCTCACCTGATCCCAGTTGATATCACTCTGGTATTTCGATACGTCAATACCAGTAATCTCGGTGGTATAGTCACCAGGATCTGTCGGAGGATCCACAGTTCCTCCACCACCCTTAGTAAGAGTGACCTGGGTATCGTTGACCACAATATAGACCAGAGTCCCATCTTCCAGCATCGCTTCATACCAATTGTAATTCATGATGCCAGTCCAAGACTGTCTGGTAGCAGTGAGTGTGGTACCCAACTGCAGCTGAGAGATTGCCTTACTCGGATTGGGCTCCGAATAATAGTAGACGCCATCCACAATGGTGGTCAGAGTGCTACCAGAGGGAAGAGTCGTCAGCAGATCTTCCCAAGATGTATCTTCAATACTGATACTATCGGAAGGAACCCAATAGATTTTCCCACCTACCTGGATGCTATACCAGGTCTTATTATACAGAGTCAGATTCGCCTGAGAATAGATCGGAGTCCGACTATTGGAAGGCAAGACAGAATTGGCGACATTGAAGGGATCCGGAGAATTATACAGAGCAGTCTCAGAAGAAGCCACTGCCACCTTACCATCAATCTTGGTTTCCGCAATGGTACCATAGGCACTGCAGCGATTCCAGATCATGGCAGTCCAATAGAGATTCCCATCAGGATGACGGAATCTCCACCAGGTATAATCAGATCCCACATAAGAGTCATAGGCAATGTAGGTTCTTCCATTCTCCAGATATCCCAGATTCGAATTGACATCCGTGGTGCTGAAATACTCCATATTTCCAACACCGACGGTGAAATACGAATTTTTCTCCAGAGTACCAGGAGTGGTACCATCATCCACCTTCCAATTCAGAGAAGCACCAGTGGTGTTATCTGAACCAACGGCCATGATTTTGGTATCTTTCTTCAGGAAGAATACTCTGGTAGGATCCACCTGATTGTAGATATTCCACACAGAGGATCCATCGTCACCCTTGCCATTGTCATACCAGCCATAGGGAGAAACGAATTTACCCTTACCCACTTCGAAGTGGATATGGTTACCAGTGGCATTTCCTTTGGTACCTTCATTGTAGAGATGCTCACCCTGCTTCACAGTCTGACCAGATGCTACCGGTACAGAGTTGGCATGGACCATCATGATGGTTACATAGTCCTGGGTACCATCAGCCCACTGGACAGGTTCGGAAGACTCAAACCACAATTCATTCGAATTGGATCTCAGTCTACGGACGATTCCCGTATAGGGAGCATAAAAAGGGTCGATTCCGGTATCTGCACCACCGAGGTCAATAGCCCAAGAATTCTTGTGGGATTTATTCCCATGAGGGCCATATGTCACACGGAGTGTATTCATACCAAAATATGCTTTTTCCATATGAATCTTGTGATCTCCTTTCCTATGGATTTAACCTAAGGTACTCGGATCATCCCCATTTCAATCTTTAAAAATAAAAAATCAGAAAGACCTCTATAGAGAAATTCCATAGAAGCCTTTCTGATATAAAAATACTTAGGGAGTTTCTTCCTCTTCTGTATGACTCTCCAAAAGAATCAGAGCATCGGTAAAGTTCATCGTCTCAATGACTCCCTTACCAGTGGTAGCTTCTTTATAAATTTCAATATCATCCTTATAGGGAAGCTGCTCATACATAGAGGATTCATGAGTTACTTTCTTAATCTCATCTTGAAGCATACCTTCGATCTGATCTTCGATACTCTCAGTAGTCTCAAAGTGATCATCAGGAAGTCTTTCAAGATGCATCTCTTGTGTGATGTAATCTGTAAAGTAGAAGACGAAGTCTCTATCATAGATATGATTCTTCAGAAGCTGCTTCCACACCACATCCACTACGGTCAGATGAGGATCGTCAATATAGGTCTTATGAACGATAACATCCAGATCCGCAAGAAGCTTCAGCATATTCTCAGTACGATTGGTGATTCTGAATACCAGATCAAAGTCTACCAAGTCTACCTTAGCAGATTTGAAATAGCGAAGCATCTTATACAGATACTCAGTGATGATGTCAATATCAGCACCATCAATGAATTCCATATACTTCAATTCGCTACAGAGATTCTCCAATTGCACCAGGCAATAGTTAATCTCAAAATTCAAATCGGTTTCAGAATCATTATTCTCCAGTCTAGACCACATAAGAGGATTGGAATCCTCCAGAAGATCCATGAAGCTTTCCGCAATCGTACCATCTGATTTACGAAATACATCGTCAATCAATTCTGTGGAATAGACAATATGGAAGAGCTGAGACCATGCCTGATATTCCAGTCTATTGGCAGAAGTTGTTAAGAAGTAATTGATCTTCTCCATGACATCCTTCATGGTACAATAGGCTACATCAACACTGGCCATATCCGAGATAACGAGTTTATCCAGAGACTGAATGAATTCTGTATAGAGCTCTTTTCCTTCCTGGGTCTCTTGCAGATGCTTCTCCAAAGAAGCCCAGTCTTGAATGGTATCTCCATGATACTCGGTATTACCAATGGCGATATTGAATTTATTGAATTGACCAATATATTGACCAGTCTCCTCATCGTAGAAGTCTTTCTTAATCTGAAGACCCTGTAACGAGGTTTCTTTCAATATCTGGAAAATTCCTTTATAGTTGTATCCATAGATACGAGCTACCTTAGAGGGTTCATGAGGAATGACACCAGGATATCCATTCTTCTTGCAGATTGCTGCAAATACATACAAGACAAAATCCCACAGAGGGACATCCATGCCCATACGATCATGAGAAATCATCAGAGGATAGGTAGACTCCTTATTATCTCTGAGCATACCCATGAAGTAGCATGATTCATATACCAATTCACAGAGATCAAATGTCAGCTGCACACCGATATACTTCGTCTCGATGTAGTTATAGTCGTTATTATACATGGTATTTCTGGTATCAGTATCATCGAACCAGTAATCGTCAATATCAACGACTTCATGATATCCAAGGTAGTTATCCTTGTCACTCATGTTATTATAGGGATTCTCTTCAATGTTAGACTTCAAGAAGGACACATCATACATCGCTTCTGAGTCTTCTATCATGATGGGAATCCGATATCCATTTGCATCATTCAGATACTCATAATCATCCATATAGGCAGAAGCATTGAGCTTCACATAATAGATCTTACCATCATACATGGGATTGGTAGACTCACGGGTAATACATACCCAGCTTTCTTTATACCCAGTACGATCTACACCAGTGGGAGGATATTCATTGATCTCCCATGTAGTACCAGCAGGAAGTCTCCAGTGAGATACTTCTGCTCCAGGCGTATTCATATCCTCATAGGAGTTATAAGTATCCACCGCATTGGAGATAAAGAGTTTTACATGAGTAGCATCCGATACAGTCATAACCTGATCATTCTTCGCTACCCAATAGATGGCACTACCAGTACCACGAATGGCATATCGAGTATCTGTCTCATCCAGAATCTCATAGGTTCTTCCTGCCTGAGCGATAAACTTAGCAGGAACTCCTGTGCGACTATTCGGATAGGTTTTCAAGTCATACAGGGCTTTGAATTGCTTGTAAGTCTCATATTGGAGATTACCAGCAACATCCTCTTTCTGTTTGTAGACGGTAATCGGATTTCCATTGGTATCAAACTTTCTCTTTTTGAGGAGATAGTATTGATAGATACCAAGGATATCATAATCGAATAGATCACAAAGCTCTACGAAGACTTTATTGGATCCCTTATACTTGATGAGTCGGTTAATATTCTTAACGATTCTCTTGTGATAGGTAAGAGGAATATCCTCATAGAAAGGAACTCCATAGGCTTCATAAATCAACTTCAATGAATCCAAATCGTAGAAGTCTCTGTCAATATCGACATCGAGATATTTGTAATTCATATAGTTGAGGGCCATAAAGAGAATGGACATTGCAATGAAGGATTCATAGTAACGTCCTTCCCTCTGACGAAGACCTTCTGTATAGAAGACAGAGATCATCATGAGTCTCGCTTTCTCATAGGCATCCTTAAAGTCATTCGAAAGGTTTTCAGGATCCGATGTCGGGCAATAGAGAAGAGCAAATCGATCAGCAAGACGAGCTACATAAGGACGAATCTTTTTGGTGGTCATATGCTGAAGATATTGATATTGATCCGAGGAATGCTCCGCAATGAAATTGGTAAAATCATCGGTAGTCTCCCATCGAAGAATATCAACGCTACTCCATTTATGCACCGGGATTCTCTTTTGTGAGTTTACCTGGAAGATTCTCAGAGCGGTATCTGATTTATCGATCCAGAATTCATCAATCGGTCTATTGAGATTGATAATCGAGATACGATAACGATTATTCGCTTCTGCCAAGATATCGTATGTCTCTCCTTCTTTGAAAGTGGTATCAGTGGGATAGGGAGATACATACGAAGGATATGTTGGTATATCTTCCAAGGCAGTTACTCGTGTGATCTTTTCATAGTGGTTACTGGTAAGAGGATCATAAAATCCATCTGGATATACGAGATACTCATCCAATGCTCCCATAGCTGGAAGACCATTCAGCATCCTGTAATAGTCATTATGCTCGACGTAGTTATACATCGTACGGAATGCCGCAGCTTCTTCCTTTGTCATGGTACCGTTGTTACTGGATGAAGTAATGAAGTTATCAAACTTCGTCTTATCGTAATCCAGATAGACATTCAATGTAGTAGAAGAGTATTTTCCAAGCAGCAATCTAGCAGCTGCCAAGTATTTGTCAATCAAAAAGTAGTAGGCGCTATCTTCGCCTTCTTGTGCTCGATAGGTATCCTTCCAGGTGATATCCGTCGATATCTCCAATAATGCAGACTGAAATTCTCGAGCCGAAATGCTAGTTAGGGCCATATTTAATGATCACCTACCTTCATCATTTAAGGCAGTGTTTTTCGGCCTAGTATATTGAGTATGAGAAAAAGAATTATTCCTATATATTATTTTGGTAGAGATAGCAATGAATATGCCGATTCCTTTCCGGTTGAATATTCATCATGGGCAATGACATGACTTCCTTTCATAATGATATCTCTTTCTGCTTCCGTATTATGACTCCTATGCCCGCTATCTACCCCCTTAAAGCTCCCTATGTTTCTTTACCATATAAGAACATGGGGAGCTTTCTTTTTTATTCAATTCTGACATTCCATTAAGATTTTCCTAATAGAAATGGAGGGATTTCTTACATTATGGCAGGTGAATGCCAATTCAAAGCGTGTGTCTACCGAGTGAATAAATTCACTTTGGATGTGAATGGAAGCTCTGAAGAAATAGACCCTCAATACGTTTCTGAAATTGTCATAGAGAAACCCTATGACACAATGTTTTTACCTTACTTTGAGCTGACAATTACCATTCCAAATGCTGTATTCCGTCATATGAAAGAAGAGAATATCGAAGTCAGAGCTTATATTGACTTACAAAAAGCCTATGATGAAATCAGTATGAATGGTGAAGGACAAGATGACTCTTCAGAAGATCATTCTGGTCTCGGATGGGAATCTGCAATAGAAGGTAACTTCTATGTATTCTCAGATGAAGCATCGGTGGCTACCAATGTAAAAGAGATTGAAGAATATGAAGAGAAAGAGGCAGACAATCAATCAGACTTGTCGAATATGACTACTACGAGAGTAGCTTTGTATAATGAGGAATTCTTATTCAATGCAAAGAATACTGTCAATGGAGTCTTACAAGACACCACTCCGATTGATGCTGTCGTCTGGATATGTAACCAAGCTTCTCTTTCTAATATTCTGTGTAGTCCTCCTACTGTGGAGCAGACCTATGAGCAGATCATCATTCCTCCCTATAGTGCAGTTAAGGCAATCTCCTGGGTGACCAATAACTACAATACAAACGATTGTGGTACCTTGGTATTCTTCGATACAGATCGAGGATATATCCTGAATAAGAATGCCAAATGCACTGCATGGGTTGGTGGAGATGCAAGAAGAACCATCGTGGAATCTGTCAATAACGAATCAGACTCCTATGGATCTTGCTGTGGATGCTTCAAAGATGGAGAAGAGTATCATGTGAATCTGGAAGAGAATGCTATGCATTTCTCGACTCCTTCTGTGGTAGCTACTCAGACAGTTGGTAGTAACATGATGGTGGTTAATAGCGCTACTGGTGAGAAGAGTACCTATGAGACCGGTGCCACTACCACTGCAATGGGTGAGAATACCAAGGTATATTCCAATACAGATGGTACCAGCAATGGGGATGCTCTTGCTATGAGTATCAAGGAAGCTTCCAAACAAGCAGAGTGTGAATTCACCGCTGTGGATCTGGATGCATTCAAACCCAATATGGAAATCTCTATGAGCTTCACCGACGCAGAGCTTTCTGATAAGGGTGGCTCTTATCGAGTATCCGAAGTCAAGTGTGTTATGTCTAAGAATGCAGATATTCTCGTTCCTGTAGTGAAAGTCACACTTCTTGGAGGATATGAGGATACCACTACCTCTGCATAAATTTTAAAGATTCGATACTATATAGTAGGAATAGATCTCATGTTTCTTCTATATAGTATCTTATTTTGATTTCCTAAGTCATGAAAAGCAAAATAGTAATCCGAATTTTATTTCTATAAAGGAGGAAATAATAATGGGTGTTAAAACGATTATGACGGTCACAGGTTGCTTTGATGGGACTACCAATATTGGCAGAGACATCATCGCGGATGCTTTCAATAAGTATTCCACTGTGTCGTCCTACTTCGGCACTATTCGCAATCCGTATCAGGTCTATCCTCACATCATGGAGATGGAGAAGGAAAGTCTGAATTATGCAGCAGCTCTGGTTAAGCTGGGGATCTGCCACGAGGATTATGCCAAGCTGAATGAGATCCGCAAAGCCACCGATGTATTGGTGCTTACAAACTATATCGATGATATTGTGATGACCTTCATTCTCAAAGAGCTTACCAATGTCAAGTCCAAGGAAGAAACTCCGGATATGGATGTCATTATCAAGGAAGCAGCTTCCTTGGTAGAGGTTGCTCATACTCGCTTCGGTATGCTTCCTCCGTCGGTTTCCATTCCGGCCAATCCCTCGGATGACCCTGAAAAGGTTGTCTATCCTCCGATTGTGTTGGATGCCTATCAGCAAGCGGTTTCTCAGATTGTGCTGTATGAGCACAGTGATTATCTCTTCCCGTCGGATGCGATTCAGGTCATTGCTTATTATGCCTTTGGTCTCTACAATCGCTTCTGCAATATGATTCGCTCCAGCAATGAGATCAACTTCTATAGTCTGGATGGAACTCAGATTCCTTCCAACTCTTTCGGGTTGACTTCCAGTGATACCATGAGTTTCTTTGAGGGGTTTCTGAAAGATGACTCTCGGAAATTCAACTACAATGGTAGAGCGCTGGTTGATCCTATGAAGGATTTGATGGATCCCAATGCCAATACGATCATTCCTACCGGTGTTCGCCTGGAAGATCTGATTCAGAATCCTCCTGAGGATGCGAATGATACTCCTCAGGAAGTAGAGGAAGCGAATCCTTCTGAAGAGAATACCGAAGATGAAGAGTTTATCAATGGAATCGATCTCAATGGTGATCCTGATCAGACCCTGGTGAATGATATCCCGGATATCCCTGATATCGGTGAGGATATTTCTGTGGATAACACTCCTGATGTTTCTGAGGAGGAATAAAATACCATGGAACCGATCAAAGTCGTGTATCCGAAAGCTACTCTGATTGCTCACACTCCGGAACCTGAGAAAGTGGTTGCTTTGGCAGCTAAGCTCTGCTATTCCAATACGGAACCGGATAAGATCTGGGAGTCTCTTACGGATGAAGAGGTATCTCGGTATCTCTCTCATCTGGAAGGATATGGTCATGAGAGTCCGATCGAGCACGCATCTTTCACATTCCTTATTACGGATATGACAAGATCTTGTCTCGCTCAGATCACTCGTCATCGTATTGCCAGTTTCTCTGTGCAGTCACAGAGATACATCAACTTCAGCGATTTCCAAGTTGGAGTTCCTGAGTATATTGAGTATCCTCTCCATCATCCCAATACAAATCTTGCTGGGAATTACACTGGAGAGAAAATGCAGTATGCAATCGATGATGCTTTCGTCAATGCAATTGCAGAATCCAAGAAGGACTATATCCTCATTCGGGATCGGATTCTCTTTATGCTACTCAGCTATTTTATCTGTGAGAATACAGACGAGCTCTTTGGTGATCAGGACTATATTAAGATTCCTGAGAATGAGGAGCATATGCCCTATTATGCCACTCTGGAAAAGAAATGGTATTCTGAAGGATATCCTTACATCAATCCTGAGTCTGACTTCATGAACTATGAAGAGAATGATCAGATCAGCATCTACAAGATTCTCTTTATGGGGAATGATAAATTCAAGAATGCATTCAATAAGTATTCCAAGATTGCCAATGAGAATGCAAGAGCGGTATTGCCGAATGCTTGCACTTGCAATATGGTGATTACCATGAATGCAAGAGAACTTCGTCATTTCTTTACACTGAGATGCTGCAATAGAGCTCAGGCTGAAATTCGTAACATTGCTTGGCAGATGCTGACGCAATGTAAAGAAGTAGCTCCTACCCTCTTTGCGAATGCTGGTCCTGGTTGTATTCGTGGTGGATGCACCGAAGGGAAAATGAGCTGTGGGAATCCTTATAAGAAAGACGAGTAATCTCTGTATATTATTTTCATGATAAGATACAAGAGAATATCTCTCCTGTATCGAAAAGAAATCTATATCAAATTGGAGGTAAATCGAAATGAAAAAGATTCTCTCTACTCTGGCCTTTGCCGCTGCCGGTATCGGTGTTGCTGCTCTGGTTGATGACGACTTCCGTGATGCTCTGGTGAAGACCGGTAAGTCTGTCAAGGACAAGATCTTCCCCGAGAAGGAAGTCGATGCGGAACCCGATGAAGAGCCTGAAGCTCCTACCGTTATGGAGGACTCGGTCAATGTTGAGGATCTCGAAGATGAACCTGCTGCTGTCTCTGTCGAAGAGGCTCAGAAGAATATCGATGAGTCTATCCAGAGCATGGCTTCCATCATGGATGAGATCGACAATGCGACTCCCAATACCGATGGCTTCAATCTGAAGTAAGCGGTTCTATTCTTCTAAGTAATTCTTTAAGGGTGCCTAAATAGGTTAAATGACATCAAAATGTAACAGCCCTGAGTAATTCTTATCCTATGCTGAAGTGACGAAAATGGCATACGCAAGAGACTTAAGTCTCTTGGTAGTGATACCATATGGGTTCAACTCCCATCTTCAGCACCATATGATAGATGACTCTAATCTCTCTATATAGAAAAAGAGTCATCTTTTTTTATTTTTATTGAAAGAAAGGGATCTTGATCTTATGAGTGAAATTCTTTTGGATCAGTATACTCTCTACAGAGGTTGCTTGGGCGATATCGCCTATATCGATGCAATCAATAAGAGAATCAATGAGCAATACAACGAGAAGTATCCGGACAAGAAGACTCCCTTCGTGGATCCTTTCTTTGTCATTACCAATGTCAAATTGGATTCCTCCAAATTTCTGAATACCAATCTCTCTGGAGATGAATATCTCTCCAAAGATACGATTTTGAAGCCGGATACCTATCCCTGGGTCTTTAAGAATTTTGGAGATGATGATCTCAAACCAGATGAGTCGAATCCTTATAGCATTCCGATGATTCATTCTGGATATCAAGATGCTACCAGACAATTGTATGATCTGAATGAGAAAGGAAGAAAGAATATCTATGTAGCTCGGATGTCTCTCTATCTCAAAGAAGAGCTTTGTAATCATCATCGTAAGCTTATGGAGAGACTCTCCAATATGATTCTTGGAGGTGAGAGAACCTTCAATATTCTGGCTACTCCTCAGGCTAAGAGTGTGTCTTTCTTTCCTTCCGTGGATTCTTTCTTGTCCAATCTCTATAAAAACAGCAAGCATACCATGACAGAAGAGGAGCTTGCTGTATACAATGAGATGTATGATCTTATCGGGAAACTTGATAGAATTGTCAAGGATGAAATGTCTCCTATGGAATATTCTTTCCATAATCGTAGAGCCGTTATCACAGTCAATCTGAAGAATAATCCCGATATGAAGATGATTGCCAATGAGGAATTGACTCAATACTTTGAATTCTATTCTTTAATTGGGGATGAATATGCCTATGATACCAAATTCTATGAGGTACTTAAATCTATGAAGGATCTTCTTGTCCAAGATCCTACTAAGACAGAGGAAAACTAATCTAGAGATGAAATTATACATCTCCTTCAAGAATCTAATAAAAAGACTTCTGTGAAGGAGATGTATACTGATTATGGAATTAGAGAGAAATAACTCAGATACAGAATCTGTGTATTCCGATGTTATTAATCCGATTGGTCCTCTAGATTGTACCATCGCAACTTCTATAGAATCACAATTTTATACCAAAGAGGAGATTTATACTATGGTGCAAGAATTGAAGAATGAGATCAAGGATCTTAAAGATTCTTTGATCACAGAGGAAGATAAGAGAAGGAAAGTCGGGATCGAATCCTTCTTTGATCTTCATGCAGATGATGATACAGAAGATACAGAAGATATCCCAGTATTGACCACTGAGTCTACTGAAGATATTGATGATGAAGATCTGGATTCTGATGATCTCACGGTCGATGATCTGAAGGATATTGAATTCAGTGAGAAAGACTTTGGTCTTGATCCGGATTCTTTCATTGATCCCGAAGATTAATCTTTATATGGGTATATTTGAGGATAGATACAACCTCAAATATACCCATTTCTTTTTCGAAAAGTCCATGGTGAATCTCAATATATTATTTTAGTAAGATAAGAGGAAGATGGAACCTTTTATCTCAGTATGGAAGCAGAAATAAAATAAATCACAAAGGAGATTTCATATGAATATCAACGATATTAACAATCTGATCGTCCGGTTCATGGCAGCAGAATGGACTCTGGAAAAGAATCGGAAAGAAATAATCAAAAACTGTGAAGAGACTAAACATGAATGCCGGATGCTTGGTATCAAGTATGGGAGTTTCAAAGAAGCGGATGAAGCAATTCGCAAGATCGAGGAAAATACCAATGCGGTACTGAGAGACTATGATAGAGTCGAAGAGATGCTCAATACCATCCGTCCCTTAATCATCGCCATCATCCAGAAAGAGAGTGGTGAAGATATCACTGTCTCTTCCGAAAAGGTTGAAAAAGCAATCGCTCTCTTCGATTCTTTGAATCTGGATAATCTTGGTTAATAAATCAAAAAAGGAGAAAGATAAAAATGAAAACTAAAACTGTGGGTATCCGTTATATTGAAACTCGGAAAGTTCAGTTCCTCGATGGCACTGAACATTATCCCGAGTTTTACATCAGGGTTAAATTTACCGACATGGTGTATCTCCAGAACGGAAAATGTTGCCGGCTGGAGGTAGTTGGGTCTGCCGACGATACGTATAATACTGACTTCGAAGCCAGTATTCACTTCGGGGGTAAGGCCTACGACCTTAAATCCGATAAGCACGTCGACATCCTGACAAAAAGACTGGGATGCCGATCCTTCTCTATTTATAGTCTTCAAGCGTTTATTGAGGAGGAGCTCATTGAAATGTGCTCGGAGATGAGATATGCTCATCGTTACGATGACGATGAAGCGGATGCATTCTCCATCTCAATGGATTCGAAATCAGCACTCAGTGAAGACTGGTCTGAATCTGAGTATGCTTATACCCTGAAGATCGGTGACAGGATTATTCCGGTCAATGAATATGTCCTCGACCAGGGAGATTTCGGTTTCGTCGAATCCATCACGTTTGATCTTGGGGATGATACCAAGATCAATGTTGTATATGGAAACAGCGAAAACGTGTACACGACCGGATATGAAAACTATACAGCCGTCGTAAAGCTTGAAAAGCTTCTGGGCCTTAAACCTGGAGACGGCATGAACATCATCCGGAAAATCGGACGGGTTTAATAAGAAAGGAGTAAATAATATGAGAGAAAATATGTTTCTTCCGGGGCAAATGAAATCCATTGATTCATTTGTCATTGTGGATACGTTGATCGACATTTTGAAAAGAGAAAAGGAGATAGGAATGCAAGGGCACAAGGATCTCTTTTTCCTTATCGATGCCGAAAATCCGGAAGGGTGGATCAAAAAGGCCATCGCGACTGCAACCTATCACGAAATATCCATGTATGATACTAACATCATGGATTATTTCATTAAGGCGAAGAACCAGATGAAAGAGGATCGGAAAGCCGGTCTTCATCTCTGGTAAAGAAAAAGAAAAGGAGGCTATAAAAGGCCCTTGGTAGAGTATAAGATGTAAAAATCTTACTTTTACCAAGGGCCTTTATTTTTTCTTCGTTTTTACAGATTCTTCAGGAGATCATTCATCTCTTTCTGAAGTCTCTTCTCAATAGGAACGAATACTCTGCTTCTATTTCTGTCAGAAGTATTCACACTATACAATCCAGACTTAGGATCATAATGTGCACTCTCCATAGCTACCTGAGTATTGTCAGTAGCATACTTCACTCTATCACTATGAGAAGAGATATAGGGATAGACAAAACTTTCCAATACCTGCTGATAGGTATTGTCATGAGTGACCATCTTGATATCCACATTCTGGTCTCTATAAGCTTCCATATGAGAAGGAAGGAATACTCTGTCATAGGTAATCACTCTACCTACTCCAGTAACATCCCAGGTACCATCCGCATTCTTTCTCTGAGGTACCAATGCTCTCACAGAGAATGCAGGTTCCATACCTTGCATAATGGATCTCATCAACTTAGCACCAGGACCATTGATATCATCAATCGTCTCTACGGTACCATAGACAAGATCTCCACTCCATTCCAATGCAGTGATACGATGACACACATTGTTAGGATCAATCGTAGCAATTCTGGAAATAGAAGTTTCACCAACCTGAGCAATGGGATGACCATTCTCTCCAGCAAAGTCACCTTTCTGGATAAGTTCGACAATGGTAGGAGCTGCCAGAGCTTTCTTCATCATATCAGCTCTCCACAATCTTCCATTCCGATTTCGTCTTCCAAAACTCTGAAGACATGCACGGAACCGAAGAGACCTCGTTTCTCCATGCACGACATTCTCTTGAACGCCCATATTCGAGCGTGTATTATACCCAGCTGGTGAGGTATCTTCCATGACTGCGTAATAATTAAATTCGCTTGCCATTGTATTCATTACCTCCAGGATGAATTTTATTAGTGAGTTCTAGGATAAGCCTATATACCGAGTCATATGAAGATGAAATACCTTCAAAAGTCTCAAACGGTTTTAGAGCAAATCGACTTCTCTCAGAGCAGATATAGAAGGCTCTCAGAGAAGGTATGCTAAAACTCGACATAAAAAATCTTTGCTCACTCAAAAAATCTCATTTCGCATGTCTCATAAGAGATATAATGAGATTTTGGTATCTTTTTAATTTCATCTTTTAGTTGGAGGACATCATCTCAACATTTTTTGCAAAGGCCTTGCAGATTTTATTTTGGGAAATCATTTTTGAAATAGGGTCCAAAATCTTATTATACTCAAAATCCTCGTATTTCATTGGAGAAAGAGGTGTAATAAATTTTTACGGACCGCGCAACGATTGAATAGGGGCGGAAGGTCAATACTCTAGTATTAGGAGCATATACTATAACTGGTATCGTAAACATCTTGATACACTGGTTTCGTTTACTTTTTCCGTTTTCCTATCTTTAATCTTTTACCTTGTATTTCTTTCTCTTTAGAAAGAAATACCCCAGCTGGCTAGTTGGAGACACGTAGTGTCGGAAACGTAAAAGCCAGCGTTTCAATGAATCTTCAAAACCTTCCGCCAAAATTATTCTTCTATAATAAGAATTATATAGAAGAAGATCACAACTTTAGTTTATGAGTGCGATATTAGGTGTCCGCTAGGAATAGCTTCCACCTAATATCGATTTAAATTTTTATAGGAAAGTCTTGCCACACTCACTACACTTCGTTTCGTTCGCTTAGGCGCGTGGGGGTACATCACCCCACACCCCCAGACATGGTACTACCGATTTATGACCTTGCACTGCGTTCCAGGCACATAAATCGCCGCTCCGCTTTCGTCCATGTCTGACAAGTTTTCTAGACAACTCGGTATTGCCTCCAGGTAGATTGGATATAGTGTATGAATTCATCTGAGCCGTTTCGCTTACGCTCCACTTGTAAATATATTCATCTAGGTAATACTATAAGAGAGACTTACTTCAGATAAAATAATAAAACCATATATGATTTAGATAGACAAGATAGGATTATAGTGATATAAGGAGGTGTATTGGAGTCAGCTGTAGAGGCCCCTATCTTGGAAGGTGAAATGGAGGCGTTATAACACTTTTATGCAAAGCGTTAAGATGTTTGGTGGGGTCGATACTCCCTTACCAGAGAGTCTAGATGATCTGAATGAGATTCTGAAGAAGCATGAACCTCATATACGGAATCAAGAATTCTATATGAAGTCAATTAGCCTCAGTGCGAAGAAGACCTTCTATATCTTGATTGAGTTTGTGAAGAATGGTTCTTCGGGTGCTTATCAGGCTTATTGGCAGAATGGTCTATCTGAGATTCCGATTGTATCAATACGATGGGACTTTGATCCTGGTATAATGTATCATAACTCAAAAGAGTATCTGGATATAGAGAATGTCTTTGATCATGCATTGTGTGGTATTATTGACTATCTGCAGACCTGTATTCTGTTTGGCCCGGTATTGCCACTACCAGAGCAGAAGATAACTTTCAAATTCATGGTGGAACCAGCTCTGAAAGCAAAGCTTGAAAAAACCATAAAGTTTGTGAATTCTCCAAAGAGATGGAAATGTACAGATCTGAATCTCTTTGGAGTTCATACTCTCTTATGGGATCAGAAGTGTGATACCAGATTTGAGATTATCTCTATGGATCTCTATAATAAGCATGTATGGAATCGGGATGTTGTCTATAAGGCAAGAGAAGACTGTTATGAGATGGCATTGGGAAATCGTAGTCCCGACTATACGGTACATTCTCTAGAGGAGATGCTCTGTACCAGAAAGAAGAATGAGTATCGATCCAACAATCGAATCGATATTGGCAATTGCTATTACAAGTGGCTTGGTGAGTATTCTATCAACCAGAAGTTTGGTCCTGGTTGATAGAATCTTTTATCTCTCAAGAAAGGAGTAATCTAATACAAGATGAAGACCTATCACTATTATTATGCCCCATACTTTGGGACATACAATGGAGCAAAGTTTTGTCACTTCTTTATGACATGCTGGGAGCAAGGGAATCGATCTCTGAAACCAGATGGAGTATTCTGGAAACCAGTCTTTGTACCAAGACCTCATGACATGTTGGGGAAGTATTTCACGATGGATGACCATATCTTCTCGACCATGATGATGTACCGATTCTTCTATAATACCTTATGCAGTCCAGATGAGATGGTTATCAAGGTTCATGATGCTAAGTCTCAGGATAGGAGAAGTCCGGAAACTTTGAGTGAGATGATGAATCTCTTGACGCATATCTTTGAGTTTGATGAAGGTCATATGAAGGCATATATTTTTGGAAGCAAATCCAGAGCATTTGCAATGACTCCGGAACTTCAAAAATTGGAAGGATATCGGGCCATCAAATTTGTCACCGAAGAAGAATTCCAATTTCTTCTCAATATTCTCTATGATGTCCATCTCCCTCAGAAGATTCTTGAGATGAATGATCAGAATAGTCAATCGAATATCAGGGTAAAGTATGCCAATACCGTAACTAACAACCATCGTGAGAGAGCTGAGTACACATGGAGGGCTGCAGAAGAAAGATTGAAGAGATACTATTATAAAGCAGATCCGGTTCCTTATAGTTTTACGAGCTTCATGAAGAATGACCTGATCTTCTAATCCAATTCCTTGTAAAGAGTAGAAAGGTGATCTATATATATTCAATATCCTTTCGTATATCTAGAAAATTGAATATAGGAAAAAGATCCATGTCGCTTCACTCTTCAAAAAAGAAGGTACCACAATCTCTCGACATTTATTGAGAATTATGGTACCTTCTTTTTTCTTCATTTTGGACAAGATTCTAAATGATCGTATAAGAAATCTCATATAGGAGGAAACTCCAAATGAAGAATTTTTGGAAAATGACAGAAGACTTCGTTCCGGATTCTACTGTTGCTGCCTTAGAGGGTGTAAAGAACCCTACTGCGGGATCTGATGATTCTCCCATGTACATTGACATCATCACGGATAAGTTTATTGAATTCAATGCCGAGAGAAATAAGATGATCCCAGTTACCAATGCAACTGCCAAAGAAAGAGGAGGAGTATTCACTTCTGATGGTGTATTCTCCCCCTATATTTTTGGTGTGACGCCGGATGAGAGAAGGACGAAATTCTCTTATATTGATATCGGTACCAGAGTGTTTCATCCTTATATCTACCAGATTCTATCCAACGTCATTCCTAAGAATACCATGTCCAAGATTGTAGCTGGACAGGGATCTTGGAGTGTTGACAAGGATGGACAGATCAAAGAGATTCTGGAGACAGAACCCAATTATGATCCTGAGGCTACTGGTATTGACTGGTTGATTGATCATTGGGATGATTTTAAATGGAAGAGAAACTCTTCTCGTATCAGAGACCAGAGAGTGAAACTTCTTGCTTCCTATAAGAAGGAAGACATTGTCATCACAAAGTGGTTGGTCATTCCGGTATTCTATAGGGAGATTCAGACTGTATCTGGAATCGAAAAGACTCCGGATATTGATAAGTGGTATTGCGATTTGATTCGTTATGCTCAATTCTATCAGAGAAGTCCGATTCCCTCTATGGCACATAATACCAAATTCATGATTCAGCAGACATTACTCAATATCAGAAAGTATGGTCAGAGTCTTGTCCAATTGAAGCATGGATTCTTCAAAAAGAGTGTCTTAGGTAAATCCATTGACTATGGATATCGGAGTGTTATCTCTTGTGTCAACATGGATATGTATGATACCCCTGATGATAATCCGATCGATATGTATTCCACTGGATTTCCTCTGGCTCAACTCTGTGTCATGGGATTCCCCTTCATGAAAGCGGAAGTCTTGGAATTCATGAGACAGTTGTTTGAAGCCATTGGTACCAGATATCCCATTCGGGGAAAAGATGGGAAAGTGAGATTGATCAATCTCGATGAACCGATGTCCATGTATACCGAAGACTATGTCCAGAAACAGATTGATCTCTGGATCAATACACCCGGTGTACGATTTAGACCGGTTATGATTCCTACAGAAGAAGGAGAATTTCCTTTTAGATTCCCTGGGGATACGAAATATAACCCGAAGAATCCAGATGCAGGGAAAGATATCTCAAATAGAGTCTTTACCTGGACTGATCTTCTCTATATCTGTGCTAATAACTGTCTTGCGGATAAGCATGTCTATATCACAAGATATCCTCTGACTGACTATTTTGGTATCTTCCCGTCTAGAGTATTTATTCTCTCTACTCTGAAGACTACCAAGATGACAGTCATGGGAAAAGAATACAAATACTATCCTGTGATTGATCCGAGTCTTCCTGAATCTAGAGTGTCTACTCTTTTTGTGGATACTGTCACAATGTCCGTTCCCTATCTGAAAGGTCTGGGAGGAGACTATGACGGTGACCAGATTACAGAGAAGATGGTCTTTACTCAGGAAGCCAATGAAGAAGCTGAGAAACTTCTGAAGTCTCCCAAGCATTATATCACAGAAGATCAGGAATTGATCCGAGTGGTACAGAATGAGGCTTATCTCACCTTCTATAACTTAACCAAAGCAGAATAAAAGGACACAAATACCCCGTTATCATCCGTATGAGAAATGGATGATAACGGGGTATTTTAAACAAACTGGGATTCTTTCAGGTAACCGTAGGCAGGGTAAATACAAGGAGTTCTGTAGGTATGAAAGAAGTGTGTGTACAAAAGAAAGGCGGTTGGATGTCATCCGATTGACTTCAGGTGCAAAACTGCTCGCAGATGTGTACGCAATGCTGTCTAAAGAATCCCAGTAAGAGAGAATAGCAATTTTATTTTTATGTCATATTTTCTCTTTTTAAAAGTGATATGACAAGCCTTTCCATTATTTTAATATCGTTTTGACCATATAGTAATTTTCTACGGACATGAAAGGAATGTAATATATTTATGGAAACAGCTAGAAAGATCTTTGAATTATTCTGGTGAATTTCATTATCTAGAATTCTATCCAATCTATTTGACATGATTCTCTGTGTCATCTATGTACCAGTGACATCTACCTTCAATGAGGAACCTGCTAAGTTATTGAGCATCATAGGAAAGAGAATGAGACCAGAGTTATTCTTCTTTGCAGTGTTATGTGCTATCCAATGTTTTATGGATGAAGATCCTCTATCAGCGATTGTCATGGTAGCTATTGCATTTGTCATTGGGGATATGCTTCCGTATATATTGACAGAGTTATTGGTGATCCTTCAATTTCGATTCTTACCAAATAGAGATCGAAATGATCGATATGTAACTCCTAGATTGATCAATTTCATGATAGAAGTTAAGAAGCTTTTAATGAGCTTTGCAATTGTGGTACCCTTTATTGGTATGAGACTGAATGCAGATATCACAAATATGTTAGAAATCTTTGGTTTCTTGACATTACCTGTAATTATCTTATGGGTATATTTATCCTACATCATCTTTGTCAGAGGAAAATAAAAGAATGGATATGAGTCTTGTAATAGAGATCTCATATCCATTCTTTTTATCTCTTACTTAGAGACAAGAGAAGCATCTACCCATCCAGAAACGTTGGAGGCGACAAAGGTTCCTTTGTAAACTCTGGCGGTAGAGTTGGTGACTCTATACCGGTTATTCACAGGAGCATTGTCATAGATGTAATAGGTCTGATATTTGGTATAACCCGTGGTACCGGTAGAAGAAGTATAGAGCTTCTGATCACTCAGTTTCACAGGTTTCCCAATATAGGGAGCAGTGGAAGAAGTCGTGTTGGAGACACTATCCACTTCAGAGGGAATCACCCAACCAGATACATGAGAGACATTCAGAGTCTTGTCATTGCAATAGCGGGGATTGTTGGTGACACGATAACGACCATTGGTGAGTTTTCCATCATAGATGTAGAAGACACCACTCTTGGTAACACCAGAAGTACCAGAGGAAACAGTATACAGCTTGTCATTGATAAGACGAACAGCAGCTCCTTTGGTATAGGTGGATTCCGAAGAACCAGTGGTCGGAGGAGTGACAGTAGAAGTAGAATCAGACAGCTTAACCCAGTTATATCCACCAGAGCGGATAATAACGGTATCAGCAGCCAGATAGCACTCCTGATTCAGATAAGCAGGATTGTAGCACTGCCAGTTACCAGAGGAAGTCTCATACCAACCAGTTCCCTGGAATTTACCAATTCCGAGACTGATATGGACATGGTTACCAGTGGCTTTACCAGCGGTACCCTCTCTTCCGCAGATCTCACCCTGCTTAAAGACTTTACCAACCCGGATACCCAATTTGGTAATATCCTCATTGTTGCAGTGAGCCTGGATCCAGTTCACATAAACCAGACCATGCTTACGAGTCTGCACAGGAGCAGTAGATTCATACCAAGTAAAGTTACACTTGGAAGAAGCAGTATTGCCATTGTAAATGCGTTTCACAACACAGTCACACATGGCATAGGTATACTGCTGACCAGTGTCTTTACCGCAAATATCGATACAATTGGTTCCCTTATGAGAGAAGGTATTTGCAGCAACACCCTCCACAGAGACACCATACCCCTGGGAGACATTCAGAGTCTTCATGGGGAACATGAGCTTCTGAGCCATAAGAAATCTCTCCTTTCTGCAAAAGATTTCGTTGAATCGGTTGACGCATATGGTTAATCGTAGCGGTATTATGAATAGGTTTCCAGATACCTTTTAATCAGTACAAGCCTGAATCCAGCCCAGATAGGCCAAAAACATGAAGATAACGGTGTTTGAGAGAAAGGAGGATCGAAGGTGCCCGAAGAGATATTAGGATTGACCAAAGAGGATTTTCGATATCTTCATATCTACATCCATTTCATTCTCAACTATATTCCTATCTTTATACCATGCTTGCTGGGCTCTATTGCAATTGATAAGGTGAGTAAGCTTCGTGGCGAGAAGGTCATCAAAGTGAGCAAAAGTTTGATTCTACTCTCGTCAATGATTGTCACCTTCATTGTTATGGCCATCGATCTCCTTGGAGTCTCTGATAACCTGAGGAATGAAGGTTTGTCTATCGTGATCGGATTCATTGGTGGAATCTTATCACGAAGCATTATTTCTGCCATTACGCACAGTACCTTTGTATCCACTATGTGCAAAGAGTTCATTGCGAAGAATAGCACTGGTCTTGGAAGCGCGTTTGTATCAGCTATTGGCAAAGAAGCCGAGAAGGATGATGAGAATGCAGAGTCAGACCAGGATGAGAAAGAATCTACTGATGATAAAGTAGAGGATAAAGAGAATACCAAAGAAAAGTAGTAATACTTCAAATACCGATAAAAGAGTTATACCATATAGGAAAATCATATGGTATAACTCTTTTTAGGTTTTAGTCTACATAGCCATACTCGAAATCAGAGTATTTCTTATTGGCATACTTGACTTCGAGTGTGCCTTGTCTCGTAAGAGTGACGATATCACCCTTGGAAGCCAATTGCTTTCTTCCATTTTCAATGAATAACCACTTTTGCTGAATCTTGCGGTTATTGGGACCGAAGATTTTAGCAGAGCAAGGAATCACATACTTGCTCCGAATAAAATCATTCATCCACCCAGGAGTCTGATCCACTCCAAAACGAAAGGAAACAGAGGTCTTCCTCTTTCTGCGGGAACCACGATGTCTTCTCATAATAGAATGCTGTCACCACCCTTTACCGAGATTTCTAGAATGAGAAAAAAGAAAAATCCTACATGGGGATTCAAATAGTTATTCCCATGTAGGATTGAGTATTTGATTATGTTGCAATCAGAGGTGCAATCGAATCGACATCCAGAAGCCCATTGTCATAACTATCATTCTCTTTGCAGAGAAGAATATAACGAGCAATGCGATACTTCTGATCATCTGTAAGATATGGAGCATATTCTTTGATGAAAGCTCCAATATCTCCAAGACCTTGTTTGAGATTCAGGAAGATATCTCTGTTATGGACACCCTCATGATTGGTCTTCGTGAGCATAACCACCTGCACATGCAGTTTGAAATGTTCTTCAATGACTTCATTGGTAATCACGAATGTGGAGATAGGAAGTCTATTGTCAATATACTTATTGAGGATGATGCTGACATAGTCATACAGAGTAAATAGAGGACCATGATGCATCTCAATCAAAGTATCTTTCCCACCAGTGGTGTCAAACTCCACAATGTTAGAAGATACCTGACAGAAGTTGATGCCTACGGTATTCTTTACCCAACGAATGAATGCCTTATAATCATCCGAAGTCCGAACCATAGTTTCTACTGATTTGACGAATCGATTGTAGGTCGTCTGATCTTCGAAATACTCTGCATCCTTATAAAAAGAGATGCACTCATTCGGGTCTTCTGCATTCTCAATAAACTTCGCATAATCTCCCGTAAATTCAATATTAGGAAGATTCATACGTCTAAACCCCTCGATTCATGTGTATTTTACAGACTTGTTAATTTCGCCCGCAATATGAAGCTCATATTATATTCTATATCAAAAAACTTCCGTTTAATTTGAAAGGAGGATTCAGTCAAGATGAATCTGCTTCTTATTTTTCTTGGGATCATTCTCTGTATACTGCTGACAGTGGGTCTCATCTTTATGATGCTGACCTACTTTATTGGAGGTCCTTATGCTCGGTATAAGCGTAAGACCAAATTCTTTACTATGGAGGAGATTGCATCCACCATCACAAGTGTATGCAATCTCCAATTTTACATTTATGACAATAATCGTTTCAGAGAGGCTGGACCTAAGCTGAATAATACCTCCTTTGACAATTACTATGAAGAATTGTCTGGGAAGTGTATCAGGTGTCTGTCGGATGAATTCTATGAGAAGGCATCTATGTATATGACAGAGGAGGCCATCGCTCTGATGATCTCTGAGATGGTACGAAACTATCTCACGTCTAAGATTGGCATTGATGAGAGTGCCAATAGTCTCGAGGAGGAAATCTAAGAAATGGCCAAGAGATTCATGTTATATCTTCGGGCTCAAGAGAAGCCTGAAGATGGATATCGTGTCTATACGATCGACGATGATGTAAGTAAATCTATGTGGCCGGATGGATGCATCTACTTCAGTGTCCATAAGGTGAAGATCTCTTGGCATGTCGAGATCTATGGATTGGTCAAAGAGGAAATCAGACTGGATAAGTTTGTCACTATCGATCTCGAATTTATAAAGCAACTTATCAATGATGCTCTGAAGAGAATCAAAATGAAGGGATGCTATATCTCCATGACCAGTGCAGTGCTTCGATCTATCTGTAAGGAAGCTCTTGATATCTTAGAAGAAAGGAATGCTCAAGGATAAAAAGAATGGCATAGTGTATACGTATGATGATATTACGTATACACTATGCCAGTTTTATTTGCCGTAATGGATCAGACGATCATCAATCTTAGAGAGAAGACCAGTCACTTCTCGATCTACCAGAGTGACAGTCTTTTTCTTGTTATAGGTATCATAGTGAGTGACTTCTTCTTTTGTCATTCCACCAATGAGCTTGATGTCAGTGATCTCTTTGTCAATCTTCGGAGTTGTCATGTTCATATTGAGCATGGTATCATAGGAGAGGAATGTCATGGTGGTAACGGCATTGCCATATCCTCTTCCAGTGAGAAACTCCGTATTGACAGTATAGGGTTGAATGGGACGAATGAGATCCAGATAGAATTCCACCGTTGCATCCATATGGTAATTCTCATCCATTCCAACCACGACAAGAGTATCATACTTATGGATCTTGCATCTTCCTTTGGTGATGCAATCCTGTACCAGCTGGTTGTTGATATCAAAGATGAGGAAGATACGAAGCTTTGCAGCAGAGTCTTCAACGGTTACCTTTTTCCGATCAATAATCTCGGTATGAGACCTCGGAGGAATTCTCTGAATGGTATAGATGACATCCTGCTCACCATCTACCAGTCTAGGAAGACAATCATAGAGAGGATCTTCCATGGTAACGGTGTGAATGGCATCATAGACAGATTTTCTCATGTCGATCATAGGATCACCTCTTTTTATCCAATGAAATGAATAATGATTCTTGCAAAGAATGAAGCGGAGTTGGTAATACAGATGAGCTCCATCATGATATGAATGGTATTAAATCCCTTGATATAGGATTGCATGACCCCTGTATTGAGAGTGAGTTTGTTGGTGATATTGTGGAGCTCCTCAGGATTGACTTCGGAGATTGCATACTTATCCCCATAGAGAATATTTTGGACATTCTCATTCATATCAGGATTGATTGCAATATTCTTAGAGTCTCTCCCATAGAGAATCATGATTCCTACTTCTAGAAGGAATGTAATGAGAAAGACTGCATGATTGAAAGAGAATCCACAAATGATGATCGAAGCAATCCAGATGATCATCGTCAATACACCTGTGATGATTGATGAGATGAGAATTCTCTTCATGGAAGAGACACACTTCTGCATCATATCGGTGCATTTGTTATAAGCGATCTGTAAGGTTTGTGCTTCGACATAATAGCGGGTATTCGGATTAATCGGCATTGTCTTTGTCTCCTCTCTTATATTGAGTCATAGACTCAGGTTCTTCATTCTTTTTTCTTAGAGAGGGATCCAGCCTACCAGAGTTTACTCTTTCCAGAGCATTCTCCAAAGCTTTTTCTCCAATGTCGTCTAGTTTGATCTTCATAGTGAATACAGATCCCTCCTTTTATTTAATTCGTCCAGCCATCCGTAATGTTACAAACGAATCAAAGCAGACATCTGTATTTCCATTCTGATCAAATTTACCACTGGTACTAAACCATCTGGTGTATCTGGCATAACTCGTACCAGGAATCTTATCCCCAAAAGAAGCAGTGGCTCGATACTCTCTTGCAGGAGTAAGACGATTGAGAAGATTACAAGAGATAGAAGTGTAATATGCAATATCAAAGAAACTTCTGGGATCTTGCCATCCGCAGATTTCTACCTCCTGATAGTTATCATTCTCATCAAGAATCTCAGGAGGATTCTCCTTGCTATAGGAGTAGATAATAATCTTCCAATTCCCTTCCAGATCTTCGATATACTTATACATGTCATCCTGGATGATATACCCAAACCCTTTGGTGCAGGTAATATCATAGGAGACAGGTACGAATCGATAGAATACTCCGAGTCTTTCTGTAGATGGTTTGGAATGACCAGGAGACTGATAGGGATCGATGAGAGTACATCCAGAGGGATGGTCATACTCTGCATCAATGAGATCAATTGTATCCTCTCCCAAGACATCAAACATGAAACGCTGAATATCCTTAATGAAGGAAGGAAGATTCTCTACATAGAGAAGATCGCTGATGGTATTAGGAAGATTCTTAGGAAGATTGGAATCCTCATAAGACATCACCTGGAATACCCTTCTGAGTTGAAGAGGAATGTCCTTATCCGAGGTGAGACTCAAGGTATACTTGGAAGAAGGTACCTTGACATTGGGCACATAATCGAGAAGATAATCCTTTGATTTAGGATCTACTTCTCGGATGGAATTTGGATAGAATCTCATATACATATTCCGGATACCAGGAACCGGAGCTTGAGCATAGAGAGCAATCGCAGAAGATGCTTCTGGATTAGAAAAAGCTTTGAAGGAATCACAGCTATAGACTTCTCCATCTCTTCCAATACAAAACATATTCGATTTCTCCTTTCTTATTAGAATGGGGCCGTGTCATCGATTCGGAATCCAGCTCGCAATGTCTTTTCATATTCATCCAGATAGGATCCCAAGATAGATCTATCTTTGTCATCATCGAAGTCATAAACCCATTTGGTTTTGGCCTTTGATTTTAAGAGCCCTCTTGGATTTCCTATAGGATCTGGAATCTTCTTCTGAATCTGATTGGTTAATTCATAATAGACTCCAGCACAATTGGTAAAGTCATTCAATGCCATTGTGAGTTTAAAACATTCATCCAGCATAGGTAACTCAATCAAAAAGGATAAGACTCCAGATCTTGATAATAGAGATCCTGATACGACATCACAGATGATATCATCCACATAATGATCGGCATTCATATCATCGATCAATTTAGAAATCCGAGGTCCTTCTCCAAGTAACATGGACCTGTCATAGAGATAGGCTGTATACATAGGGATATCTACATCTTCCAATTGTCTAAGCATATTGACATTGGCGAAGACAAGAGACCCAGTATCGATAGGAAAAGAAGATACCCCTGTATCCTTCTTTACCCTCTCATTCAGAGTCTCAGTAGATTCCCATTTGTGATCCTCTTGGATTCTGATCCAGGTATGAGATACCTTGTTGAATTCTTTCATGATACCAAATCTCTTACAGAGATGAATACAGATCTCTCCGCATACGAGATTATTCGGATTCGTCACCTTGGTCTTTTTGATCTTACTATGGAAGGTAATTGGACCTTGATTCGAATCTGGTATTTCGATATGTGCTTCCATTACATCCAAGACTCTAAAGTCATCGAATCGATCTGGATTCATCATCTCGAAGATAAATCCCATCTCCATAATGAAATAGATTGCATCATAGAAGTCAAAGACATTCATCAAATCCACTTTATGAATAGGAAGTGGGAAGATTCCATTATAGGATGAATCTAAGTCGGAGGACATGGAATCGTATTCTAGTGAATATTGAAATTCTCCTGGTTCCATACGAGTGATAAGATAGTCTGGATCCACAGGAAGATATTGCTGTGCTTCATAACTCTTGACAGCTACCAGAGCCATCATAGAGTTACCGAGGTCTTCTTCGGTTATTTGAGAGATATGATTTTCGCCATATACCTTATAGGTACCATCTCGAAAGAAGAGCATGATTTCTTTTGCCATGGTTCTGTTTATCCCCTTTCTTTAACCTATAATATATGGGTTTAAATGATTTTTAAAGCTAGATAACGCATTCTTAAATTCCATAAAACTCTGAAGAAGAGATAGGAGATGTAAATTCATGTCACAAGTCCCTCAGTCAATCGTACCGCTCAATCGTAGGACAAAACTTGTATTCTCTCCTGTCGATTCGGCCAATATGGTTTTTGACAGGAATGCGATATTCAAGGAATTGCGAGCTTTCATCAAGGCGAAATATCCTACTTATTCCCTGGAGTATGGATATCTTGGAGGAGAGCTTACCAAACAGCAGTTTCTTGAATCCATGATGGGAACTGAAGTCGCATTGAAATATGATCAGAGATTGATGCAGATCGACTATTGCCTTCTCTATAAAATACCGGCGATGAATCCAAATGTAGGAGATCTCTGTATGATCATGTGTCCTTCTAGATTCTCATCGAAATCTCTTAACACAATGGCTTTATACAAATACAAAAGCAAACTCAATGAATACCTGAATGACTATTTCTTAAATAATCCAATCATTCCTATGAATGTCGTCATGGGATTCTTAGAGCAAAAAGAATATGGCTTGACTCGAAAGAAATTTTCATTCTCCAGAGATCCCAGAACTCTTGAGAGAATCTCCACTGAAAATCCGAATTATTGGAAATTGCCCAAGAATTCAAATATCACAGTCAAAGCCATTCAGAGTGTATGTACTCAGTATAATCCTGATACAAAACACTGACCAACCCAATTTTTAATACTTCTACCTTTGATTTTCACTCTATGGTTTTATATAGAGAAAAGATTCCCACTATACTTGGTTTCTATCCTCCAAGTATAGTGGGCATTGATTTATTTTGTAGAGCCATGTTGCATCCCTCCTATAAGATGATTAACTCGGTTCAATTTGGGACGTAATTAGACCCTACCTTCTTCTTATTTGTGTCGGTCAAGAGATAGCACTGGAAATGAGAACGCTAAGGGTGAAAAGATTGACGATAGAGAATATGTAAGCGACAACGCAAATGCGAAGATATTGCTGAGAGTCTTTCACATATTCAATAGCAGAAGATCGCTCTTCCTCATTCCATTCTTTCTTTTCATAAATGTCTGCATCGAAAACGAGATACCGGATCTGTGTCAGCTTGACATTCAGTTTCTTCATCTGAATGTATGCAATGGTGACGACGATTGCCAAAGCAACTACAAACGAAGCACTTGTGAATCCGAGTCCCGCATTTTTAAAGTAACCTGATACCATCATATAGACGATGAAGATCAGCATTTCGGCATATAAAGCTGGGAATGCAAACTTTACATACCAGTTACTTTGAAATTTGAGGACCTGTGTTCTGATACACTTTAGCGTTGCTGCATTTTCAGCCATATGTATCTCCCCTTTCTTTCCGAGTCCCATGCGGATCGGAAACGATATAAAGATCATGATAAGATGCTTATGAATTTCGAAGACCCTATCATTTACTTTTCTGTTTGAAGATCAGGTGTAGTCGAGATCCAACCTCATTCTACTGAAAATATCCGTTTCGTGCATATATTCCATAGAGGTCAAGATATTCTCCAATACTTCAAACTTTCTCTTATCATAGGGGACTATGGCGATCCAATGCATTCTCAGATAGGCATTGAAGTATTTCTCTTTGAGAGATTCCTCATCATCACTTGGATTCTTAGAGAAGAAGTAATCTCTCATAGAGGTAAGATGAGACATACCCACGGTATCTCCATTATTCTTACACAGAGTATACATAGTAGACATCGATGTGACAAGACCTCTTGTCATTCTGTCATATTCGTCTTCCATATATTTGATCATCCACATTGGAAGATAGAATCCTTCCTTCTTATCAATACGGACGATGGAATAGAGATCCGGATCTTTCTCTGCATTGGTTACACAGGAGATCTCATAACACTTGGATCCTCGAAAGAAGGTATTGACAAAGCCTTCAATGTATTTCTCTTTTTCATGCATGGCAATAATTCTCGAAGAAGGACCTCCGATAGACTCCTTCATAGAGACATAGTACATCATTTTGATTCTCTCCTTAGATTGATTCCGATTCAAGAAAAGCACTCTTGGAATGCTCCTTTCTCTTAAGAATAATATATAGACTAACAAGACGATTAAAGATTCTGTCTATACTTCCTATAGAAAGAAGGAGAATATTAACTATGAAAAAGTATATTGTCTGCGAATTGGTAGAAGCTGAAGAATCTGGTGACGGATACCGCGTCTATCATAAAGATGATATGGAAGCTTATTGTCCGAAAGATCTCTTTAATAAGGTTTATATTGAGGTCAATGACAATAAGGATCTTCCGAGTGGTGTATCCATTGGTCAGCAGATGGTTGATGACTTCATTGATAAGGTGGAGTCTATGACCATGGGAGAAAAGACTACAGTTACACAGATTACTCTGAAGAATGGCTTCATCATCACTGAATCTTCTTCCTGTGTAGATCCTAAGAATTATAGCATGGAGATTGGTGAAGGGATCAATCTCGAACATGCTAAGAATAAGATTTGGGAGCTTCTCGGATTCCTTCTTCAGACTGCTTATCATGGCTTTAAGAAATCCGAGTAACATAATAAATAAGAATATCATACGATCCTTAGGTACTAAGGTTTAAACGATCCTATAGCCCTCTGGAATCAACTCATACAAATAGGAGAGCAAAATTGTATCGGGATGAAAATCTACGGATCTCTCAGAGGCCTGTGCCTCATACTTTTCGGAATAACATCCAGTATATGTACCTCCTGTGATTGACCGATTTCCCATAACAATTGGAACGATGATGAATCTAGATCTTTCATCCTCAGATCACTCTCACGAGGTTGAGACAACCTTATCTTGTAGACATGAGTCCTTCAGTGTGTGCTTTGGGCGTTTATTTGAATAGAACCTTTAAATGGGTGTGACACCGGTATATAGCCGACATATGTCACACCCATTTAAAGGTTTTTATTTTAAAGACTACACGTTGTTTCAGGGTTAGACCCGGGACCATTCATAAATGAATATATTGGATTTGTTTATAAAAAGAAAGGGAATGATCCGTATAAATCATTCCCTTTCTTAGGTATTACAGAAGAACTCTGAGACCAGAATCTGCTGTTTTGATGTTTACAAACGGACGCATAACCGGCCCTTCTCTCATCTCCGGATCAGACTCAATAGACCATCCGAATTCCTGCATGGGAAGATATTCGTATTCTCCATCTTCGAGGTCCACCTTCATAATCGGATATTCTTCTTTCGAATCTTCAAGGATTCAGAATCCGGGATTATGGGTTTTCGATATTGGCGGCGCCCGCCATGGAAGATTTAATCAGAGAATCACCCCACAATTCGAGTCGAATGAGTATTGGAATGAAGATGTTTTTCTCTCCATCAATTTGGAATTCGTAGAAGGCGATAGCTTTATTTTCACTTCTAGCGCCTTCTACGGTGACATCTTTCATGGATTCTCTAAGGTCGTGGAGAACCTTATTGAATATTCCATCTTTTAAGACATACGAAGCGACACATTTAGCCTTAACGATTTTGCTCATTTGATTTTCCTCCTAGTTTATAAATAGTGATCTTTATAGAAATCCATCTTTGATTATAAATATAATATACAGAAAAAGACAGATACGAATGAGGTTCATTATTCATTCGTATCTGTCTTTTTTATTTCCTTCATAAATCCATCCACTATAATTATAAATAATTATAGTGGATAAATAGGGTATCAGATCCTATATACAGACCAATTAGGAGAATAGAAGTATGCCTGAAGTATTATTATCTTCTGCGGGGATCTCAAAATCATTATTAGACCAGATTAATCTTCAAGATATCGATGTAATTAAAGGCAAGAAATATATCGGAAGTGATGGTAAACTTCATACAGGTTCGTTGGTAGATCAACCGAATGATAATCAATGTCCTGTAGTTACTAAATACGATCCCGATACCAACTTTGTGTATTTAGCAATTCCGAGAGGAGCTTATCGTAAAACAGATGGCCGTATGAGCCCTCATCCTAATATTAAAAGAAAACTCCGTGAAATTGTTGGAGAAGCGGGATTCGATAGAGGTCAATATCAATATGCTGGTGGTATTGGAATCGGAACAGATGTAAATGGAAAATATTATGCTTTGAATAAAATTCCTGAGGGATTTTATTCTTCGAATGGCGATGACTGGGCTCCTGAAGTTAGAGTCGCTATGAGTACATTCGTGTCAAGCTTCGCCACTATATTCAAACCTACTCAGGTCTATAGTGGATCTGATAATGGCAATACGGATTCGAGTACGAATTTCAATGCGACATACGCTATGACCAAAGATCAAATTCTTCTCTTTGTAGGGAATATCGGATGTAGTGAAGGTCATCATCCTTCATTGGCTTTGTCTACCCCGAATTGCACTGAGTTGTATAATGTAGATTTTGAGCATACCCAAGACTGGGTATTCCAGTCATCCAGACTTATCATTCGGATTGTCAAAGTAAACTCCAATGGTAATGCTACCATGACAGGTGCAGCTCCTACCATAAGATCGTCTGTAGTATGGTATGTGGTAAGACTGGTTGGATAATCTCTATTAACAAATTAAAACCCCGTATACGAGGATTGTAAGAATCTCCGTATACGGGGTTGAATTCATGAAATTGATCAGTTGATAGACTTCAGAATCAATTACCGAGTCAGAGTCTCGGGAGAAGTGAAGTCACGGCCATCAATGGTCATGCGACCCTGAACAGGCAGAACCTCGAAGGTCAGAGTACGCTGAGTGGCCATGATGTTGGGCACCAGGGTGTGGACCGGGTTACGGTAACCACGATCGATCACCATGTTGTACTTGTAGTGCTTGTAGGTGATCAGTTCCTTGGTGGTCGGGATCACGATGAAGTGAATGCCGGTATCGGCCTTCAGATAATGGGAAGTGATGATGTGCACACGATCCTGGGCAGTGGTCAGAATGCCGAACTTGTAGGCAATCTTGATGCCAGAAATCTGGGTGTCATCAGCAAAGACCCAGTCGATGCCATCCTGCAGGAAACGGATCAGCTCGGGATTCGCCACGGCCACGATGATCACATCGGGGCTCTTCAGCTTCTGCTTCAGGGTGTTGATCACACGCTCGAAGTATTCCCGAGAATCCTTCATCCAGTCAGTGATGTTATTGGTGAAACCGTCATACGGCAGAGCGTTGAACTTCGCAGTGACAGTCAGCTTCTCATAGCCGTACGGGCCAGCACCAGCAGCTTCCTGAGCCTGATAGCTCTTGTCCAGGAAGGTACGGATCTCGTAGTCCTCCAGCTCAGCCAGAGAACGACCCATCATGTCGACGTTATCGGCGATCATGTCGATGCGCTGCAGAGCCAGAGCGTCAGCAGCTTCCTCAACGGTCACAGCCGTGTTCATACGAGGACCAGACTCAGGCATCTGCTTCTGGATCTGCTCGTTTTCACGGATGACGGTCAGGCCGCGCTCGTTCCAACGGTTGCTCAGCTTGCCGTTCATCTTGATCTTGTCGATCTTGTCCGCCGTAGAGACAATGGTCACGCGGCCGCCCTCAAAGTCGACATTGCCGACCAGAGTATCGGTCTCGGGAGTGGCCCGGCCATCAGAGATGACCTTCGGCGGGAAAGCATGGGTGGTAGCGTCAGCGGTGATATGAACCGGAATCCACTTGTCCGCAGTCGCAAAGTGAACCTCGGCGATCTCCAGGCTCTGGTTCAGCATCTCAGCGCGATCAACGATAGCGCCGATAGCCGGGAAGTAATCCGCAACCAGCAGATCCTCATTCTTCAGAGGCAGAGAGATCTCCTTGGTAGCATCCATGGGGATACCCTGAGACTCTTCAGACAGAGTCGCCATCTTCTCGTCATCATAGAAGACATCAGGCATCTCGTACTTCTCGCCAGACATCGTCTTGATGTAACGACGCTCGAAGGCCAGGTTGATCACAGGGCTGTTGGGAACTTCGGTCATCAGGACATCCTTGAAGATGCAGGCAACCCACTGCTTCTTCAGGAAGAAGGGGTTGTAAGCAACGATGGGATGGTAACCCTGAGTGACAGACTCGATGGCAACACTGGTCAGAGAGTTGTCCAGCAGCAGGCCGAAACGTTCAGCGTAGTTCCCGTAGAACACATCATGGGAAATGCGGCTGTCGTTGAACATCGGATCGCTGGCGAAGCTCTCCATGATCTGGTCTTCGAACTCACGACGGTCGTTGGCACGAGCAATGATCTGAGGCAGATCAGAGGTCAGGTCAACGCCCTGTCCGGCGTAGGATTCAAAAATGCCTTTGACTTCAGCTTTGAAGCCCGCATCTTCGTTGGAAGCATGATCGTTACCGATAATGCGGGTTTCCTGGCCAAAGCGATTGAGCAAGTTAGCCATGGTATTTAACCTCCAATTTATTGAAGTTTAAGTTTTACACAAATGGATGAATCCTTGATAAGGGGATTCACCGCTTTACGGTATTGTTTATTTCCACAGAGCGTGGGGTTCGCTATATCGCAAAGAATTCTGGCATTTATGTAAAATTTATTTAAGAGGCTGTTATACATGGTCATTTTTGAGAGCTTACTAAGAGCTAGAGAATCCTGGATGATATTCACTTTATCGCTCCAGATGATTCTCTAGCTCTTATTTTCTTCTCTTAGATAAGACCTAAGACTCTCCAGTATCTCTCTACTTTCTCCACTTCTTCATCTTTCAGACGATAGCAAGAATAATATCGAGACAATACACTCTTGATGAATTGAAACATTCTCTTTCATCTCCTATATAAAAGAATTGCTAGTATACTCCTTATGAATAGAAGTATACTAGCAATATAGATTTTATCTTACCTGACCTTCACATTATTCCGGAATGCAGAAGGTCCTCTCTTTCTCTTCTTGACATCTTCAGGTTTCTTAATGAGGATGGTATTGAGATATTCGACACAGATGGAATAAAGCTGATTCAAAGCAGAATATCTTCTCAGAGAATCTTCATACGGTTTGGCATAGATGTCATTCGTAGCAATCTCATAGAGGATATTTCTTGCTTTGGTCATCTTATCCTGGAGATTGTAATACTTGGTAGAAAGATTATCATCTGCAGGAGGAGTTCCATTGGTCATAGCATTGATGGATCCTTCATAGGCATTGATCAGAGCAAGAATCAACTTTCTAAGATTGATTCTTCTCTCCATATCGGGGTTATTTGGATCTCCACTATTGGTGTCAACATCACCCATGGAGTCTCCACCTTCTTCATCCCCGAATTCATCCTCTTCGCCCATGTCATCTCCCATACCGGGATCTCCCTCTGTATCCGGAGGAGTATCGGCATCGACATTCTGAGGAGGATTGGTATCCGGCGCTTGTGTACCAGCTCCACCACCAGCCGCTTCAGGATTCTCTGCTGCATTGGTAGTAGGATCTCCACCTGCTAAGATATCCAATTCCATCGCAGGATCCAGATCCTCACTATCATCGAGGAAGAATTCAAAGACTTCATCCAGAGTATTCATAAGAGGATCATCTCCTTCCACCACTTCTGGCAGTTCTCAGACTATCATCCGGAGCAATCTTACCACCACTCAAGGCACGATCTGTAACCTTACGGACAGCAGGTTGCTCTTCATCTTTGAGATCGACGCCATATCCATACTTCAGTTTATTCAGAGCATTCTGCAACTGATTCTTGGATCTCATAAGAGCATACTTAGCCTTACGATCTCCATCCGCAGATGCATCCTGGATCTTCTCCTCTGTCATCTGAATCTCTTCCTGAAGCATCATGATCATCTTTCTTCTCGATGCCTTATTGGCTTTCTTCTGTTTGGCCCAGAGGAAAATCCATGCACAGACACCAGCCACGATATTGACATGGAAAAGACCATAGCTCAAGAGGATTCTCTTGATCAATCCGGGGAAGGTAAACTTTCTACCATCCAAGACGATTTTATCCTGATTCTTAGTATCAGAAGTAATCCATTTATAGACAGCAGAAGAGATCTTCTTAAACTGAGAAATGATATGAGCAGCTCCTTCCATAGCATTCTGAAATGCCTTAGAGATATTGGAGCCAATTCGAGATCCTTGTTTCTCTTGATACTTTATAGAATTCTTACCCTCAATTGCAATTCCCCAAGGATTAACATTCATAGGAGAACATACTGCCTTAGGATGATTATCCTCTTCTTCGTAAGCATTCTTGAGTTCATCGAGTTCTTTGTCTGCGAAGCTGATGAGATACTTCAAGTATTCTTCACTACTATCCACAGTCAGAGTATCCACTTCACCGAAGTCGATGGAGTTGAAATTCTTTACCCAGTAAGTAGTAAAGTAAGACCAGAATCTCTCAACGAATCGATTCAGATAATCGGACTCGATATAGGGTCTAGATCTCTCCCAATTCTGTACCAGAAGATCTGCAATGGTTCTGAAGACTCCATTGAAGACATAGGCACAGTTATTGTCACTTCCTGTAGAGGAAGGCATAGATCCAGAATCACTCTTATGATGTCTGAGATAATCCGGATAGAAATCCCTCTTGAAATACTCAACGAGTTCCTTCATGAATTCCTTGAAATTCTCATCTGTGATATTCTCAAGAATGCACTTCTTGAATCCTACCTCATTCTGAGGATAATTTCCAATGTTGGAGAAAGACCTGATGGTTTCAACAAGGAATCCCTGAGTAGCTTTCGCTACTTCAATTGGAATATACTTGGCAATAGGAGCATAAGTCTTCTCATTGAGAATTTCATTGATTTCCCTATATGTCTCCTCTGCCAATCTATCCAGAGTAGACTTATAAAGAAAGAGACATGCATCAGTCATATAGATAATAGCTTCTGTTACATACGGAATCTGAGATGCTACGTATTCAGCATCATTATCGTGTGAGAGAAGGTCCTTCTCCAAAGAAGAAATGATACTATCGAGAAAATCTCTAGACATAGGATCTTGATTAGAATCCGTAGGGATATGCTGAGTATGATAAGCCTTCTCTCTGATGAGATCAAGAATTCTCGGCATAATCTCAGCACTCTGGATTTCTTCCCAGGTCAATGCAAAAGCTTCATAGTCACTGGGAACGTAACCGATGGTTGCACACAAATCGCAGAAGTATTCACATACTTCTTTGGTATTGAGCATTTTTCTATCTTTCTTCTGATGAGCAATCTCAGCATAGACACCCAAGAAGGGTGACAATATACCAAGAGTGACATCATCATTGGAAGTATAGCTACGATCGTAATGAGCTTCCAAATATCCAGCCAAATAAGATCCCATAATAGCGGAATATCCTTCGGAAGTGGTACGATCATTCCCATCAGCAAACTTTTGGATAGTCTGCATCAGATATTTGACCGTATTCAAATCCATAAACCCATTATTATAGGAAACATTAAAAGCAGCGGTATACGGACTCGCTGCTACTGGAGTATTGAGAATCACGGAACCAATATTCTTCAGATTATTCAGAAGAGTAGAGGTTCCGAATGATTGTGAAGCTCCCACATGCGGGACATTAAATGTCTCTATTTTCATTATGTGAGTCACCTCATTTCTTAAGATAGGGTTCTTGGGGTTCCAATACCCAGAAAATAAAAGAGATATACCGATTTGTATAATTTCGGTATATCTCTTTCAATCAATAAAAAGACGGAGCGATATTCAGGTATATCACAAACCTCATGCCAGTAATAACATGCTTTCATCATCTTACACATACGACAAACGGTATCAAATGATACAGGAATCCGTATCCACAGCCCATCCCTCCTGGATGATGACTTCAAGTGAGTTATCAAGCCACTTATATCCGTCTCTCCTGTGTGCATCTATAGGGTTGATAGACTCCTACAGACTTTCTTGCTTAAGTGAGGGAATTACTCACTCCACACAGATTACAATTCCGCATCTATAGAGATATTTATCGCGTATGTCTCTATAGAGTCAATCTAGCCCATATGGACAGATTCAGATTAAATAGCGACCCTGAATCTTATTGCTCTTCCTATATGGACAGCATCATACGGTTTTTGACAAGATAAATCTCCGGCGATAAATACCAGGGCGACATTCTTCTTGGCCAATATATCCAAGGGGAGGTTAGACCCTGGATGGAAGCAGTGCCACAAACTATACCGATATCCCAGTCCCAAAGATTCATCCCGTCGGGGTATAATCCACCGTAACCAAGGCTCGTTTGATCTAACGAGAAACCCCATGTAGGTTTTACCACAGAGACAAAACATCGCTTCTTATAAAGACTCTATATCATCTCTATAAGAAGCGATGCTATGATGTGCTTAAACTTAGGGATTACTCGCAAGACCACGTATGTGTATCAGTTGCTTCATCGTAATCGCAGGAGACAGTAGTTGTATCTTCGCCATCTTCTGAGATATCAGGAGATTCGCAGATCCAACTATTGGTACCATCATCATTCGTCACGCAATGAATCATGGTACCATCATTCAGCGGATCATCTGTATCGTCAGGATCATCCGGAGCACCAGTATCCACATTGGAGACAGGCACCAGAGTAATGAAACGATCAGAGACCAGATTCCACCCTTTGAAAATCTCCAGAGGATTTCCAGAGGGAACTGCCAGAGTGTAGCTCGTATGATAAGTGTTATTGCTCACCATAGAGATCGAGATGCACCCATCGGAATTGATGTAGCAGGAATGAGAATATCTCTTATTCAGAATCTCGGACTTCGTCATCTGAATCCGATTGGTAATGAAAGAAGAGATGATATTCTGCACCCATGCAGCACCTTCCAGATCCATGTCCACAGAAGCATCTGTCGTAATCGTAATACGATTCGCAGTCTCCACCTGATCGAGAACGACCTGGGAGTAATGCTGACTCCAGAGCTTACGAACCTGGATCGGAATATAATAGTAGGAAATGAGATTCGATCCATAAGTGGGATCGCCGGAAATCCGAACCTTCATCAGAAGATTATCCGAAGTTCCTTCTTCCGCACTCACATACAAATCCCGAAGTGTTGAGCAGATATTCTGAAATGCGGACTTATAGATGTCCGTCATTGTGAGAGTAGCCATTTTTATCACCTCGGCTATTATTCTTTAGCATTATTAGAAAGTTTGGTAACGACATAGGAATCCATATGTAAATGATTATCCGTATCCGAACGTGAGACTAAGCGGATTTACACTTTAGCATACGCATAGGAGATATGAAGTATGACAATTCTCGATTACCTAACCAACCCGGCTGGGAAAGGTTCGAATGTCCTGGGCGATCAATCCACTACTAAGCAAAAGTATGCGGATGAAGCCCAGAATTTCATTTCTTTAGGTAAGGGCATACCCGTACTTTACCAGTATAAAAAGCGTTATCTGATCTTCCATTACCAACTGGAATCCAAATCAGGATCCAAATATGGAGAAGGATTGCATTACGATGTCTTATTGGAATTGGATACCAAGGGATTTGATGATACTAAGGTCAATGATATGGAATTCAAAGTCTATTCCAATTGCCCTTCTTTCCTGTATACCTATGCCAATCTCTTCTATAAAAAGACTCTCATCATAGACTGGACCCGCAGACTCTATGAGAAGGATACTATCAAGAAGACAGCAGAAGTTCGGAATAGTTATGGGATCATTGGATATGAAAGAAGTCTCTATATCACATCTTTACTCGTTCATTATGCCTATGGCAATATGGCTTGTAAGGACGTTATGACCTTAGCTACACCTATCTCTACCACCAATACCATTCTTCAAAAGATTCAATCGCAGGCACAGATGAAGAATTCATTTGCGACTGCGAGAGATCAATATAAGAAAGCCCAATCCATGCAAGGTACTACCAGAAAGGAGAAGAAGAAAGGAGAAGAATTTTCAGATCTTTCTCCGGAGTCTCATACAGTCAAGAAAACCGTCACGGTTAAAAAGACTAAGACTACGAAAAGGTCAAAGAAAATTTAAGATGTATATCATCTGCTCGTACGCTTTAGGAGGAATGCCGTTATGCCAAGAAGAAAGAAAACCGACGCCCAACCAAATGACAAGATTCAAGAGAAAGCCGAGTTCCAACCCCCGCAGCTGGATCATCCTAGGCTGAATGAATGGGTACCGGAAGACGATGACCTGAAATTCATCTACGTTGACGAAAAGGTACATGCTCGTTTCTCTGATATCTTTGGTAAGCAATTCCCGAAATTCGAAACGTTCAAAATCAATAAGAAGCATTACAAAGAACGTATGACCGATGTGTGTATGCACATCAATTACTTCATGAAGTATTATGACACCAAACATGATTTCCTGATCAATGTGGCCAGTGTCAAATATCTGATCGATCGCAACCCGGGTATGAGACCCAATCAGTTTAAGAATGTATTAATCCGTACCGTCGTCACAAAGGATTTTGTCCATGACATGATCCATATGGCGAAGGATCTTTACACTGTCAATATCAATACCGATGATGATGGAAAGTATCGGACCACTCCGAAGATCACCAATGAGCAGGCTAAGATGCTTCTCGGCATCTCGTTTGCCATTCGTGCCGTTCTCCCTCTGTGCGTCCATTTCTCCAACATCTGTGAGTATATTGTGTCTTCTCACGATTACATTAAAGCGTTTGATTCCATCTTCATGGACATCGTAGATCGCTTTGAAAAGAGTGGGGATGATTTCTTCCCGATCTTCTATCCCCTCTGCAGATTTGTGAAATATCGATTGGAGAGATCCTTTAATGTAGACTCTCCTATCTGGAATAAGAAGAAGCAGCTCTATGGAATTACCTTTGAGACGGTATTCCAGAATATGATTCATGAAGTGATTCTGGTCAAGTCTCTCTATAAAATCGCTTACGATAGAAGCGTAGTCTCGTATATCGATGGCGTTGTAACGAATAGCTACAACCATTTCCGCTTCGAGAACTTCAAATTCAAACCCATTGAAATTGATGCAGACTCTGGCGGATCGGATTCGGATGACTATCTAACTCATGCAGAAAGTCTTGAGATGTCTATCTATCGTATCGATGAGTCTAACCAGATCATCAATGATGTCAACAATGAGCTGGTATTGAAACAGATCTATGAAAGATTTGAGTTCGATATCCCACAGGAAGAATTGGACTTTTACTATGAGAACTGTAAAATCAATAACCTGATGCAGTATTTCCTGCATACCTTCTACAGTGGTTTCTTCCATTCTTCTACAGCCATTCAGACCATTACAAGAAGAGATACCATCAAGCTTCTGGTCATCCTGAAGAAATATCTCCAGGCTGCTAGAATGGTTATCCTTCCTCAGTTGGTCACTGCCGTCGTAAGAGGACGGTTTAAAGAAAACATGATCAAGAATACACGCTTCCAGGAGAAATACGAATCTTCGGATGTCTATAAGAGCGTCATTGAGGGTAAATTCCGGTATATCCAAGAGATCGCACCGAAAGAGAATCCCATTCAGAAGAAGCTCTCTACCATTATCAACTCCAGCTTTATACTGGTGGATTATGATCCGGAGATCAATGGACGTGTCTTGACAGATGTGCCTATTGATACTGTCATGGATGAGTATTATACTTTCCTCAGTATCATCTAAAAAGAAAATAAATGGGTAGTATCCTGAAATATGGATACTACCCATTTATTTTTGTTTGGAAGTTGAGTATTCGCTTGAAACATGCGATGAGAAATTGAATTTTAAACAGGTCGAAAAACATAAGGAAAGATATTTGGATGAAAAAGATAAAAGGATAATTTAAATGAATGATTCTTGATATGATGTAAATAAATGATGTTTGATAGGACGTGAGTTAGAATGACTTAAATTGAAATCCTTGTGTTACGTAGAAAAAGTGGTTGACAATTGCTGAATACATGGAAAAATAAATGCCAGTTGATGACAGCGCAAGCCTAAGAAAAAACTCTAAAAACTTAGGCTTACCTCATCGTTCCTGCATTATATAATTTTAAATATAGTCATTGAGATCAAAGGTATTCGGATTCTGAGCCTCATAATCACCGATAGAGTCAAACATATGATCATAGAATCGATCTGTCTGAGCTCCATCCATCATGACATCATCAGAAGGCACTCCTCCATCATAGTCATAATTATAATCTACTTCAGAAGGAGATCTCTGTCTGGTACTAGAGGCAATCAATCTCTTATAGTCATCGACAGTCTCATCCTTGATGAATTGAGAAGCCGTCTGTTGCAGTTTCATCTGCTGCACAGAGCTCTTTCTCTCTTCCTGATCGGATTTCAATCTTACGCCCTTCATACCGAAGAGATTGTCTTTCAAGAGAGCTTGGATATCAGTAGGAAGATCTGGATACATTTCTCTCAATTTCAAGATTTGATCTTCTTCAGTAAGAGGTTTATTCTCTTCTGGTACTTGTCTGATATTCCCCATCAGAGATTCCTCATCTGGGTCTATATCATGTATATCAATTCCAAATTCTTCCAGATTATTGGAATTGAATTTGATATAGGGACCAAAAAGATAGGCCATGATATTGTCATCATGTTGACCTTGAGCTGCTTGGATTTTACCAGAAGGAGTACGAATCAGAGCACTAATGTCATCTACGACATACTCTGATACGAACTTTCTCTTCTCTTCATCCATCATTCTTTCAAGGATACCCATCATGACAGCTCTACTGGCATTTGTGGTAGACAGACCATATGCTCTTCTTTCCAGAGAATCTCTAGCCTGCATACCATACTTATTCAATTTCTCAGATACATCCAGCATCTTACCAGTATCATACCAGATACGGTTTGCATACTTGGTCTTTCTGAGACAGTTGATCAATTCTCTACCCTTGTTATTCTCTATAATGAGAAGAGCATTGGGACAGAAGAGATCCATAAACTTCACAAGCATATCAGATAGATCTGGTTGGGAAATATAGGGATTCTTCATCTCACATACCACTTCAAGGGTATAAGGAGATTCAATCTCGATTGCATTGTTATCCAGAGCAAGACCTTCCGATGGGTCAATGCAGATAAAGTAAGGAATGCTTTTCTTTATCTTCTTATAGAATTTGAAGGGACACATATTTTTACTAAGATCAATCTCGCCAATCGGAGTTCTTTTATTCGCTTGGATATACATGATGTCTTCTCTCTTGAAGGGAGACAGAGAAGAGCCATGCAATCTCTTAAGCTCAATCTCCCTCGCGATTACTTCCAAAGACCAGTTTACGAGACGGCACTGATTCTCAAACCAAGCCTGTGTCTTCTTTAATTGCTTCCAAGAATGCTCGATCCACATGACACCATTCCTCTTGGATTGGTTGTCATTAACCATAGCTCTAAGTTTCTCGATAGGGACATCATAAAATTTTTCTTCCCACTTGAGAGTATGAGAAAGCCACTCAGTAGCAGCAGCTCCATCTCTAGAATCTAAGTCACCCATTGTGTCCATGAGAGTCCGCTACACTCTCACCGGTTTACATAAGAAACCCGCCCATATTACTATGGGAATCAGACTATATCTTTATCTCTATATGGCGATATTCGTCCTATAGAGATACTTCGCACTTCCATTTAAAGGATTTACTATAGACTATTATCACCTATATACCTACCCAATAGCTTGGCTGTACTCTACTTGCTCTACGACATATGGATTACTCCTATGCCTGTGCTTTCGATAGTCGTTGAACCTTCTCCTCTCTATATAGAAAGAAGCTTGGCTGCTGATCGTCTCTAATAAGAGATATCCCAGCAGTTCACGAAGATCCCATATAATATCACTATTATATGGCCCTTTTCGAATATTCACTACTATCAGATTCTTCTCCATCTATAATTTCATTAGTGGGAGTTCGTAGTAAATATCCGTCTTTAAAGGAGTTGAGGAATATATACGGCTGTATAGTGATCCTGACTTAGCAGCATTTTCGCTCGCTCTTGAATACGCAAAGGCAGCGCTATTCATTATTTCGACTTGGTAGGGTATAAAGTCCCATTCGTCAAAATACATCAAAGACGATGTAGCGCCACGTCCACAGGTCATAGCAGAATCTTTGCTATTGGCTCTCGGAAGAAGTTTAATGTTATTATTATTCACAGGATTGCGAATTGTCGTAACACTATTCTTCTCCTTAATGAGATTTCCTGCCATGTCTATGGTCGTCTTCATATGCATATAAGAGGGAAGCATATCTCTATGACATTTCAGTCGATAGAGATTCATCTTATTATTCTCAGCATCTTTATTAGCAAAGAGAATGGTAGAAGACTTACATCCAAAGGTATACCCATAGTCAATCTCTGATAAGGCACAATGGGTCTTACCAGTCTGACGAGGTTTACATAGATAATGGTCGATATGGTTAATAAAGCAATACCAAGCAGCAGCTGAGGTTCTATCTATCATGAATTCAGAACCTCCTCCTGGTTCAATGGCAGAACCATCCTGAGGAACTCTACAAATCTCTCGTAACCAATACCAAGGATTTCGCATACATTCTACGATAATTCTCAGTTTGGTAGATAAAGGTAGGGCCTCAGAGAAAGGATCTACTCCAATCAGAGATCTGTCATAGATGACCAAGAAGAATTTATTATTCTTGATACCTAATGAGTGAAGATCACGATACAATTCCAAGAAGGATTTATTCTTGGTCTTGAAATCGTAGCTCTTCTTTAATTCAGCTACCTTAGTAAGAGTCTTAATATCAGTCTTAATTAACTGCTCGACCTTATCACTGTCTGGGTTTGTCCACCCAGGGGATGAAAAGTCTATGTCTGGGGCTTTATTTTGTCCCTCATCATCACCGAGATTGTCAATCTCTCTGTAGACTTTTCTGTAGTCTATATCTTCATCAATCATATTTACTATCGTAGACAAATATAAATCCCTCCTTTTAATTCATTGGTTGAAATAGATGAGAATTAGAGACATATAAATCCCAAGTAATGACTCAATCTATAGTCATTACTTGGGACCTTAATTTCGTTGAAAAATAAAAAATCCTCCATGTATTCCCGATATATACATGGAGGCTTAGTTAAGAGATAATCATCATGACACATCCTAGTTTTTCAACGATAAATGATATCATTGATATTGTATACTCAATTGATCCTGTATAAAATGGCGCTCAATAATATCAACTAATTGAAAATTGAGGAAAAGATACTCGATCATAGATGATGCATCTCATTAACCATCGGAGGAACCATCAATGATCCGCTTTTCTACCAAGTATGACATCCGGAATATTACAAGCCTCATTGGCAATATGAAGCTTATGTGCCAAACAAAACAAAGATGGTGTATCTCCTTAACCAGAGGTACACCATCTTTTTTGATCTTATTTACATATCGTCATCGTCAGCATCATCAAAGAAGTCGTCATCAATGTCATCATCGTAATCCTCTTCCTTGACAGTGTCACTGACAATCTCAGGATTGATGTCAGATCCCATAGAATACCCATCATCCTCATCGGCAGTGGCATTCAGCAGATCATCGACATCATCATCGGTATCTTCACCCAGATCGGGATCGATACCATCATCTTCCATATCTTCTGCATAGGCAGAATACTGACCCAGGAGTCTGACATTCAGCTCTTCATCAGCATCCTCATTCATAGCGATCTCATCCGCAATCTGATCATTGATGGAACGATCGTTTTCCATAGCAGTCTGGATATCTTCAAACAGCTTACCCATAGGGATAACCCTCCTAATTATTTATGATATTAGACAAGATTGGTACTCTCTCCGGATCCATCATTCTGATAGACATACTCTACATAGACATTCACAGTTCCTTGAATGAACTTGATGAATTTGAGAGTAATGGGATTACCGGAGACACAATCAATGGGCATGTACAGATCGGTGACATAGTCTTCTCCTCTGGCTACATTACCCATATCCTCATTCTTATAAATGACTTGATCTCCATAGATGAGTTTGAAACCAGAGCATTGCATATCATGGACACCACTAATGGTGATCTTCTTCAATACAATATTCCGATTGAATCTCGGGAAATCAACTTCGTATCCGACATTGTTGAGATAGGCATAGTTAAGTTTCTCATTATCCATCTGAGAAATCTTAGACTTCATCTCATTCATAGCCGGGACGACAGTATCTTCGATATACTTGGAAGCTGTCATATCGTCAGTATCCTTTCCTTCAGTTCCAGGACCACCGACCAATCTAACAGTCAGATCGCCAGATTCATTGAAGATAGCATTGTAGCATTTCTTCAATACATAGATCAAGGCAGGTCCATAGATATAGTCATCCGAAGTCATATCAAAGGTAAGATCTTCGAGCATACCCAGATTCAGAGTGATCTCTTTGGAGGTAATATAATCATAGATGAGTTGATTTCTCTCATCGGTGATCTTCAGTCCTCCTTCTTTGATCCCTCTTGTGAGATCTGTGGTAAAATATTCTCTTGTCTTACCAATGATTCTTCTAGACAGATAATCATCTTTTTCAGTGCTTCTTCCAAATGTTTCCAGATGGATACACTCACAGTAGTGATCACTATACATCAAGAGAGGAGACGACTGTTTCGTACACTCATAAGTATAGTAATACTGGTAAGGAACCATGGTAGAGGCATTCTTCTTTTGAAGAGCATACCACAAGGTTTTTCTATATCTAGAATCAAAGTTAGAAGGAATCTTGTCATCATAGGTAAGAGCTACCACACGATTTGTGATTCCATCTCCAACCTCCCACAAGTCTACCTCTTTCATGAATCGAATCAGATAGATGTCATATAGATAGGTAGGGGTCTGATTCCACATACCAAGACCTACAAAGGTACCGACATCACTGTGATAAAATGTCTCATAATAGTTATTCATGAGATTGGTGATGTAAGTGCCCAAGTATTGTGCCTTGGTATATTGATCATTCTTGACAATACATGAATCTTTGGTGCCAATATTCTCAAAGATACAGGTATAGTCTTCTACGACCTGTTTCTGTAATTGACTATACGAGGAATTCTTATCTGTTTCTTTTGCAGTGGCATAGATCTCTGCATCGAGTAGATAATAGTCATTCGCCTGGACTGTATTGAATTCTTTAGAAGTTACCCTCCAAAGAATTCCGACACTCATACCAGGGAATTTGAAGTAGAAGTAATCTCCAGGAATAGGATGAATCGTCCCAGGAAGGACAATCAATCCATTCAAATCGAGATCCATATCCATGCCATCTTCATCATAGGTCAGCTCAGGTTTCAATTCCGGCAAACCATAGATAGGAAATTCCTTGATCTTATTATAACGGATCGGAGATTTCCTTCCTATCTCTTCTTTGACAGATTGACTCCCTACATCTGCTCTACTCAGAACTTGGTTGATATGGTAATACTCAACAAAAGTAGGATTCTTCTCCAAGTATTTAGAGAATTGCCCTACTTTATTTTTCGCATAAATCTCAATTTGTTTCTCATAGTAAGGAGATGTCTCTACCGACAGAATTTTTGCCAATTCTATCACCTCTCCTAGTATCTTGAAACTTTAATGTGGTGTTTTAAACGCCTAGCATCCAAGAAACTCGTATACTAAAGGAGGAATCGATCAATATGAATACTATCTATATACTTCTCTTTATGATCTTCATGCATATAATTGATGATTTCAGACTCCAAGGCATTATGGCCAGTATGAAACAGAGATCCTGGTGGGAGAATCAGGAGGGATATAACGATAAATATAGATTTGATTATATCCCAGCTCTATTATGTCATGCTTTCTCATGGTCTATGATGATACATCTCCCTATCTTGGTATATTTCCATTTTGATATGGGAGATCGATGGGATTTATTCATCATTGTGATCATAGTTCAATTTCTATGGCACGCTTTCATAGACAATATGAAAGCTAACTGGAAGATGACCAATCTTGTAGCTGATCAAAGCTTACATATGCTCCAGATTATCATATCCTGGTTCTTCTTCATTCTTTTTATCCCATTCTAATTCGATACTTGGATTCATATATAAAGACAAAATCACCCATATGGATTTTTATATCCATATGGGTGATTAAATTTCATATATACAGAGATTACGATGGTGCTTTTCGAATCGTAATCTCTGTATATTATTTATTTGTGAAGATCCTAATAGTCCCTCTTATTTTACATCAGAAGTTTTAGTTTTGACTGACCTGGATATTTGGCATGGCCTTCGATTCCATGAATCTAATTCATGAAAGAATGAACCAACATGTTTGATTACCCAATCATGTCAATTACCGACTTAATCTTTTTATGTAAAATCCATTGATGTGCGAGAAGAGAGACGTAAAGACTCTCTCTCAAGTATCATCTTTGGAATTATGTGAACCTCCTGGATCCTTCGAGTGACGATCGCAAGTATCTGGATGGTACACACCAAACCTATCTGGTTAAAAGTGCAATGAAGAAACCACACTTCAAAGAATTCTATAACCATTGCATAGGTTTCAAGCTTTATGTAGATGCCATGTCACGGTATTTTGATTAAAGCTTGACATAGGGTCTTCACAAATGGTATGTATGATATGGGGATCTCATACATACCATTATTTTTTCGTTTTTACTAAATTAAATCCCCATATGGATTTTTGGTATCCATATGGGGATAAATGTTTTACTTACTGCTTCGGAGCACGGATCGCCTTGCCATTGCGGCCTTCGGCATTGGTCTGCTTCAGAGCCTTGTCGATCTTGTCCTCCATCTGCTTACCACGGGCATCCTTCACAGAGCCAGCGGTAGCAGCGGCACCACGCAGAATGCGCTTGGCTTCACGAGTGGCCTTGCTATTCCACTTGTCCAGAACCTTCTCACGATACTGGCGCATCAGATCACGGTACTTGACATACTTGGCATAGTTCGGGTCACCAGCAGCACGAGCCAGTCGGAACGCAGCACGCTTGGTAGCAGCGGACAGATAGCTGTACTTGGTGTACTTGGCGACGACCTTCTTGGTAGCCTCAGTGGCAACCATCTGGGCGTCAGGAATCAGACCATAGATCTCCCACAGATTGGCATTCTCCTGCACAATCTGCTCATACTCCTCAGGAGTGCACTGCTCCTGAATGCCAGCCAGAAGAACACTGGCCATGCCTTCTTTGTCATCGATCAGAGAGACGTTCTCGGTAGCAGGAGTGCTATCGTCGTCAATCAGGAAATCCAGCAGATCATTTTTCATTTTATGGAGCTCCTTTACATAGGATATAGGGTTCACTACTTAGGATTGATCAATTCCATGAATATGAGATATACCATTTATGGATTCATGGATAATACCTCATACATTAATGACGTTGTTTCTTAAGAAAGATTTACACCATCTATCGTAGGTCTGTAGGAGAGGTAGACCATAATCCGATAGATGGTGTAAATCTTTTGGTTTAGCGAATCTTACACAAATAAAGTAGAAAGGAAGCATAGCTAAATATGAAGTAGAAAATAATTGGAGCGGCGAAAGGGAATCGAACCCTCGTCCTCAGCTTGGAAGGCTGATATACTAGCCGTTGTACGACCGCCGCATATTGATATAAGCATTACATTTATAAGCGCAAGAATCAATTTTCATTAAATATGCTGTATAGATCCTCATAAAAATAAAAAGAATGGGTACTTGGTATAGGATACTTACCAGGTATCCATTCTTTTTTATAATGCCATTACGCAGTTCGTCTATAGTCCACTAAGTTTAGTATAATAAACCTCAAAGAAATGATATACTATATAATTAATCTGATTGGATAGATAGAGAGATGCTAGTGTAGCACAATTGGCAGTGCAGCTGATTTGTAATCAGCAGGTTGCAGGTTCGATTCCTGTTACTAGCTCCACTTAAAAAAGCGCGTTAGCAAAGCAAATCCACTTTGCGACGCGCTTTTTTCTTGCTTTTGTATGTCTTTTTGCGTCCTAAACAGAAAAAAGCAGGTTGTAAACATGTCGTAAACGCAGTAGAATCGCATAACGCGGAGTCAGGGTTGAACTCAGGAATGCTGCTGTACATAAAGCTGATAGATTGTTCTTGAGGAATATTTAGAGAAGCTTTTCCTTATTGCACCCTACTCTATATACTCCTAAAAAACGCCCGGTAGGCATGATGCTTACCGGGCGTTTTGCTTTGCTGTTTTAAGTGTTTGCCAGTGCCGTCTGCAGAGCGCAGTAATTCTCCAGTGTCAGCTGCTCGGGGCGGGAACGCTCATCA